AAATAAAAGGAATCTTAAAAATTCCTACATCTGAATTAATAGATAGATGTAAGAGTCTTTCTGAGAAGAGGGAATATAATTATAAGGCCCTAGACAAATTGCAACACATAGATATGGTTGATATGTTTCGTGAAGAGGGGTTAACTAAAAGCGACGCAGAAGTTTTGGAAATATTTAACAAAGATCAAGATAAGTATGTATTTGATATTCGGCGATAGTTATTGTGACTATGATGAAAACCCAGACTATAACTGGGATTTTGCTAACGGTGATCTGTGCTGGCAAAATCAATTAAAGAAACATGAAGCCATTGATGTTAATTCAAATGGCGGTCGAAGTACATACGTCTCATTACGCGAATTACAAGAGCGGGGTGTTAGGAATACCGCAAAATTTATATTTTTATTAACAGATAGAAATCGATTACCATTTCCTTTTCTTGATGAACCAATACATGCCGGTGCCGCAGAAGATATGTATAGAGCATATAAATCTGGAGAAAATATAGATGATTTTTGTAGAAAGGGTGAATCTGGTGAAGGATATGAAATTGGAGGTAGTGTCTATAATAATATGGAAAAAGTTATAGGTGCATATGATACCTTCAAACCTGAGATTAAAATGTGGGCTTTTTATACATGTTTATTTTTAAAATGGCACAACATGAAAACATTAGTATTAACAACTGAAAAAAATGTATTTAAAGATGTGCCGTATGATTGGTCAACTCTTAATGACTCAAACTTTAAAATCGTAGATACTCAATTACGTGAAGTATGTGGTAATGAATTTCATGATGGAATTATTCGTCATGAAATTGAAAGCAAACGTAAGAATCATTTATCATATCCGAACCATGTAGTTTTGTATAATATTATTTCTAATTTCTTTTATGATACAACACTCTCAGAAGAATTTCATGAAAACTTATACCACGTAGAAGGAGAAGAAATAACGGAGTTTATATATGAGTAATTGGAATAATTTACAGGGACCCGCAAATGATAGCCCATCATGGCATAGATATGTGTTTGCTTCCAGATTAAGAAAATTTAGAGAATTATATCATTCTATAGAAGATGTAGACTTTCCTAAAAAGTATCGAGTGATTTGCATGGTGAATCTGCCGAGAATAACTAGAGTATTAACTCTTAGAGAGTTAGCAGGTCAATCAGGATTTATATATTCATATAATAATACAGAAATTCATACTATGGGAGAAAAGGGTAATACTACTGATGAGTCGTTTATGTCTTATTTGGATAGATTACAATCATATATATCTTGGAATTGGGTGAAAGACGGAAATGCTATAAAGTATAAGCAAAAGTGGGTAACACAGGTGGATTCGAATGAGACATTGTATGTTGATTTACCATGTGAATATAATATGAGTAATGGCGTATTCGATATGACTAAACGAATCACATTTCAGACACCGTTTACAGACGGTTTTGAAGACGATCCAGAAGCATTTCATGATTTCTTACCGGTACAGGAATGGTTAGAGTCAGAGATAGATTTAGTTTGTGAAACACAACAAGTACGTCAATGGTATTTTAGTGAGAAAACGTGTAGGCCATTAGGACACTGTAAGCCATTTCTTGTTATCGGAGGTGCTGGCTGGTATAAGATATTTGAAAAATTAGGGTTTAAATTATACGACGAATTATTTGATTATAGTTTTGATGAGATAGAGTCATTTAGATATAGACATGAAGCAATAATGACTCAGATAAAAGACATTCTGGATATGAATAAGAATATTCTTAATAAGAAACTACATAATATTCAAGACAAATTAGAGTATAACAGAAGGCATTTATTGGAGATTTAATATGGATGAAGAGAATAATAGAGAGAAGATGCTAAAAGACATGCGACATGCTATGGAAACTCAATTTCGTTATAAGTTTTATAATACAACAGAGTTTCCATTTCTTCAAAGCATGGGAATAAGACATATTTTACAAGGATTTGAAGCTCCACCACAAATAGGATATATCGGAATGTTACATCTTTGGTGGACATCGGAAGAATCTGGAATTGTATATACAAACCCCAGAACAATTGTAGCTAAAGGAACGTGGAAAAGTGAATGGTTCGATAATCCAGAAGATGCAGTTGAAACAGCTCAGCAGATACAAGCTGAAAAATGCTATGACGAAGATAAGCTCATCGGAGCTCATATGAAGTACCATGCGGAATTACAAACGAAAAATATAAAATCAATTAAAAAAGTGGAAGAAGACGATATAGTTTATAATTAAGAAATATAAATAATAATATGTATAAACCACTGCCCCACTATGTAACAATTAAAGAATCTTCAATATCTGGCTTAGGACTTTTCGCAACAGAGAAAATTGCGGCGCAAACAGTAATTGGAGTTACCCATCACGCAAATGAAAGCTCTGAAAACGGATACATTAGAACTCCTCTAGGAGGATTTGGTAATCACTCTGATGATCCTAATTGTTTCAAACTTTTGATGGATCCTAAAACTTGGTGGATTGGTGCTTTAAGAGACATTGAATCTGGAGAAGAACTTACTTGGAGTTATTCATTATATAAATGTAATTAATTTATTGGGGGCTCGGAGTGTCGTTCCGACGACACGCCCTCAGCATTTATAACAGGAGAGAGAGGATGCCTGAACATAAGCATTTGATTATTAGGGCTGAGGTGAATAACCCGATGACGGGTGAAAAAGAAATTAAAAAATGGCTTCGAAATTTAGTAAACAAAATAGAGATGAAAATTATCAAGGGCCCATACGCTGCTTATGTGTCCAAGGAAGGTAATCGTGGTTTAACAGCAATAGTAATGATAGAAACAAGTCACATAGCAATACATATCTGGGATGAAACATCTCCGGCATTAGTGCAATGTGATGTATATTCATGTGCAGAATTTTCTTCAAATGAAGTTCTAGTGGAATTTATGGAGATGGAACCCATTAAGATCGAGCACATGCTCTTGGATAGGGCAGTAGAGATTAAAACATTAACTCATTCGACTTCAGCTCATAAGTCGAGCCCAATTATTCAAGAGGAAATAAACGAATGAAATGGAAATTAATAGTAATAATAGTATTTGCAATAATAATAGGATCATCTTGTTCATCAAAGAGCAACAATTGGCCGGACGGAATGACACCTTTTTTTGCAGAGTGTGAAGGAACACAAAAGGTATATACAGATAGAGCCTGGGGAAAAAGAAAACAAAGTCCTTGTAGGAAAGGCGAGTGGAAATTTTACGATAGAGGCGAACCAACCTTAACAAATGATTAAAGGAAACATGGAAACTTGGAGCGTAATGGATATTAAAAATATGTCAACCTCAGAAATGAGGAGTTTACTCATTAAATTACAAGAAGAACTTAGATTTAGAGAAGGAATTGGAGAAGAGTTAAGAATGCGTCAAGATCCTCAGCTTTTAGTTGAAGAAGACCCAGTGGTGGGAATTTGAGTAAGAAAGTAGGTAAGAGAAAGCGAAAAGGTTGGCGGAAAAGAAGTCCTAAGTGTACTCTCTGTACTACTTACAGATGGTTGGGCAATACAAAAGAAAGAAGAAGGCATTCATATTATCGTCAAATGAATGCAGAGGACTGAATTATAATAAATAGTAATGATATAATATAAACTTTTTTAGAAGGAAACTATGTCAGAAAATCTCCAAGAGAGACCCCCATTTTGCGACACTCCCGGATTGTCCAAAGCTCCAGGGTCATTGGCTGCAAAGCAGTGCGGTGGAACAGATTCTATGGGTCAAGTGAAGCCTGATCGCCCTGACATAAGATCCAAAGCTCTAACAGATACGGATGAGAAAAAGAAAAAGCTGCAGAAGCTAGGCCTTACAAGTCGTCCAAGTACCGAGGACTTTCAAAAATTTTTTAATAAAGAAGCCAATTTGAATAATTATGTTAAAAAATATCAAATGAAAATGGGCAATAAAACTTCTACAGTAGACAAGGACGCATGGGTTGATGGCATCGGTGGACTGTCGAAAAAAGAAGCAAAAACTCTAAAACGTCAATTACAAGGACATACTAGAGAAGGCACAACAACCGTTCATAAGTTTAAGAAGGGTCAACCAGATATTCAACTTGATCCACCTAGAGGCGGAAAGAAGTGGGGAAAGGGAGGAGTGAATGAAGACAGCAGAGACAAGTCAAAACCTGATCCTAAAGGTAGGAAGCATCCAGAAATTAAAAAAGATTCAGAGAAAGCAGTAGGACTCTTAAAGAAAAAGGGTATACCAGCAAAGTATGCTGTTTCGCAGTACTTTGGAGACAGAATATATGTTCAAAGAGATATGGAAAAGAAAGCCAAAAAGATTATACCTAAAGATCTGCACCAATATGTTTTTGGTACAATAGATAATCCAGTACAAGCCGGCTTTCGGACAAATGAAGGTGTTGAGATTGATGAAGTTGATTCATCCGGCATAGATATGTATGATAATAAAAGAAAAGAATCAGAGATGAGGAAGAAGGCTAGAGAAACTCCTTCTTCTCCGGAAACTAAAAGAAAGCTTAAAATTGTAAGAGCTGGAGGAACTGTTAAACTTCCAGAAGGGCAAAAAGAAATGCAGTTCATAAACAGTTTAAAAAGACCGCAGTATAGTATTAAAAATACAAAAACCGGTCAAAATTATAGTACAAGTAGATATCAGGATGATAAAAAATTAGATAAGATTCGTAAAGGCGGTGGTGATCATAAACATGCTGCTCACTACAAGGATGGAAAAATGATAGATGAATCAGGCAGAACAATGAAGACTTTCGCTGAAGTTACAACTGGTCTTTTAAAGCGCGCAGCGAAGCGAGCCGGTGATGAAGCCGAGACACAAAGAGACGCACAAGCTTGGGCTTTGAAGGTTCCTGGTAAAGGACACGCTTTTGGTGCTGCTGAAGCAGGTAAAAAGGCAGCAAAGAAAGAAAAACAAGCCGGAAAATTCAGTGCAGCCGTCGATGTTAGACAACGGGATACAGCTTTTAAAAAGGAAGATGTCATTGATGAAAAAGAAAGCGATTACGCTGACAAAATCGCTGCTTTTAAAAAGAAAGGTGGAAAAGTTGAAAAACAACCGGAAGGTCCAATTTCCAGAAGTTTGTTTAAAACCACAGTCGGAAGAGAAAAGCGGAGAAACCCAGGAAAGCAAGCTACCAGAGGTACTTTTTATGACGAAGTTGAGGTTAAAGAACTCGGACCAATCGGTGCGTTCGTTGCCAGAGCAGCAATAAAGCACGTAGCCAAGAAAGCAATAAAGAAAGCGACAGAAGATAAAGAAGATAACGTCAACGAAGTTTCGAAAAAATTGTTACAACGCGCAGAGCAAGGAGCTAAAAAGAAAGCTGATGACCAAAGAGCTGTATCTAAAGTAGCCGCTTCAAGGGTTGGAGACACTAGTCAACCACCAGGACAAAATATTAAATCGAAACGTGCAGATTTCCAAGCAGCTAAGAAAGATTATCAAGCATTTAAATTCGGTGTAGCTGCTAAAAAGAAAGAAAGAGTTGATGAGAGTAATAAGCTCCAGGCTAACATGGCATTAGATGACGCTGGTATTAAAAGCTATTGGGAAGATGGTAAGCTATGGGTAGATAAAAAAGATGTTGTAAAAGCTGAAAAGACCCTAACGAAGTCATTCAAAAAAGGCGGAGAACCACACATATATTATAAGGGTGGATTTCTTGGAGTGTGGAATAAGAAAAGGAAATTGACCGGATGAAAACATTTATAGAGCATGTGATCAACGTACAAGAATTACGCATGGATCGTGAACTTCAAACGATTCTCAATGCACATGCTAAAGATTACAAAGCATTTAAAGATGGTAAAGAAGATTTATTAGATTTGCCAAAGTTATATGATGCATTAATGAATCACTGGCAGACGGATATGCCATACGGAGTGATAAAAGCTCGCGATGGTGACCCTTATGAATGGATATCAAATAAATTAAACGCAATATGAAAACATTTAAAGAATTTAGAGACTTCTTCGAAGCTCACCCTACAGAAAAACTCTCAACTACATCATTTGCTGCTGCTGTAAGACCTTCGTATTCGGATACTCAAGAAAGCCCACCTATGCTAGCTCCAACAGATAAAGAGAAAGAGAAGCAAAAAGAAAAAAAGAAGCGAAAAGACAAGATCCTTAAAAAGAGTAGACGATACCTCCCCGACGAACCAAAAAAATAAAGCATAAAATATATTATGAAATGGGTAATAATTATATATCTTGCTATTTGGACAAATACTCCAGATGCGGTGAAACATACTCGACTTGAATTTCCTGCTACCGATTTCCAAGAATGTATAGACATCGCAGAACAGATTAATGACATAGCGAATAGAGGGCATAATAGTGATGTGTCTTTGCCGCGAGTGTCTTGGGTATATAATAATATGCTAGATGAAATAAAGGCCGAATGTGTCTTTGAAGAGCCGCCGCCACCGGCATCTAAGTGGCTGGAAAAGAAGAAAAGAGATAGGAATAAATTATCAAAACTAAAAATGCCTGAGTAATAATGCAGGTGAAATGTCTTTAACAATGCAGTTAAAGAAAAACAATATGAATATAATATAAGTGGAGAAAAATATGAGTGTATGGACTAAATTTACGTCGTGGCTTAATGGCTGGCCAGAGGACGGAAAAGACACACAAAGAGTACAACAAAAAGAAGTACAAAAAAAGACTACTAGCAAGCCGAAAGCTAAGAAAGCAGCAGGTCTAAAACCTAAAAAGAAGAAAAAAACAACAACTAAGAAATGAAAGTCGAATTCGAACAAAAATGGCCATCCCAATAATTGATTTCAGAAGTAAAACTTGCATAGAAGAAATGCACAGAGCATATACTACTTGTGGATTCGCTGTCTTCACCAATGTCTATAATGAGTGGCTATCAGAATTCCAAGACTGGAAGCAACTTATGGAAGAGTTCTTCCAACTACCATTAGATGCGAAAAAGAAATACGCATATAGCGGAGTAAAAGGATCTGTAACGTGCCGCGCTGGCTGGGGAGAGATGGGTTATATTCAGAGTCGACCAGGTGATATGAAAGAGTCGTATAACTGGGTTGATCCAGTAAGGATGCAAGAGCAGTACTGGCCGACAGAGATTTCAGAGCTCAAATCGTTAGCTCAACAGATTCTTCAGATCTCTCAACAACTCTCTTATCAGTTTTTCGACAAGTTTGAAAGCATGTTCAAACTCAAAAAAAAATATTTAGTAGATAAGCACGTAGACGGTTCCGCTACTATGCGAATGATTCACTATCCAGCTGTTGCGCCTAGAGTAGTCCGTGGTCCGCAAACCTATAGGGGCGGAGAACACACAGATTATGGTTCCATTACTCTACTCTGGCGATTCGACGATACGGGAGGACTTCAGGTTGAAGATAGAGAAACAGGAGAATGGATTGAAGCTCCCATAGTAGAAAACTCTATAGTATTGAATGTAGCAGACATGTTTCAAAGATGGTCTAATGATACGTTGAAATCAACCAATCATAGAGTCATTAATAGAGATCATACAAAATCTCGCTATACAATGCCTTATTTTGTTGATCCAGGTAGAGACGTATTGATCAAAAATTTTACAGAAGAACCAGATAAACACCTACCAATTTCTCCTACAGAATATTTGCAGGATAAGATACGTTTGAATCACGATGAAGCGAATTGGGAACAACAGGTTAACTAATGATATGTAGTAGCTGCTTGGTATAAGAAAGTAGAAAATGGAAAGAAAGAAGACAGAAGAAGATGAAAAGTACGAGAAGGAAACGCGAGAGTGTGGTTCTAAAATGATAGAGATTTCTCAAGAATGCAAGGACTATTGGCGGAGCAGATTTGAGACTGACTTTGACGATATCCACACTAATTTTCCTGTTGACATTTGAATCAAAATATACTATAATATAATTATAATAAAAATTAGAGAGTAAAAGTGGCTAAAGGAATTGAATCGCCTCTGCATCACCTGAAACCGGGTACGGAGGAATACAAGAAAGTAGAAGCCGAATTGATTAAACAGATCTGTGAGATTGATCTAGGCGACGAAAGCCGATTCGATAAGCCACCGAAGACCGATGAGATCCAACAGCGGAAAGCCCACCTTAAAAGATTAGAAAATTTACATAAAGAAGCACGCGGAATAAGACGATGAATAGACTAGCACAACTCGTTTACTATAAAGGACTGGTAGCAAAGATAGAAGAAGCCTGTAAGCGCAGGTACCTAAAACGTATTGATTATCTAGCGGGAGCAAACAATGATCTTATGGCTCAACTAGAAGAATACGAGAGAATAGGGCAGGTGGAGAAGGTATGATGATGTGGATAAGAATTAAAATTTTTTGGAATCTAATTAAGTTTACTATTGCCGCAGGTGTGAAGATGATAACAGACAGCATGAAAGAAGAAGCACAAACTTATAAAGAAGAAAGAGAACTTCAGAAGAAGATAAAGAAAAACGATGAAAAAGACTAGACACGAGGGCGATGAATCAACCGTTTCGTTTTGGCTATATATGAAAGCTCTCTACAAGGACGAAGAGTGAAGAAAATAATTTTAAATTTAATTATACTAAACCTAGTACAAATACAAATAACATTAGTAACGATTCAGTTACTCTTGGTGTTATAATAGAGGTCTTGACTAGCCACTTACCGAACCAGCAAGTCGACCAGCAACCTTCTCGCTCACCTTCGCGTGCGCACGGGCAATGCCAGACGGGACTTAGGCTTTAAGCGGATATTGTTGTGGAAGCAACAAAGGAGATAGGGGAGTGTAAAATAAGGCGCTTCGCTCCAACGTATCTCCTGTCAGGAACCTCTACTCACTATAGAAAGAGAACAAAAATGCATTTCGGGAGAGAGGAAGACGTGGCCACGCAGACACTACTAGAATACGTTTGGCTCGACGTAAACGACCAATTACGCAGTAAAATAAAGATTACAAGCATAGAGATTAATGACCTGAGAGACGTGCCGCTCTGGGGTTATGACGGATCGTCAACTGGTCAAGCACCTGGCGATGATTCAGATCGCAAACTAATTCCCGTCAAAATCTATCATAATCCATTTCATTTTAGTGGTTGGCTCGTCATGTGTTCAACCGAAAAGAGAGAGGCAATAACGTTTGTTGACTCCGATAGTTACTGGTTTGGATTCGAACAAGAATACTTCATCACCAAACAATCGACGCAATTCGGACAGAAAGCAAAGCCCGTTGGCTGGCCTGAAGGTCTAGTTATTCCAGGACCTCAAGGACCATATTACTGCGGTGTGGGAGCAAGCAAAGTTGCTGGAAGAGATATAGTAACTGACCACATGGAAGCATGCATAGAAGCAGAGATCCCGATCACGGGTACGAACGCAGAAGTAGCTCTCGGTCAATGGGAATATCAGGTGTTCAGTAAAGGTGCAAAAAATGCTGGTGACGACCTCTGGATGTCACGATATCTGCTCGAGCGTATTGCAGAAGAACATGATTGTGATATTAATAGAGAACCCAAACCCATCAAAGGAGACTGGAATGGTTCCGGCATGCATACAAATTTTAGTACAAGCGAGATGAGAAACAACTCATCACACGAGGTCTATATGCAAGTCTTAGAGGCACTGAAAGAAAGACATGCCGAACACATAGCTGTATATGGCAAAGACAATGATCAACGAATGACAGGTAAGCATGAGACAGCATCAATAGACGAGTTTACTTATGGTGAGGGTAATAGAGGTGCTAGCGTAAGGATACCACCGGAGACAGTTGAATCAAACTATACAACAGGTTACCTAGAAGATAGACGACCAGCAGGCAATGCTAATCCATATGACATAACAAAAGCTATAATAGAAACAATTACACCCACAAGAAAAATCAATGATCAAGGAGTTGGAAATCATTAATTATGAAAGAAGATAAAAGAACGCGAACAGCACAATCTTTATATCCATGTACAATGTATCGCATAGTACTTAAAGAAGAAGTAGAATGGTTGAGAACTATGATCAAACCTGAAGAAACCGGACATATTCATACAACTATAAGAACATTAGAACATCGTATCAAAGAACTTGAAGAATAATAACTATAAGATTCATTAAGAATCCATAGAGAGAGACCACCAATCATCGACTTTTCTTCGTTTTTTAGCCCTCTTTTGCCCTGTATCTCGTATATCATACATTACTCCTCATCCCGGGATCTCTTCTATCGAACAGGAATCTCGGATATGAGACCGATTAGAAACGGTAAATAAACGGGGTTAATGCGCTGTAGAAGCTGCATAAATGTTCTCAGAGAGTGGATATAAACGGCCTAGTCGGCAAAAATCCGAAAAATTTACAAAACAATTATAATTTTCTACTACCGGCATGACTACCGGCATTACCGGCATGACTACCGGCATGAAAACTATAGACTTTTCAGGCCCATATGAATAGTGATATACTGAATCAACAACTGCAGTAACGTGTCAGCTACGCTGTAGGTTTCTGTAAAAAAAGGAAAGTTTCTTTGTCAATAATATCAACGCACTCTAGGTAACTCATTGAGGTTGTTGCGAAAGAAAAACCGTGACATTTCTCTTAAATAGTAGTATAATATATATAGAGAATAAAGAGAGAGGACATTATGAGAAGATTGAGTGAAATAGATAAAAGCGATTTAGATTTGTGTCAACCACATCGTGATTTGGTTGGTGCTTATCACACGTTCGTCGATGAGAATTACGACGACATCGGCAGAATTAGCTTAGCAGAGAGTAAGGCTGGAGGAGGTCCGTTTCTGGATCTCGAAGGTTATCTGTATCATATGGATGAATTATAATAACATATCATGAGAGAGATTATGAGTATTGAAGTACACGTACAGTCAGCAATACGTGAAAATTATGGTGCCCACGCATGGGACGGAATAGGCGAGTGCCCGCAGATGTGGAAGAATAAGAGTGGAGATAACTACATTATCTCAAATGCTCCATCTATAGAAGACGCTGTAGATTTCGTTTACAGTTACATTGTTAATCCCCCTAATGAATATTTCACCGAAGAAATTCTTGGTGGAACAGAAGTCACTGAATACTTTCAAACTGAAATTGAGTGTTATACTAATGGTGAGATTTCACCAGTTCGTGTAGACTGGACTTCTCGTTTTGAAAAATATCCAACTAAGGTGATTTCCGATATGACCGCTGAACGAAAGAGGCTATATGCATAATCAACCCGTGGACGAAATGTGTGATTCGTGCAATGAATTTTCAGACCGAATATCAGGTCAACTAGATCAGCTAGATACGCTCTTGGCGATTTGGCAAAACAGTGACCGTTCAGATACAACTCTCTATAATAGACTGCAAAAAACCATAGAGCATCTGAACGGGGCTGTAGACATATATGAACAGGACGTAGCAGAGTTCGAACTGCTGCAGTATATACATGATGGTGAACTGCTTAATTGAAGTTCATCTCAACAGGGGCTTCGCGCTTCCATCTCTCTCGCCGCCGGAGTCCCTGTCTCATTACTATAGAGAGAGCGTCTATATAAGAACTGTATAGCTAAGCACTTATCCGAGAGGTCCGACCAGAGCTCCTACGTAGCCGTTTCGGCGAGCAAGCGTGAACATGCATCCTACGGGGACAGTAGTTATAAGTGTTATGGAGGACAATGTGAACGTGGGATAAGCTCAGAGCTACGCAATAGAATTGTCCTCTGCTATATCGTATTAGATAGCGAGCAGAGTAGTCCTCCTGCTCATCATGATTGAAGCAGAGGATTCAGTGTCGTCAAACTAGTGTAGCATATCTGCAACGCACATGACGCGGCTAGGCAAGTGCTAGCTACAAGCTTAGTAGAGGTATGAAACGGTCAACACACTCTGCTCGTTTCTATAGAGAGATAAAAGAACACAACCATTAATACTATAGAGAGATAGATGTACACAGCAGCTGTATACTATAGAGAGATAGATTGACCCCCCCACCTGCAATAGAGTGTACCGTAATCGTCATAACCCTATAGGCTTAGGCACGAGGCTATAACCTTAACCTAAAACAAAATTTTTTTTCTAATGCTAATTAACCAAACCTCCGCATTCGGGTCACCTTTCTCCACGGCATACAGTTAGCTAGAGAGAGTCTGGACAGGCCTTGGCGTTCCTGCTTCCCCGTTACCTGCAAAGGACAGAGTCTCGGAAAATTTTTTTTTCATTTGCGAAAGAAAAACATTGACATTTTGCCTAGAATGTATTATAATAATAGAATATTATTTAAACAATTAACCAACATCTAAGAAAAGATATATTATGGCTAAAGCGAAAACATACAACTATAAAGGCAAAACTCTTTCGATGAAAGAATTAGCAGAGATCTTCAATCTTTCGTATTGTAGAATGAGTAATCTAATGCATAAGTTTAATCACGATGCGGCCGCAATTGCTGCTGACAGATCGGCAGAGGGTGCGAAACGGTCCGGAAAGAATGCAAAGAAATTTGCTGTGGATACTGCAGGGATGACTAAGATGACCGTAGCAGAGATTGCAAAAGTAACAGGATTCTCTAATGCAGCGATTAGCGGTAAGATAAAGCGTGGCGTCTGTGGACTAGCATTGTTAAAGAGTAAGAAGAAAAAAGGAGTCGCAACGAAAAAAATTGCAGTTCGGATGCAGACAACAACACGGAGTGATAAGAACTTACTAAGTAGACAAGCACAAAGCGATGTTGGAGAAGCTAAAGACTGTAGAGATATGGATAGACATGAGATCAGAAATGCAGTAGAGGACTATCTAGCAGCCGGTGGAAAAATACAGAAACTTGTTGCGGATGGAAATATAGATGGACAGAGCTGGAAGGACCAAGCAAAGAAGTCTTGGAATAAAAGAACTACACTTGCATCGAAGCAGAAGAAGGCCGCCGCTGCCGCCGCAAAGAAAAAGGAAACAGTCGTTGCAGAAAAGGGAAAGATGGATGTAAATGATTTCATAAAGGAACTAGAGAGTGAGAGAGATCAAAGGAGAGCCTATGGAGAAGTCCTACACTTAGCTGGATCAGGATTAGCGGCCTCTCCTATTCTCGATACGGATTTAGAAGTTAGCTTGCCCGATTTAGAAGTTTCTAAGGTTTAGAGAAAGAGTGATGGGCCGAAGGGCGCTTCGCGCCCTAGACCACTAATAAATAATAGCCTACGGCTAAACGAATAGAGAGGTATGGGTAAACTTATAGTGTGCGCGCTGCCGGCGAGTGGACTTCCGAGAGAAGATAAGATGATTTAAAATTGTGGGGTAAACGACCACCAAAGCCAGGTCCGGAGGGACGGACTCCTAATTCCTGAGAGTGAGTACGTGATCTACCTAGATGAAGTTAAGAGGTTCTATCAATAAGGCCCACCGTACGTGCAACGGGATGAGGATAGAATAGTCTAGGCTCTGCCCCACATGTTTTAAATGCCCAGTAGCTCAGTTGGTAGAGCAAATGACTGTTAATCATTGGGTCGCTGGTTCGAGCCCGGCCTGGGCAGCCACACCCCACCTAAATAGATTATATGGAAAATAAAATGATACTATTAACTTTTGAGAGAGAAGAATCTCCTGGTTATGTTTTTAAAAAATACTTTAAGCGTATGAAGGATTTGATTACTTTTACAGAAGAAAGACAACTTACAAAGTTTAAGATAAAAAGTGAAAACTGAAATGTACAAAATATCAGTAGAGAATAATTCTTGGGACTATGTTCAAGGAATAATAGAAGCAGAAATCAGTTCAGCTTTTAAAATAAGGGAGCCAATCACAATGCCCACTAAAAAAGAAATAAAACAGAATATAAGAAAGACCGTAAAGCAACATCGAAAAGATATACTTAAAAAATATGAAGGGAAGCTATCCGGTCCGTATGATCATTTAAAAGAAGGTGTAGATTATTTGGATGACATTCAAAGGAATAAGAAGAGGAAATAATGGAATTTTTTATTTGGATTACAATGGTTTATGTAGTAGGAACATATATGGGATATCGCATTGCTTGGCATATAGCAGTAGATAAGGTTGCTAATAGAACTTTAGAAATGCTTGAATCAGAGGGATATATAAAGACTAAAAAAGTAGGTAATGAAACTGAATTCGTAAAGGTTAAATGAAACTGATTGCTGGAAATTCAAATAATAATTTAGCAGTATCCATTGCACAACATTGTGGTCAACATTTATGTGAAGTAGAACTTATTAAATTTGCAGACAATGAACTCTCATGTATGATTAAAGAGAATGTTCGTGGTGAGGATGTATTCATTATTCAGAGTATTAGTAATCCTGCTAATGATAATTTAATGGAATTATTGATTCTAATGGATGCTTGTAAGAGAGCATCAGCTGGTAGAATTACTGCAGTGATTCCTTATTTCGGTTATGCAAGACAAGATAGAAAGCCCGTTTCCAGAACACCTATAACGGCTAGGTTAGTGGCAAACATGTTAGAGACGGCAGGTGCTAATAGAATAGTAACAATGGATTTACATGCTGGTCAGATACAAGGGTTCTTTGATATTCCAGTAGATGATTTAGGAGCCATGCCATTGTTTGTTAATGATTTAGAAACCCATCCCAATCGAATGATAATAGCAAAGAATGGAGTTATAGTTTCTCCTGATGCAGGTGGTGTTGCCAGAGCAAGAAAGGTGGCTAAGAAGTTACAATTAGATATAGCGATCATCGATAAACGCAGAGAGCAGGCTAATCAAGTTGCTTCGATGAATGTTATTGGAAATGTGAATAAGAAAAAATGTATAATAGTAGATGATATTGTAGATACTGGTAATACACTTATTAAAGCTGCCGAGGCATTAAAGAAAGAAGGTGCTATTGAAGTTATGGCTTATATTACTCATGGTGTATTAAGTGAGAATGGCGCACGTAAAATGGAAGAGTCTGAGGCTTTATCAACTTTAGTAATAACAGATACTATTCAGCAAGAGAGATTGAGACACAATTTCTCCGCACCGACTGGAGGAAACAATAGCGTAGAGGTATTATCAATAGCACCCATGTTTGCAGAAGCAATTAGAAGAATTAATCATAATGAATCTATTTCTATTTTATTTGAATGAATCCTAAAACACATCCGACATATTGTCATTATCCATTTCATGCCATGACTTTTAAGAAATGGTCTAAAGATGGGAGAGAGCCTACTAATGTAACTCCTTGTTGCATGATGATGAATCCCGTTACTTCAGAAGAAGATGGTTCCGTTAAACATCATGAGTTAGGCCATGGATCTTTAAAAGGTTTAAGTCCAGAGGAAATATTTAATCATGAATCTTTTGAAAAACTTAGAAATGATTTATCTAATGGTATAAAGAATAAAGCATGTACCGTTTGTTGGAGGATGGAGGAAGATGGTTTAGAATCATTTAGACAATGTTCCGATTCTTCTGATCCACCTCATCCCAATCAGGAAGGGTTGTTTGAGTTTGACATAACCCTTTCTAACCTGTGCAATTTAGCCTGTAGAATGTGTAATGTGGGTTCATCTCATCAATTGGGTAAAGACGTTGAGAAGATGAAAGCAAAGGGCCTACATAATTCCTTTATGAAAGCTAGTAATAATGCAATGCCTGATATAAAAGGTGTTATCTATGATAAAGATAATAACAGTGTTATTGATTGGTTATTGAATAATACACACAAGATAACAATGTTAAAAGCTTCTGGAGGAGAACCATTTTATGATAGAAGAGTAGTTAAAGTATTAGAACGATATGTCGAAACGGAAGCAAGTAAAAATACAATTTTAAAGTTTCATACTAATGCTACACAGTTCACTCCCGAATTATCAAAAATATTAAATAATTTCAAAGAGCAAGGACATACGTTCAGTATAGACGGTACCCATGGAACATATAATTATATCCGGCATAATTCTGATTGGAAAAAATTAAATGAAAGCTTAGATCATTATCTTAGTACATGTACTAATATTAAACATCAATATTTTAATATGGTATTGTCATCTTTAAATATTTTAAATGTTGCTGATTATATAGAATGGATATGTAATAAATGTGCACACTATAAAATTCCTGATTGGTATATTCATTTTTCAGAAATGTATCCAGATAATAGAGGAACATCAATTAGGAATATGCCAAAGGAATTATTAGAGATTGCTCTTGATCGGATTATAGATATTACTGAATCCGGAATAGCTACTGTTGCACAATCTGATACTGTACATGCAACTATAAGAGGGAAAGAATATAAAAAGTGGTATAGATTTAATATTCATAATTTAGTTGGCCAAATACAAAATGCATTAAAAAATAATACCAGTGATGTTAAAAAAATGAAAACGGAAATAATTATTTTAGATGAAGTTAGGGATCAAAGTTATAAAGACTACTTAGATCCTTTGTTAGTAGAAATGCTTAATGGGGAGGCTGAGCACGTGGCGAGCCCAACTGACTGTAAATCAGCCGTCTGAGACTGTGAAGGTTCGACTCCTTCTCTCCCCACCACAATAAGATAAAAATATGTATAGCTTTTTGTTTATGGTTTTGTTAGTAATATGGATGGCATCAGCTTGGGGTGATCCCGATTTGATTGATGCCCTTATCTATTATATTTCAGACGGATATTATAAAACCTAAAATGGACACAGGGGAACTGGACGATCAGGGAACGACGATAACGGAAAAGAAGCCGAAACAAAAGCTGAAACCTCCGAATAGATATCAAGTAGTTTTCCACAATGATAATTTTACCCCAATGGAATTTGTAGTATATCTACTACAAATGGTTTTTAATCATTCAGAGGCAGCAGCTGAATCAATAATGTTGAATGTTCATCAACAAGGAAAAGGTGTAGCAGGCATTTACTCATCTGAGATAGCAGAAACAAAAGTATATGAATCAATGATGCATGCAAAAGAAAATCAATTTCCTTTAATGGTAACATCGGAAGAAATATAAATGACTTTACGAACAGACATGGGGGATGATCGCGTAATGCCCCTTATGCACGATATTGATGTTGATAAAATCCTTGAAGAGATAAAGGTTGTTGGTGAAGACTGGAAAACAGATGGTATATGTCAAATTATGTTACAGGGAGTAGAAGGAAAAGAAAATGATTATTATTTTGGTTCCAGAGAGTTTAAGGAATTAGAAGGAGCAGGATATAAAGAAAAGGATTTTACTATTGAATTATTTCCGGAAATGATCTATACTAATAGTTTACTTAAAGAATTAAAATTGCATCGTTCGCGATTAATGTTATTAAAACCTAAAGCATGCTTGTCATGGCATTTTGATCCCGGTATGAGAATTCACATTCCTTTAACTGGCGATATCAATAGTTTTCATCTTATAGAAAATATAGAAGGAAAAAGAGAAGTATATCATATAGCTCCTGGTGAAGTTCATTTAATGAATACAGAAGTACATCACTCAGGGATTAATTTATCGAGAAAGGTTGATAGAATACATATTGTGGGATGTATTGATGTAGATGATGAAAATTATTAATAAATTTTGGACTCATAGGGGATTTGGTACTGGTTTTGGTGATATAATAAATCATTTATCATATGAATATCAACAAGCCAAAGAATCGACTATTATAAAATGGCATTTACAACCACGCACACATAGACAAGTACAAAGAGTTATTAAACTTTTTAAACCTAATTCTTTAATTGAACATGAGTTCGGTGAGTTCATAGAAAGAAAAGAAGCTCCATATAGTCAACAGGACCATGAGTATTGGCCTGCTAAAATGTTACATAGTTCCTGCGATGAAAAGTTTTGCGCTATATGGTTATATACTAAACATCATTCACATTCACCCCATCATCAAGATAAAGTTGTAAGTCATTATATCTTACAGAGATTATTTAAAGATCTCAAAGAAGGGGGATATAAAATTGTTTTGATTCCTAGTTTCAAAACATCTGCTGGTAGAACATTATATGATATAGATTATGATTTTGAACAATATAGTTATTTGGTACAGTCTATATTAAAGAATTGTTCTTTTAGTATTTGCTCCGAAGGTGGTTTAGCTCATTTATCTAGATTAATGAAAGTTCCTACCATATGTTATTTTAATCAAACAATGCCGTGGAAAGGACATGATTTTGATCTTAGAGATTTTTGGACAGGTGATTTATATAGACCCTGCAATGATTTAACACAGATTAAAGAATGCTACATGTATTAAAGGGGTTTCTTGGTGAAGATTTATGTCAAAGTTTTACAACTTATGCGCTGAGAGAACGATTTGATAATTTTAAATCATATGGAAAAGAACTTCCAGACACTCATGGTGTTTATAAAGATTCATTCGCAGAAGCTTGTTTATATAGTTTCCAGGATAGAGTACAAAAATATTTTAAAGAAGAGATTCATCCATCATATTCGTTCTATATTGTTTATGAGAACGGTCACAACTTACACAAACACATAGATACCGATGCTTGCGAAATTTCTATTACTATACATACAGGTCACCTTTACGGTGATAGCTATCAAGGGACTACTTGGCCTTTATATATCGACAATTCACCCATTCATTGCGATGTAGGGGATGCTTTACTCTATGATCAAAAAGAAAAAAAGTATGAACATTGGCGAGAAACCTTTGAAGGCATCTATCAAATCCAGTTGCTTTTTCATTATATCACCGGATCTGTTGATAAAATTCCGGTTCCTATTAAAAATTTAACCACAAACGTTTGATCGCCCAATTATTTTCAATTATTTTCAATTTTGTTTACCAATGATATCAACGAACTCTTGGTAACTTATTGAGATTATTGCGAAACAAAAACGTTGACATGTTGAGCTAGATATGTTATAATATAAGTAGAGAATAAAATAATAACCTAAACAAGGAGAGAAATAAGCGGATGAAAAAGAAAACAGCAACAATTGAAATTTTAGAAAAAGATGAAAAGGTTTTAGGATCTCGTACTAGAGGTGAATACATGGTACGAAGATATGAAGATGGGATCGAAATGAGTGGTGAATTTTTTTACACTCTTGCAGAAGCAGGAGGAGCAATAAGAGAATGGGAAGGAATAGTATGAAAATGTGGATAGAAGAAATCGCAACAGCTATATTGTTATTTGGTATATTGTACCTTACAATAGTTGTTATGTTTACAATATAAATTATAGAGAGAGAATATCATGAAAAAAATAACCTTACTATTTTTATCAGCAGCACTTGGAGCGAGTGTCTTTGCTGCGACATTTAAAGTAGGTGATGAAGTAAAGCTTGGCGGAAAAGTCCTAGTAGTTGTAAGCCTGGATGATAATGGTGATCCACTATTTAAAACTAAAGCTGACTTAAAGCCGGAAAAGAAAGAACCCAGTTTCTTAGCGACTTTGGGTGCATGGGCATTTTCGTCCGAACCTGAAAGACATGACACAGACAATCCAGCCGATGATATAGCAGAGGATTTTCTTGCTTCCCTAAGGGCTACGTTGAAGAGACAAGGGAAAGAACCATGTGGACATTGTTATTCGATGATGGAACCAGGAGATCCTAGGATCCCCAAGGACCATTTCAATTATAGATCCCCGGAAGAAAAATGCACCAGCTTGCTTGGATGTAAATAATATGGAAAATGATAACCCCTTTAAACCTAATACTAGCAGAGTTGATAGATTGGAAAATCAAATATTAATACTCATGGAGAGAATTGCTATATTAGAAAGAGATTTAACATATCATATAAAAGAATGTCAAGTATGAAACAACACGGAAAGCGCGCGCGCCAAGAAGGTGCAATCGAACGAACAGAAGCATCTATTCTTGTATACGAAAAGAATCTAAAATCTAGTAAAGATGATGATGAGAAAAAACTATTAAAGAAAAAAATAGAAAGAGCACAAACAACAATTAAAAATACAAAAATAATATGAGTAATTTAACCTATCTTTGGGGTGATGGAATGGTAGATAATATAGCAAGAAAGGTTGCGGAAGAACCTATGGAGGATATGCCGTCTTCCGAAGAAGAGTTTCAAGCAGATTTGGATGCACAGGATATGAGATATTATCATTACTGTCGTGAACAAGAAGAAATGTATAGTGACCCAGTAATGAATTGGTCAGGATTGAGGTAATATGGTTTATGATGTATTATATTTTTTGGGTGGTGTAGCAGCTTACCTTGGTTTTATCTTTATGATAGTAGCCTGGACTTGGATAGTTTTAAAATAGCTTATGTTTAAATATATCTTTTTAGGATTTATATTAGGATACGGTTTTAGTTTTGTTAGCGCAGAGTGGTATTATTTTGTTAATAGTAACTTTATAGATTTTTGTAGGTGGGTAGAGTTACCAGACTATCTTTGGGCGATGATGGACAAATATATTTTTTTCGGGGCATTATGATAAACGGTTGTGATTTATTAGGTGTAGAAAAACACGCAAGCTTATTTTGTCATAAAGTGGGTGAAGCGACCGGAGGCGTTGTTGAAGCTTTTAATCCGCCAATACTTTATCAAATGAATATGATCACCGGCGATCCAGAAGTTGTAATATATGCCGGAATGGCTTTAATGTGTACCACATGGCCTGTAGGTTTCGCTCATGTGTGTATCCCGATAGCTGCTGCACTTACTTATAATTGGTTTGAACAAGTATTTCATTTATGGGGTTTCATTTGAAAACCGCAACCATTCAAATTTTAAAAAGCAGTGGTAAAAAGAAATTTGGTAAACACAAATATGTAGTAACAGAATTTGATGAAGAATGTATTGGTATGAAAGAAGTTGCTAGCTCACTAATTTCTCCTAAAGAATATTCTGAGAGAAAGAAAACAAAAAGAGTATTCTTATATGATACCTCAGATGAAGCATCGAAACATGTGAAAGAATATTATGATATGGATAGCAATAGTCATGACATGGAACCCAGTCATTTATACAATAGATAAAGAATTTTCATCTGAAGTAGCTTGTTGGAACTACTACGATAATGGTGCGGGAGAAACTAAAATGCTCAATAACTACGGCATACAAGTTCTAGATCACCAAGACAATAAGCCGAACAAAGACTACATGAAAAAACATCGCCCAGCACACCGGATATACCCAACTAGAATGTATAAGAATTTCGGAGGATCTTTAGTCTGGTTAACCTGCGACATAAAAGGAAGAAACGAAGGACTATGAAAAACGGAGATGTTTTAGTATTAACACCTAGATCAAGGTATGGAAGAAATCTAGTTAAAAAAACTGGGAATATTGTTAAGGTTAAATATATACAACCAGGAAAGTTTTGCGTGGAACATTGGAATCAAAGTTGTCGTTGGATCGATAATCAATACGATAAAGATTTTGATTGGCAATTTAAAGAGGTACGAGATAACTTTTTGGATCAAACAGAAGAATTGGAAATGAGAAGAGCCATAGGATATCCAATGGACCTTTTAGGGAAAAATTTATGAAAGCAATATTAGAATTTGATTTACCAGAAGATGAAGAACTATTTCAGGCGGCTGATAAAGGTATGGATTGGGCATTACTTGTTTGGCACATAGATCAATTTATCCAAAACAAGATCAAATATGAACAAGACAGAGAAGGAGTATTAGAACTTGTTCGGAAAGAACTAAATTTTCAGATGGAAGAAAAAGGATTAGTATACCCTCCATAAAAAATAAAATATGTTTGTGAGACTCGGAAACCCAGCCAGAAAAAATAGGGCAGAAAAAATTGAAATACATGATTACGATACTTGGAACGTTGATGTGACACTTGCACATATTATTGTGCCGCTACTAAAGAGGCTCAAAGAAGTTAAGCAAGGCGCGCCCTTTGTAGAAAATGAAGATGTACCAAAGTTTCTTCGGGCAACAGAAGAAGAAATAAAAGAACATTGGGACGGTGGTGAATCTGATAAACATTATTTTATTCGTTGGGATTATGTAATGGATGAAATGATCCACGCGTTTCAATCTAAATTGGAAGATTGGGAAGACGAATTTGCGTCAGGAGAAAATGATGTCGATTTTAAAGAGATTCCTGATAAGAAAGATGACAACGGTGAGCCGCTGTTTGAAATGGTATATGGCCCAAATCATACTCGTGAATATGATGTAGAAGGTAGGGAAAAATATCAAACTCGGATAACTAAAGGATTTAAGTTGTTCGGAAAATATTATAACGGACTTTGGAATTAAATGGAATACGATAGATTTAATCTAGAAGCAGAAATCATGAGAGTCTGGAATACGAAAGATGATCTGGAATCAATAACTAGTCGCATGATGGATGACCCAGACAAAATGTCAGAAGATGATATTGCGAATGTTTTAATTGGATTAAGCGAATTACATGAAACAAGAATGAAAAAATTATGGAAGGTTTTTGAATCAATGGTGAGAGAAAAATCTTTTGTTATGAAAAAAGAATCTCTTGATTATAGGGGTGTACCATTGACAGAAGAGGATAAATGATTGAAGTTTGGTTATGGAAGAATTTAATATATATTCTATGGGTCAATGCTATCATACAACATTGGGGACAACCTCACGGGTTTCATTAGGCGCAGTGATTTTTTTGTTAATTACATCTTGTGCTTACCATACAGAAATACCTTGTCCGTTTGGTTTAGCCATGAAACAGTTAGACGAAAAATGTGATTATATTCAGCACGGGAGTACAACGAAATGGATATTAAAAAAGAAAAAATAACCGCAACTAGAATGCCTATGCAGGCACCGTTTAAACTAGTTGAAGAAAATGATGAAACTGAATATTGCGTTCGCTGTGGAACAGCTACTCGATATAAGAAAACAGATAATGTAACTTTTAGAGCCGGCTACGTTGAAGGAGCAGGCCAACTTTGTTTTAAGTGTTCTCATCAACGAAAATTACATAGACAAGGAAGTTATGATATATAAATACCTTTGTGAGAGAGAAAATGAGTTTTAGAGAAATATGGAACGGTCCAAGTTTTTTAGAACGTGGAGATGCCGCTTACAGAATGAGGGCGAGAGATAACGCTGGTAAAAAAACAAAGAAAACTAATAAACATATTACCCACGAACATTTTAATAAAGAATGGGATAAAGATTTGTGGGATTAACATATAGGAGAAAATTATGGCTTGTACAAACGAACATTGCGATTCACAAGACAATTGTAGCTGCGACCCATGTGAATGTTCGCCAACCGTTCAGTGTGGATGCACTGAATATTCCACAGTAGCAGAACGCGATAGTGAAAATGGACCATTGCCACCTTATCAAATTTTAAGGTAATCAATTAAAGAAAAAAAGATTATACCTCAGCTGCTATATAGAGATTATGAATTTGAAACTTTTTTAACAATTAGATATGATAATCATGGACAAGTAATAGGTCTGCACGATCCCAATCAAAAGAGAAGAACAAAGGGGGGGTGGACGACAACCTTTACGCGAGTTAGGAAAAGAAAATGACAGATGAGGAAAAGGGGCAAAAGCCACAAAGTACAGAAGCACCAGATGCAGAATTATTTCAAAAAGGGTTTCACATATTCATGGGTGAAGTCTCAATGGAAACAATGAGTCCAATAATTAATTGGATTATTGCAGCCAATTTTGTTAAAGAAAAACAACACAAAGAATTGACTTTGGGGATTTGTTCTCCTGGTGGTGATTTGAATGCATGTTTTGCTCTTCTAGATGTTATGATGGGTTCTAAAATTCCGATACGTACAATCGGAATGGGGATGATTGCATCGTGTGGTTTGTTGATGTTTATTACTGGAACCAGAGGTAAACGAATTCTTACACCAAATACGTCGATTTTATCTCATCAATATACGTGGGGATCGTTTGGAAAAGAACATGAGTTGTTTGCGACAGTAAAAGAATTTGATTTAACTACAAAGCGGTTGTTGGCACATTACAAAAAATGTACTGGATTGTCTGAAAAGGTGATTCGTGAAAAGTTGCTTCCACCACATGATGTTTGGCTGGAAGCAGAACAAGCTAAGAAATTGGGATTGTGTGATACAGTACAAGAGATGAAAATGTCATGAGATATGCTTTTGATATAGATGGTACTATTTGTACCAATCGTGAAGATGTTAGGAAAGAAAAGAAAGATGATACTTTAACGTATCTAGATATGAAACCATATCCGGATCGAATTCAAATAGTAAATAGTCTTTATGATCAAGGACATGAGATTGTATATTGGTCTGGTAGAGGTGGCGATTCATATAAAAACGATCCACAATATTGGTATAATGATACAGAAAAACAATTACAGGAATGGGGCGCCAAGTTTCATTCTCTTGTTATAGGCGGCAAACCTTTCTTTGATATGTATATTTGTGATAAATCTTATAATTCGGAAGCATGGTTTCCCATAGCAGATAAAATTGTAGATTACTAAATGTATAAATATATCTATAAATAACCAGATTATAACTGACAAATATTTAACGGAGTGTAACAATGTCGGAAGTAGAAGGAACAGAAGAATTAAATGATGAAAATACAGTGAAAGCTCCCGCGGAAGAATTGGTAGAGTTGATCCTTACCGGTGAGTTGCACGCGGCTAATGAGAAGTTTAATTCGATTATTGAAGATAAAGTAGTCGAAACTATTGAAGAAGAAAAGCATAAAATTTCTCAAACATTATTTGCTGAAGATGAAGAAGAAACCGATGAAGGAAAAATCCCACCTCAGTTTCTAAAAGGAAAAGATAAAGATGATGACGACGATGATTCAGATGACGATGATTCAGATGACGATGATTCGGATGATGATTCAGATGATGACGATGACGATGACGATGATGACAAACCCAAAAAAGGTAAAGTTCCGCCTCAGTTTATGAAGAAAGAAGACATGAGTGCCTTTGACAAGGATGATGCATTCCAAAAAAGGCGCAAGGAAGCAGACAATGAAAGGCACAAAGAGGCCCAGTCCAAAGGTTATGATTCTTATATGCATATGCAGCAAGGTAAAAAATCCACGGTACAAAGAGTAAAGAATGCGGTTGGTTCATTAGTGAATAAAGCCACCGGTAACAAGAACGAAGGGGTCACTGGTGATCCAGAAGCGAATGAAAAAGCGTTAGCTAAAAATCGAGCAATGGCAAAGAAGTATGGTCAAGTTCGACAGGGTATTCCTCCTGAAAAAAAAACTGAAGCAGTAGAACCTGTCGATGAAATAAGTTCAGCAACTGCTGATAGGGCATCACAAAAAGCTTATAATGATATCCGCGATAATCCAAGCTCCCAGAAACCAACGCTAGGAACAACCAAAACAGCACAATCAGACGCTAAGCGAAAAAGACAAACTGACAAATTTGATGCCTATCGTGATAAAAAAGACTTTGACAAGAAGGGTAGCAAAAAAGGTGGTGCCGCAAAGGCTGCAGGTAAAATGGGTCAGAAAAGCGATCAGCAGAGACATACCGACTGGCGCGATAACCCAGACGACCAGAACCAAGGTCACTATGTATCAAATTCCTTTGATCCAGGTGAAGCAAGTTCAAATGTAGAACTTCCTGAAGATTCTTTCGTTGCACAAGTAGCAGCACATTTAAGTGGGCAACGTAAAGGTGTTGTCACTGAACTTTCAACTGATCTTTTAAAGCGAGCCGCAAGTACAGCTCACAAAGATATGGAGAAACAAAAAGACTACCATGATTTGGCAGCGCATGACGGAGGAAGTACAGAAAGGGAAAAGTGGACGAAGAAGAGGGCAGAGAAGAGAGAGAAACAAGCCACAAAATTCAGTGCGGCAGCCGGCGAAAAGTCGCCCAAGCCCGAAAGCCAAGATTCCCGTGATAAGAGATTAAGAAAGACGAAGAGAGATATGTATTCTTAGTAGCCAATTCATCAGGTTGACAGTATAACCCGGACGGATATTGTCCGGGTTTATATATAAAAGAAGTATAAAATAATGAATATAGAATTAAATAATGTTCTAGTGAGACATCAATCAGTTCCCGAATGTGATTGGTGTGATAAATCAAAAGACTTATTAGATCAAAAAGGTATTAAATATACAATTATAGATAGCGATAAAAAGTTTTTTTGGAATTTAATGCAAGTCACTCACAGTAAAAAAGTTCCCCAGATAATTTTAAATGGAGAATTTGTCGGTGATTATAATGATCTAGTAGAACATTTTAACGGAACGTGATTTCAATCATATGTGGTCTCTTTAAAGGAACCGGAAGAGGCTTGCCTCATTCAGTAGACATTTATTCCCCTGAATGGGTAGATAAATTATATCGGGGGTTAAAAAGGAATATCACAATTGATTGGGAATTGTTTTGTTTAGTTGACGAAGATTATAATTTTAAAGAACCAATTAAACCAATCCCCTTCTTAGATCCAACTGTTCCAGGTTGGTCCCTCTTAGCAGAATTTTATAGACCAGATATTACAACAAATCGTAGAATGACTATTGGTCTGGATACTATCATTTGTTCTAATATAGATGATATTCTTTCTTTCCCTTTAGATGTTGGTCTTGTCACAGATCCAATGTCCGGAATAGGAATAATAAAGAAAGATGAAGTATGTAATGCTATTAGTATTGTTAGTAATAAAACAGTAAATGATATCTGGAATGTTTGGACAAACCAAAAAGAATGGGTACTGAAAGAGTGTACTTTGCCGCCATGGAATACACCATCAGAATTAGCGATGATGAGGAAGTTATTTAATGCAGATGGAAAAGTTCCCAGAATAGATATTGGATTCCCTGATAGAATTCATAGTTATAAAATGCATATAATGAAATCCCCGATACTTTTGAAAACTACAAGTATCGTATATTTTCATGGTATACCCAAAATACAACAACTTTATAATAAAAGTTTTAACATAGAATTATTAAAAAATTGGATATGAACCCTTATATGTAAAAGGAACGAAATGAGTTTAAATGGATTTACACAACAATGGCATGATGATGGAGAGGGAAATAAGATACATGAATCAGCAGTAATAAATTGGGAAAGAGTTTCTATAGGTTCTGGTAATGAAATAGGGCCGGGAGTTTGTATTGGTACAGACGCACAACATCGAAATGAAGATTCTGTTGGAGAAATTATTATAGGTGATAATAATATTATTAGAGAATATACAACAATAAATTTACCTACTAGATGGTCTAAAAAAACGATCATAGGAAATAATTGTTACTTAATGGTTCTTTCTCATGTAGGCCATGATTGTGTTATAGAAGATGATGTTACTTTTACCAACAACGTAGTGTTGGGTGGTCATGTTTATATAATGAAAGGATGTCAATTAGGTTTTGGAACTGTTATTCATCAATATCAAACTCTAGGTTCTTATTGTATGTTTGGAATGGGAACAATTATAACAAGTAAACAAACTGTTGTGCCAGGCGGATTATGGTATGGTAATCCGGGAAAATTTTCTAAAAATAATATAATAGGTTTAAATAGAAATAAAGTTGATGAGATTATATTAAATAATGAATATCAAAGATATAGGGCAATTAAAAATGAAAGATCTAAATATAGATATGAATGACTCACTCCCGCTCGCAGAAGCTTTTATTTCTATTGTAGATGGTAAATTGTGTGTGGATAGAACTGTGTTCGAATTACATGAGCTTAGAGAAGTGAAACAATACTTTCAAGAAAATGGATATATATCATCTCAATTTTATCCACAAGGTGATGAAGATGTAGATAATCTTCATGCTATAATTGAAAAAATGGCAGAACTGTCTCCTGAATGTCATGACGATAATGTAGAAAGTTATTTTTTAAATTAAATGGAAATTTTTCTTAGCGGTCCAGGCGGCACAGTATCAACCTGGGAATTAACTGAAGCGGCTTATAATTATTGGAAAGATAAACCCAGAAAATTATTATTTGATTTTTCTTGGAACATACCCGACCTTAGAAGTGATAATGTTTTTGATGAAGAACATCCACCTAGAAATAAACTAGGTATACCCGACCAAGCATATTTTTTTAAACCTTTCGATGTAATATGGCGAAATGAAGAAAGATGGATAAGAAGCGATCCTTTTAAAGGAAAAGGTTGGTGCATAGATGTTTGCGAATACGATAAATCAACGATTTATGTTGAAGAAGATAATGTAGTAACCCAATATCATCCAGATGAATTTCCTACTATAAGATTTGAGAAAATATATAAACCACCATCTGAATTATTCTATTCAGCAGTTTCTACAGAAATAGGTAATTGGCAACATAAGGTATATAATAAATCTGTACCGTTGCGCAAATTTAGATTACATATAATACATATTAATGATAAGAAATGGATCTTTGATCTTGCTCCACCTCAAAAAGAAAATTGGGATATGTATAGATGGACCAGAACTGATTGGTCTTATAGGCTCCATGTTAGAAATAAACCATTTGTTGATGGTATGAGTTTATTTACAGGTATTGATTTATCATATGATATGAATACCGGAAACCACGAACAAGATAGCTCACACTTTAAAGTTCATGATACACGTATTCGGTGATTCATATTGTGATCCTTGTAGCGGTCAATTAGATCAAAGTAAAAGATGGTATAATAATCTCGGGGAACCAACTTTTATTTACGGATTAGCTGGATCAAGTATAGATTGGTCTTTAGATAATTTTATTAATGGCCATGCGGAAAGATCTGGTAAAATAATTTTTATAGAATCCATACCTCGCCGATTTCATTTTGAATTTTTAAAAACCCCAAGACATGATGCTGCTGTAATGTGGGGCCATGATTGGGAAAATGATAAATGGCTTTCTGAACCTGGTATGAAATATGTTCATAAACATAAGCAATTTGTTAAACACTTTCATAACAACTATAAAGATTATCATAAGGCAACAAAAGCAAGATGCGTTCTAAAAGCTTTGTCCGATCAATATGAAAAAGTATTATATTTTTCTACATCGCGCAATCGTAATAATTATGCAACCCTTGAAATACAAGCAATTGATAAATTCGAAATAGTCGATATAATATTGATGGATGCTTCCAGAGGTGAAATTATAAATGATTATGATCCTGAATTTAGAGACCAGAGATCAAATCATTTTTGCGAATCTAATCATGAAATATTATCAACATATATAAAGAGGAAGTTTAATAACGAAAGTGTTGAAGATATAATTTTTGAAAAGAATTTAATATGATTTATTGGGGATTAACTTGTGGTTCACATGATGGTGCTCTAGCAGTATATCATGATGGAGATATAGTATTTGCAACTGATGCGGAAAGATTTTCCAGAAAGAAAAATGATCCAAATATTCCTAAGGAACTTCTTGATTATGTTTTAGAAGAATATGGGGAACCATCCAAAGTTTATTTTTATGAAAATCCATTTGTAAAAACGTCGCGACGTTGGTATGCCGGACAAAAACCATTTTATAAACCACCAGAGTTTCCTTATAATCATAAACTGAAATATACTTCACATCATTTATCTCATGCAGCGTATGGTTATTATACTTCTCCCTTTGATAATACTATGGTTTTGGTTATTGATGCGATAGGAGAATGGGAGACATTGACCGTATGGAAAGCCAAAGGTAAAAAGTTAAAGAAGTTATGGAATTGGAAATATCCTAAATCTTTAGGTTTGATGTATTCAGCATTAACTCAATATGCTGGATGGAAACCTAATGAAGAAGAATATATTATGATGGGAGCCGCGGCCCGACAGATGTATCCATATGAGCCAGTTTATAAAAGAATATTTGAACTCTGGAATAATGGAACGAACTGGCATAAAGGTTTACTCAAATTAGAAGAATGGACAAAAAGACCAGAAGTTTATCCTGAAGATGTTCCTACTGCCGCCCAAGCGGTATATGAAGATATTTTTAGAGACATAATAAAAAGAGTTAGTATTCATAAATTAAATGAAACAGGTAATATAGTTTTTGTGGGAGGATGTGCTTTAAATGTTAGTGCCAATAGATTTTTATCAGATTATTTTTCTCGTATCCATATTCCATCTAATCCAGGTGACTCTGGTTCTGCTGTGGGATGCATTCTGGCAAGAACAAGAAACCACATTGATCCTTCTCCTTATCTTGGTTATGATATTCAAGGACCGTTTCCGTTTCAAGAAATAATAGATGAATTAATGATTAAAAGAGTGGTTGGAGTTGCCAATGGTAGATGTGAATTTGGGCCGAGAGCTTTAGGTAATAGAACTTTATTTGGGGATCCAAGAGATCCTAAAATTAAAGATAAAATTAATGAAATAAAAGGTAGAGAACCTTTTAGACCTTTTGCACCAATGATATTAGAAGAAGATGTTTCAAAATATTTTAATGGAGGATTTTTTTCGCCGTATATGAGTTGTGCTCTTCAAGCAACGGAAGAATTTAAAATTAAATATCCAGGAGTTGTTCATTTAGATGGAACTTCTAGATTACAAGTAGTTACGCACGAGCCTCATAAAACGTTATTACAAATTTGGAAAGATATTACAAAATGTCCAGTATTATTAAATACGTCTTTAAATATTAAAGGAGAACCAATTGTCAACACCAAAGAAGATGCTAAAGCCTTCACTAAGAAAACGGGTGTCAACGTATATTCTTAAACATTATTTGAGAATTAAATATAAATTTGTTAAAGAAAAAGAAGATTTAGATCCATTTATATATGATTGATTTACCGCATGTAATGATAGCGCCGAAGAATAAATTATCTGATCCTTCAATATCAAACTTAAAAATTTTTGATGATAAAAGTTATGGATTTGATTATCAAGAACATTTAATCCGAAAGGTTTTTAATGAAGAGGGGCCCGATATATATCTATTTTTAATATATGAAGATTATCAAAAGAGTGCCGGTTTTGAACGGACTAAAATATTTCCAAATGATTCAGCTGAAGGATATAAAACAGAAACAACATGTTCTACAGATAATCTTAATAATACAAGGAAAAAAAAATATGGAAAGGGAACCGTTTTTAAAAATTGTCATTGGACTCCTTTTTTACAATTTTATATTGATAATCAATTTTGGAAAATAGAATATGAAAAATATTTAAAGACTCTGGAACATTATAAAAAAGTATTTTATAGTTTTAGTTATTGTCATTTAGAAGATTATGAAAATTGGAATAATTGGTTGTAGTCATAGTTCCGGATTGTCCGAAGGAGGACTTTTAAAAAAATCCGGTGGTTTTAACGCTTGGAAGGGTTGGCCGAGAGAATTGGCTAAAGCTTATCCCCAACATGATGTTCATTTATTTGCATCTCCGGGAGGAGGTCAAAATAATATGGAGTCAGCTTTAAGAACATGTCTTATTGAAAACTTTGATGTTGTGCTTCTCCAATTTACAACGCAGCGACAATTATATCCAACACAATTGGATAGAGTTTCAAAAAAGTCTGATGGGACACTTGATTCTTGGTACAATACTCAGCGAAGAGATAATTTTATTTTACAACAACAAAAAATAAGAGCTCTTTCCATAAAGAATTATGTAGTTGAACGCAAATGCGTTATGGTAGGCGGACATTGGGATGCTAGGAATCGAATAAAAGAATTAGGTATGGAACTTAATGCATATGAATTGCCTCAAGTCTTGTTAGATATATTCATCGATAATGATTATTTTAATGAAATGGCGGAGACTTTTTATAATTGTAATGCGCTATATAAAAAATTATTTAAACATTTTTATTCTATGCTGTGGGTTCCGACCCATAGTCATGGGCCTACTAATAGTGATCAATCTGTAGTAGAGATAAAAGATAAAGTTCCTCTTTTTATGTCTGAGTTTTTAACAGGAAAAAATCTTAGAGATAAGGTTGACTGGTCTAAAACAATATACGATTGGCTAGTAGAGCATTGGACAACGTCTCTTAATGTGACTCCTTTAGAAGCGGGAAGGTTAGTGTATCATGAGTATAAAAAATATAAAGGGCATTTGGGAGAAGATGCTCAACGAGAAGTTTTATTTGAATATATTTTAGGAAACAAAGAATTGAAGGAAGCATTAGGATAAAATGAAAAAGAAAGATAGAAAACTTTATGATTCGTGGAAATATAAAAAAGGAAATTATATGGAATTTAATAATCCAGTTTTTCAGACCTTACTGGGTCTTGTCATATTTTACATTGGCTTGAAAATGTTCACAGGTGGAATGAAATCAATGAGCCATTTAGAACAACTTGAATGGTTTCTAGGAAATCCTTATTGGATGTTCTCGGGAGCAATTGTATGTACTCTTCTTTGGCAATCTTCATCACTTACTACAACTGCGGTTATTGGTCTTGTTGCTTCTGGCTCATTACCCTTACCGTCTGCAATCGCCGCTATATTAGGTGCAAATGTGGGAACAACAGGAACTATATGGATAGCAGGAATGTTAGTGAGCGATGGATTACCTACGGGCATTACGCGGCAGGTAGCTCTTGTACATACAGGAGTAAATACTTTTATGGCAATTGCCTTACTTCCGTTTGTGCATCACATTTCGCGATATGTTTCTCGCTTTTAAAAATGATATAAATATATTTTTACAATTGGCTCTGGGGGTTGGGTTCGAACCAACACATCTTTGATCTAGATTATACGATCAAACCAAAGATAATACGCTAACAACGTACCGCGTCTTCCTGTTTCGCCACCCCAGAGTATCACGTATTATTATATCAGAATTCGAATTTTACATTCAGGGCACTTATAAGTCTGGTAAGACCTATTCCACCACCATATCTTGGAAAAAATTTATGACTTAAGAATTCTTTCAATTCTTTTTCTACTCGCGCTTCGCCGAATAATTTAAATAATAATTCAGCATATTCTCCATCGGAAATTGTATGAAACTGTTCTCTCATCTCTTCCGGATCAGCAGACCTTTCAGCGGAACCGATAGTTTCCATGCCACCCATAATTACATCACATTTGTTAGCAAGATCACCTACTTTTTTCATATTCCAAAAGGGGGAAGTATGATAAGGAAATTGAGTTATAAATCCAACACCGGAAGGATGAGAATCAGATATCATTTGTTCGTGCTCATGATCTAATTCTTCACAATCAAATTCCTGACACCACATACCATAACTTTTTTCAGGAAATGGTTCGGCAACGCGATCAGGAGGTATGAAACCTAAGTGGTAAATTAAATCTCTTTCCATATTAAGTAAGTCCTGAAAGTCACCAGGTGCTTCAAACTCAAACATGGGAAATATAACTTCATGTCTGCCTTCGACAGGATTCTGTTCTTGTCTATAAGATGTTGAAACACAGAATACACCTTTTAAATCCGGATTATTTAATAGCTCGTATTCCAACCACATTTGACCGGTTTGGGGTAAAGGCCATATGATGTCATTATAATTATATGTTGCGACAGTTGTAGGATCTTCGCAAGCAGCTAATATGGATAATCTGTTTTGGGTGTGAACTTCGAGAAAACCACGGGAATGAAAAAAATTACGAAGACGGGTAACGGCATTGTCAAAATCTGCGGGTATAATTAAGCTAGTCAGTTTGTTCCTTTCCAAAAAAATTCATTAAATATTCTCTCCAATTCAATTATTTATCAAAAAAGATTATCAACGATTTTAATGAGATACAGGTAACCGGTCGCAATCATTGATGATAAAAGATTATCAATAATTTCAATAAGGTACTAGTAACCTCTTGATATTACAAGAAATCAAATATGTTGACATGTTGCGCTATAAATGGTATAATATATATAGAGAATAAAGAAAGGGAATAATCCCATAACCAAATGAGAGAGAAATAATGGCAGTCACAATCAAAAATACAAAAGCAACCAAAGAAATAAAGCACATGACTAAAAATCAGACGTATCAGGTATGGATGCGTACTTGGGATACCATGGAATATGTATCACCTTTATATCTGACGGCAGAAAGCTTTGATGATGCTTTTAACAAGATGGAGATCTTTAGAGATAAGTATCAGGTCAAATCATGTCTTGCAGAGGGAGATCATATAACTGAAGATCCTAGATTTAACATCGTATAAGAGGAACATGGCTGAATTAATAGAACAAAAAGGAATTTTAGCAAAACTCATGGCGTCAGAAAATATTACTGTGCGCCACGCTAAAGTTCCAACCGCCGGATTCGACCCGAAAGGCAGAACATTAATTTTACCGATTCTCAAAGAGATGGAAGGTGAGGTTTATGACTTGTTTGTTTGTCACGAAGTCGGACACGCTTTAAATACACCAGCTAATGGTTGGCACAAGGTTATTGCAAAAGAAGGACCAAATTATAAAGGTTTTCTGAACGTTGTGGAAGATGCCAGGATCGAAAAATTAATCAAAAGAAAGTTTGCAGGTGCCGGAAAGGCGATGAGCAAGGGATATAAAGTCTTGGTACATGATAGAGATTTTTTCGGGCTCAAGCAATACAATATAGATATCAATTCTGCCTCACTAATTGATAAACTCAATATTCATTTTAAAGGTGGTCCCTTGGAGAATGTTCAATTCACCGAAGCAGAGAAACCATTTGTTGATAAGATGGCAGAACTTGAGACTTGGGAAGATGTTGAACAGCTGACCAAGGAACTTTGGGACTATGCAGAAGAAAACGAACAAGAACAACAAACACAGCCAGATGATTCTTTTATGGATCAATATTATCAAGAAGACGAAGATGAAGAAGATAGTGATGATGAAGAAGGTGATTACGAATTTAATGAAACAGATTTTCAGGATCAGTCTAAAGAGGAAACAGAGAAAGATGATTGTGACAAGCCGGTAGATAAATGTGATAATGAAGGAACTGATGGAGATCAGGAAGAGGATCAAAAAGAAGAAGGTGATGGAGATCAAGAATCTTCTCAGTCTGAATCAGATGAAGAAAAAGAGGAAGAAGGAGAAAAGCTGGGTGCCGGAACAGCAGGAGGATATGATAAGTGGTATAAAGATGATCCGTGGAAATGGAAACATGAACCGAAATCCTTAACCGATCAGAATTTTCGTGAACATGAGGATCAGCTAGTTCATGAAGATGCACTAGATTTGAAATATTATAATTCACCAACAATTGATTTAAAAAGTGAAAATTTGATTATTAATTATAAAGAACTTTTAAAAAGAACTCAGGAGGCAATAGATGAACGCAGGAATTATTTGATAGAGACGAAGAGAGAAGCAGAAGCCGAAAGAGAAGAATCATTAGCATTTGGATATGCCCGCGAATATTTGAAATATATTGATAAAGAAAATAAACCAGTTGTTAATTATCTTGTTAAAGAATTTGAAATGAAAAAGAAAGCAGCTGAATATAAAAGGTCGATGACTGCAAACACAGGTGCCATATCTCTTTCAGATATTCATAAGTACAAATATTGTGATAATATTTTTAAGAAAATTACGATTGTTCCTGAAGGTAAGAGTCACGGACTTTATTTTTTAATGGATTGGTCAGGTTCTATGAGTGATAAAATGATTCCAACTTTGAATCAATTATTTCAATTAATAGATTTCTGCAGGAAATGTAATATCGCTCATGAGGCATATGCTTTTGTTGATTACAGTTTTGATGAAGAAGGAAAAGAAAAAGAAACTTTTGGGCATCCTTATAAAGAACAATTAGGCGATTTGGCAATAGGAGATAAATCTACTCAATTAATTGAAATATTTTCTAATAAAATGTCCAGTAGGGAATTTAAGTCTCAACGTGAAAATCTTCTTTTATCCATACTTCGATGTGATAGAGATTTTGCAAATGCGTACTGGTTAGAAGAAAGAAAAAATAAAGTAATTTATAGAAATAAAATGACTGGTAGAAATACCAAAATTCCGAAAGATACAATCCCTTCTTTAATTTTTGACACTTGGGGGGTGGAAAAAGGATGTCGAACATCTTGGGAATGGAATTCAATAGCACGAGCGATTAATTTTCCGCTACATCGTCTTTGCGGAACTCCTTTGAATGATGCAATCATGATAAGTTCAGTAAATGTTAAAAGATTCCAAAGAGAAAATAATTTAGATATTGTTAACACAATTATTCTTTCAGACGGAGAATCTAATTCATCTCATAAAACTTTCGTGACAAGAGAAGGTAGCGGAGATGAACTTTTTACAGAACGAATTGAAACTCGTGATTCTAACATCAGGTTGGTTGATAAAGAAACAAAAAAAGTTTTTGAATGGACCGCCTGTCATGGATTTCGTCAAACAGAAAATTTTATAAATTATTTTAAATATAAGACTGGTTCAAACGTTTTAGGATTTTTTCTTACAACTTCTTCTGATGATGCAGGACGCATGGTCGGTTGGAACCAATGGCAAGATAGAAAATCGGATTACAATCGAAACGGATACATGATCGTAGATGATCATGGATATGATGAACTTTATGTAATCAAACAACATGCCTCCGTTTTGATGGAGGATGAAATAAATATTGATACTAATAAAGTTAATTCAACAGCTTCTTTGACTAAGGCATTCAAAAAATTTCAGAAAGGAAAATTAGAAAAAAGGATAATGCTTCAAAGATTTGCGGAAATGGTTGCTTAATGCAAGTTTGTTTTACAACAATTTCAACTGGTTATAAGGAACACATTGATATTATTGATAATCAAATATGTTGCCATGTTGCGCTATAAATGGTATAATATATATAGAGAATAAAAAAAGACCAGCGACAACTGCTGAAGCGAAGAGTTGGGTGGGATGGCGGTAAACAAACAATAATAATAACGAGAGAGGTTATATGATGAATAAGGAAGAATTAGTAGAAACTTGGAAATCCAAGCACGGTGTACAAACGATTTTAGATCGTTCACAAGTAAATGTAGTAGCTGATGAAAGTGGTAATCCAGAACCAAATCAGAATTTTCTGGGAAAACTTAGAGTAGGTCGAAATCAGTTTTCAATTGCAAATTATGGAAAGAACATGACAGCTCCTGTAGCAAAATGGGGAGATAAATATCGCAAACCGAAAGCGCTTAAAGATGTGAAGATCGTCCAGCACGATACCACAATCAAGAAAGTAGATGAAAACATCTCTTTCGTTCCAGAAAAAGATCCCAATTATATTAAAGCAGGATATTACAAAGAACTAGTTCAGATATTTAAATCTGGAATGTTCGTGCCTTCTTTTATTACCGGCTTGTCCGGAATGGGTAAAACCAAGGAAGTTTTTGAAGCCGCGGCTAGTACAAAGCGCGAATTAATTCGTGTCAATATTACAATTGAAACAGATGAAGATGACCTTCTCGGTCATTATATTTTAAAAGACGGGGAAACCATCTGGGAAGACGGGCCAGTTATTGTCGCAATGGAAAGAGGCGCACTGCTTCTTCTTGATGAAATTGATCTTGCATCTAATAAGATTATGTGTCTCCAACCTGTACTTGAAGGCGGAAGTATTTTCTTGAAAAAGATTAATCGTCTTGTAAAGCCTGAAGCTGGATTCAACATTGTCGCAACTGCCAATACAAAAGGTAAGGGTAATGACGATGGCCGGTTTATCGGAGCCAACATTCTTAATGAAGCTTTTCTTGATCGTTTTCCAATTACATTCGAACAAGATTATCCCCCTACCGCCGTTGAAAAGAAAATTGTTTCTAGAATTCTTAAAAACCACGGTGTTGTAGATTCAGACTTTGTTAATCATCTTTGTCAGTGGACAGATGTTATCCGCCGGACCTTTGCTGACGGGGGAATAGATGAAATTATTTCTACTCGTCGTTTGATAAACATTGTTACTTCTTATATGATATTTCAAAATAAAGAAAAAGCGATCGAATTTTCGATCAACCGGTTTGATGATGATACCAAAACAGGATTTATGGATCTCTGGACTAAAGTAGACCCTAATGCAGTTCCTGATGAACCTGAAGCATCTGGTGAAGGTGAATCAGAAGCGTCGGGAGATATGCCATATTGATTGTCTACATAACCATTATTCACAAAATAAAATAATTTAATCCTTGACATTATTTACATTATCAGCTATAATTATTAAATAGTTGATAATGTTTTTTGTATTTTGTTAATGATGAGAAAAAGGAAATGATGCAAATTGAAGTACCTATAGCAGATTTAAGAAAGAAAAAAATATTTGTTGCTACACCAATGTATGCGGGCATGTGTAGTGGAATGTATACAAAAGCTTGTTGCGACTTAGCAACCACCGCTACCAAATATCAAATAGATTTAAAGTTCTTTTATCTTTTTAACGAATCCCTAATTACAAGAGCGCGAAATTATTGTGTCGATGAATTTTTGAGATCAGATTATACTCATCTCATGTTCATTGATGCAGATATTTGTTTCGATCCGAATTATGTTTTAACATTAGCTGCTCTATGTGATGAAACTAAACCAATTGTTGGAGGAATATATCCTAAGAAGTGTATTGCTTGGGAAAAAGTTCGTAATGCTGTTGATAAAGGTTTAGCTGATGATAATCCTATGCTTCTTGAAAAGTTTACAGGAGATTTTGTTTTCAATCCAACTGGTGGAACTCAAACAATATCTTTATCTGAGCCAGTTGAAGCATTAGAAATAGGAACAGGATTTATGATGATACGTAGAGAAGCGTTAGATGAATTCGCAAAAGCTTATCCTAAATTTCGATATAAACCCGATCATAATCGATCAGACCATTTCGATGGTTCCAGATATATTCATGCTTTTTTTGATACCATTATTGATAATGATCAATGGATGGGCGAAGGAAATTCTGAAAACTCAGATCGTTATCTATCTGAAGATTATATGTTCTGTCAATTAGCACATAAAATTGGAATTAAAACCTTTCTATGTCCTTGGATGAAATTACAACATATTGGAACATATGTGTTTAATGGTAATCTTCCTGATATGGGAGCCTTAGAATACGCAGCCCATGGATATGATACTGAAAGTCGACCTTTTCTTGAGGACCGAAAAAAGAAATTAGAATCAAAAGGAATGAGCAGAAAAGACAGAAGAGCTCTTGCCAAAGAAAAACGGAAGGATTCTAAAAAGAAGGACAAACCTGATCATACGGAGAGTCCTAATCACCTATAGGAAATATAATGATTATACATAATGATACTATTGAAACATTAAAAAACTTCGCTGAGATTAATCAGAGCTTGATTATTGAAGCAGGAGATACGATAAAGACAGTTAGTGAACAAACAAACGTTTTAGCAAAGGCTAAACTTGGTCAAAGCTTTCCTCAGGATTTTGCTATATATGATTTGAATAAATTTTTAGGAGTTCTTTCATTATTTGCAGAACCTCAATTTGATTTCAGTGAAAAATCAATAAAAATACAATCAAGTGTTGACGCTAATAATTTCGTCGCAGGTGATTCCGTAGCTGAATATCAATTTGCAAATATGAGTTTATTTGAAAACGAGAGAAAGATCCTAGCAAAAGATATAAATTTACCGTCTGAAGAAGCTGTTTTTAGATTAGAAGAAAAATATCTTAGTTCCATAATGAGAGCAGCAGCGGTAATGAGTCTCCCAGAAATTGCAGTTGTAGCAAATGACGGGAAACTTAAAATACAAGCAATAGAAGCTAAAACATCTATTGATAGTTATGCAGTTGAATTAGGAGTTTCAACTTCTAATTTCAAAATGATTTTTAAAATAGAAAATCTTAAACTTATGAGGGGGTCTTATGATGTTAAGATATCAGACAAAGGATTAGGGCATTTTAAAAATATAGATCGAGATCTAGAATATTGGATTGCAACTGAACAAACATCTTGAAATTATGACAAAAAATATATTATGGGTTGAAGCTTATAGGCCTCAAACAGTATCGGAATGTATTCTACCAGATCATTTGAAAGAACCGTTTGAATCTTATGTGACTACAGGCAATATACCAAATCTTCTTTTATGCGGTGGTCCCGGCATGGGTAAAACCACAATTGCGAAAGCAATGTGTAAAGAGATTGGCTTAGACTATTTGGTTATTAATGGTTCTCAAGAATCCGGTATTGATTTATTAAGAGTTAAGTTAGAAAATTATTGTAGTAGCGTTTCTTTAATTGGTGGTCGTAAAGTCGTTATTATAGATGAAGCTGATTATTTAAATCCTCAATCTACTCAGCCCGCAATGAGAGGATTTATTGAAAGATTTGCAGATAACTGTAGTTTCATTTTTACTTGTAATTATCTTAATAGAATTATCGATCCTATTCATTCTCGATGTTCGGTAGTTGAATTTAAGGTAGATAAAAAAGAATCTCCTAAAATAGCACAGCAGTTATTAGATAGGATTAAAGTAATTCTTAATGAAAATAATGTAAAGTTCAACGAAAAGGTTATTGTTGAACTTATTATGAAATATTATCCTGATTTTAGAAGAACTCTAAATGAATTACAACGATATAGCACCAGCGGAAGTATTGATAGCGGTATCCTTAGTTTACTTTCCGATTCTGATTTTAACGCTCTTATTAATGCATTAAAGGAAAAGAACTTTACAAAGGTTCGTAAATGGGTTGTTGATACAAGTCATACAGATGCTAGAACAGTATATAGAAAGTTATATGATAATTTGCATGACCATTTGACGCCAGCAGGATTACCACCAATAATTCTTTTATTGGCAGATTATCAATATAAGAGTGCATTCGCTGCCGATCAAGACATAAATCTTACAGCATGTTTAATTGAGATCATGATAGAAGGCCAATGGCAATAAATCCGTTTGATTTTGTAAATGATATTAATTATAAGAAAAAAGATATACTAAGTGACGACTATGATAATCAATTAGAAGGACAATATAAAGCGTTTCTGGTAAATCGATCTTTAAGCTTTAATTTCGATACTATCCTTCAAGCCAATGAAATGAATACCAGAACTCATCTGGATAATAAACTTCAATACCACTATTTGCTAAATATTATCAGACCCAAGAATAGATTTGGTCGATGGTTGAAAGCTGAGAAGTATGAAGCCATAGATTTAATTGTTGAATATTATGGATACAGCCTTCAAAAAGCAAGAGAGGTTGTAGATATCTTCAGTGATGAGGATCTGAATACTCTTAGGCAAGAATTATTTACAGGTGGTTTGAAGGAGAACAATGAGCGCAGAGATAGATTCTCTCGTTGAAATTAAGTTAAAGCAACCCGACGATTTTTTAAAAGTAAAAGAAACATTAACGAGAATAGGTGTAGCATCTAAGAAGGATAAGACTTTATATCAATCTTGTCATATTCTTCATAAGCAAGCTAGATATTATATTGTACATTTTAAAGAATTGTTTATGTTGGACGGTAAACCTTCCAATTTTTCGGATAATGACGCCGCGAGGCGAAATACAATAGTAAATTTATTAGCCGAATGGGATCTGGTACAAAAAGTTAATAATGATGAAATCGATGAAGATAACATAGTTCCAATTAATCAATTAAAGATTATATCTTTTAAGAAAAAAGATGAATGGGAACTAGTTGCGAAATATAATATAGGTAATAAAAAAAATGACGACACTAAGTCTGAAAGCTCATAAATTATATCCCGACGTAACCCTTCCAACATTTTCAACACGAGGCTCCGCATGTTTTGATATACATGCATATTATACTCCTGAAATAGGATGTAAATTTTGGAATGACGATAGGAAAAAATTTATTGAAAGACATGATAAGAATATAGTAATACATCCTTTTCAAAGAGTCCTAGTTCCTACAGGGATAATTTTAGATATTCCATCGGGATATTCAGTAAGAATACATCCAAGATCTGGTACAGCGATTAAACAAGGTATGAGTTTTATTAATTGTGAAGGAGTGATCGATTTTGATTATATCGATCCGCTAATGATTCCTGTAATAAACTTATCAGACGTTCAATCAATTGTTATAAATAACAATGATAGAATTGCTCAGGGCGAACTTGTGAGATTACAACAATATAATATTGAAGAAATTAGCTCACCTCCTAAACAAAAAACCAGCCGAACAGGTGGTTTTGGGAGTACTGGCAAATGAGTAAATTTAAAGTTTTAGGGCACAGTTACGACTTAGAAGTATACGAAGAAGTTTTAACTGATCCCGAAAAAGGTACTATTGAATTCGACGAGGTCGGAGTGTATAGTGCCAATTCCATATTATATTTAATATGGATAGTGCTCAAACACAGATTTGGGCATTTAATAGCCGGAGAAGGTTGGAGAGATTAATTCTTGACCTTTTCTTTTCATATCATTAGGAATTGCTTGCGTAAGGGTTCTTAATGTTTTACTAAACGTCTTTGCTTAAAGAAGGAGGACATATGTTAACGACTAACGCACTTTCTGTATTCCCCACCCACAAACAATTTGAACAAGCATTAGGATTATCCGTTGGATTTGAAACAATGTTTGATAGACTTTTCGAGTGTAATCAACAAAACCAATCTTCTGGTTATCCACCTTATAACTTGAAAAGAGATGGAGAACACTATATAATAGAGTTAGCAGTTGCAGGACTCAGCGAAAAAGATATTATGGTGCATGTTGAGGATCGGGTATTAACTGTCAGCAGTGAAACAGAGAAAACCGATGAATCTTATATTCATCAAGGTATTGCTAAGCGCTCATTTAAAAGATCTTGGACTTTAACTGATGATATGATAGTTAACGACGCGGTTATGACCAGTGGAATGTTAATTATCACCTTAGAAAGAATTGTTCCTGAGGATAAGAAATCTAGACGGATCCCAATTGTAACTAAATAATTTATTTTTCGTAAATTATACAGGAGGGGGCGTTATAAATATGTTATATAGAAATGTGGTCATAACAAACCCTCTTTTAGGATTATACAGTGATAGATTTATTAAATACAGATGAAGATATTAGAGTAGCACAAAATTTTACTCTTCCCGAACTTGTGAAAAGTTCAACGGCGGCTAGATTGGGAATATCCAATATGCCTGATACCGCACAAATTTTAGTTAACCTTACTAACGTTGCAAATCATATTTTACAACCGGTAAGAAATGAAGTTGGACCACTTCGAGTTAATAGTGGTTATAGAGGATTGGCTCTGAATAAGGCAGTCGGCGGATCTAAAACTAGTCAACATTGTTGGGGAGAAGCAGCTGATTTTGAAAGTTCCAGAATAGGTAATTATAAATTAGCGTGCTGGATTAAAGAAAATTTAGAATTTGATCAATTAATTTTAGAATTTTATACTCAAGGTCAACCTAGTAGCGGATGGGTCCACTGCTCTTTTAAAACAAATGGTCAGAATCGCGGAAAAATTAATACAGCTCTGAGAGTAAAAGGAAAAACAGTATATAAAAATGGGCTGATTCAATGAACCGATTATTAATATTTCCTCTTTTGGTATATCTCCAATTTCTATATTTAATTGGGGCATATAAGACTAAAAGAAGTTGGGTTGATGATCATATATTATGGTGTTATAAGAAATTAAAATCTTATGGACACAAAGTGGAATATAATTATTTTGATAAATGAAATTTTATACAAACGTACACCAAATCGGTGATCATGTTTTAGTTAGGGGTTATGAAAACGGCCAACGTTTTGATGATCGCATTGAATATCACCCCACAGTTTTTATTCCTTCCAACGAAAAATCAAAATATTCAACTATTGATGGAAAATCATTATCTCCTATTAAGCCCGGTACAATTAAAGAAACAAGAGAATTTATTCGAAAATATGATGGAGTAGAAAATTTTCAGATTTATGGAATGACTGCTTGGAGATATAATTATATTTACGAAGAGTTTCCCAAAGACAAAGGTATTGATTATGATTTTTCACAACTCATAGTTGCGAGTATTGATATTGAGGTTGGTTCAGAACATGGTTTTCCGGATCCAATTTCTGCCTCAGAAGAAATACAAGCAGTTACTGTTGGAGCAAAAGGAAAATATTTTGTATTTGGATGTGGTGAATATAATAATACTAATCCAGATGTTGAATATTTTCACTGCGCCGATGAAAATCATTTAGTTCAAGAATTTCTTTCTTTTTGGGAAAAGTTGGCACCTGATATTATTACAGGGTGGAATATTCAAGGCTTTGATATCCCATATTTAGTTAATAGGATTTCTAGATTATTTGATAAAAAGAATGTTAAGAGATTATCTCCATGGAGAATAGTTAATGAAAGAACAACAAATTTTAGAGGCAGAGAAACAATCTTTCATGATCTCATCGGCATTGCTGTTATTGATTATATTGATGTTTATAGAAGGAATTCTCCTCCAGCGGAAAGTTATAGGTTAGATTATATTGCTTCTATTGAATTAGGAGAAAGAAAATTATCGTTTGAGGAATATGGAAATCTTTATACATTATATAAAGAAAATTTTCAGCTGTTTATCGATTATAATATTAAAGATGCGCAGCTCGTAGAACGATTAGAGGAAAAGAAAAAATTGATAGAAATGGTGGTTGCTTTGGCATATGAAGCAAAGGTAAACTATCAAGACACATTTGGAATGGTGATGATGTGGGAAGTTATTCTTGCGAATGATTTAATGAATAGAAATATAATAGTTCCACCCAAGAAAGATAATATAAAAAATGCCGCATATGTTGGAGCATATGTAAAAGAAGTACAAGCGGGCCTACATAATTGGGTTGTCAGCTTTGATTTAAATAGTCTATATCCTCATTTAATTATGCAATACAATGTTAGCCCTGATACTATTTTAACGGGCGTTACAGAGACATGTCGGGTTGATTCTTTATTAAATAAGCAAGTTGATTTAAACAAATATTATGATAAAGATATTATCATTGCTCCTAACGGACAAGGGTTCAAAAAAGATGAACAAGGATTCTTACCAAGAATAATGCAGGAAAAATATGATAATAGAGTTATCTTTAAAAAGAAGGAAATCGCGGCTAAGAAAAAATTAGAAAAAGAAAAAGATCCAATCGAGATAGAAAAATTAAAAAAGGAAGCAGATTCATTTGGTAATAAACAAACCGCTATGAAATTAATGCTTAATAGTGTTTACGGTGCTTTTGGAAATCCGTATTTTAGATTTTTTGATTTGAGAATATCAGAAGCTATTACATTGGGAGGACAGCTCAGTATTCGCTGGGCAGAAACTGTGGTCAATAATTATCTCAACAAAATTTTAGAAACAGAAGAGGTTGATTATGTATTGGCATCAGACACTGATTCCCTCTATATTACATTAGATGCATTAGTTCAAAAAGTATTTCCTGAAAATCCGGATACAACTAAAGTAATAAATTTTTTAGATAAAGTATGTGAGGAAAAACTTCAAGGAGTAATTGATAGCGGATATTCAGAACTTGCAAGCTATATGAATGCTTACGGTCAGAAGATGTTTATGAAAAGAGAGTGTATTGCTGATAAAGGTATTTGGACGGGAAAGAAACATTATATTCTTAATGTTCATGATAACGAAGGAGTTAGATATGCGAACCCACGAATCAAGGTTATGGGAATTGAATCTGTCAAATCATCAACTCCCACATCTTGTAGAGATAAATTAAAAAAGTCTTTTGATATTATCATCAATCACGATGAAGAAGCTATACAGAAGTTCATTGCAGATTTTAGAGAACAGTTCGAAAAAGAACCTATTGAAAATATTGCATTCCCCAGATCAGTTAAGGGAATTGAAAAATATAATGGTGGTACAAAATTGTATGCTAAAGGAACACCCGTTCATGTAAAAGCAACACGCTTGTATAATCATTTTCTGAAACAAAATAAATTGCAAAATAAGTATCCTCTTATTCAAGAGGGGGAAAAGATTAAATTTATTTATTTGAAACAGCCTAATCCTATTAGAGATGGTGTCATAGCCATGATGGAAGGCTTGCCTGAAGAGTTCGGGCTTCATGATTATATTGATTATGATAAACAATTTGAAAAGTCTTTTAGGGGACCCTTGAATGAAATATTAAAAGTCATTGGATGGTCTCCTGAAAAAACAAGTTCTCTAGAAGCTTTTTTAGTATAGAGAATTTGATAAATATGCATAGTAAGGTAGTTCGGAATGAGCTGAGTTACCAGAAATTATGTTTAACCGTGGTGAGAGAATAATATAAAATAAAAGGAGAACAATATATGGTAGATAAAGTACTTGGATGGATTCGTTCCATCACTGAACTTGGTTTAGCAGTTATTGCTCTTGGCGTAGTTCTTCAGATTATTTTTGGTGCAGCTTTACCGTTTATCGGAATTGATATCGTGGGTTCTGTTGTAGCACTTGTAAAACAATTAGGACAAGAAGGTTTTGTCGGTTTAATTGCGATATGGGTACTCTGGGGAATTTATTCCAAGTCATAACTAGAAATTGTGGCGCATCGGCAGACTTGGGTTAAACCCCGAGGCGTAGCCATCCTGCTGTCCCTGCTTCGGCGTTGGGCTTAGGTGTGCGCCACTTTGCATGCAAAAGGGGGAGCCGAATATTGCCCCCCTTTTTTTGAAAAATATAATGATTAATTGAAAAAGGTTTTATGAGTGATTATTTTGGAGAAATGCTACAAGTAGCTAATAATGAATATGGCGCAGTAGTAAGTGATGGTGTTGAAGCAGGCGATGTAGAAAGTTTTATTGATACCGGATCGTATATTTTAAATGCTCAATTGTCTGGTAGCATCTATGGTGGATTACCATCTAATAAAATTACAGCATTTGCCGGAGAAAGTTCAACAGGCAAAACTTTTTTCGTTTTAGGTTGTGTCAGACAATTTCTCGTAGATAATCCTACTGGTGGAGTTATATATTTTGAAAGTGAATCTGCCATAACCAAAGATATGATAGAATCAAGAGGAATCGATTCTAAACGAATGATTATCCTACCTGTTGCTACGGTTCAAGAATTCAGAACACAAGCAACTAAAATTCTAGAAAAACATTTAGAAGAACCCATCAAGTCTCGTCCGCCAATGATGATATGTTTAGATTCATTAGGTAATCTTTCTACTACTAAAGAAATGGAAGATGTTAGTGACGGTAAAGAGACCAGGGATATGACCAGAGCACAAATGGTTAAAGGCACATTTAGGGTTTTAACTTTATTAGGTGGTAAAGCTAAAGTACCTCTTGTTGTTACTAATCACACATACGATCAAATAGGAACATTATTTCCTCAAAAAATTATGGGTGGAGGAACAGGCTTACATTATGCCGCATCTAGTATCGTATTTCTATCTAAAAAGAAAGAAAAGGATGGTACTGAAGTAATTGGTAATATAGTTCATTGTAGAACTTATAAATCTAGGCTCACAAAAGAACATAAAATGGTAGATGTTCTTCTTACCTTTAAAGAAGGATTGAATAGATATTATGGATTAGCAGAATTAGCAGAGAAGTATGGAATCTTTAAAAAAGTTTCTACCAGATTAGAAATGCCTGATGGAGAAAAGGTTTTTCTAAAAACCATGCTTAAAAATCCTACCAAGTATTTTACTAAAGAAATTTTAGACAAGTTAGACGTTGCAGCTGGGAAAGAATTTTTATATGGTGAAATGGAAATAGAAGAATTGGCTGTAGAAGAAGAATCAGCACCCAAAGAGGCAAGATAGGAGTATACATATGTGTCCTATATGCTGGATTAGTGGTTTTATTGCCGTACTATTTGGCGGCAGTTTTGTCGCCACCGTTAACCATCCTATAAGTTGGATTATAGGAGGATTTGTTGTTGCTTATGGCCTTTATAAATTTTATGATGGTTATAAACGTGGTAAATCAATGGAAGAAGACACAAAAGCCAAAAATAGAAAAACAATTTATAGATTTGTCCAAGGGATTGTTATCGGAAGTTTTGTTACCGGAGTACTTTTTTACAAATACACGGCGGACGAACATCAACGAATGCATGATTTGTTAGATCAACATGGAATAGAACAACATGTCGACTGATAATATGATAATAGAGAAAGTTAAAGTAGTGGAATTAACGTTTGAAGATGGAACAAAAAAAATATGTCGAGGGGGAGAAGCTGCTGTGGAAAGAGCCTGGGGAACTTATCCAATAGTATCTGCTAGGTGGACTGGCGAAGAAGAAACAATGCAATGGATTCCTCTAGAAGATAATCGAACAGAGATAACGGGCTGGTAAAAAGAATGAATGAATTAACAAAAAAAGATTACGATAGAATTAATAGTTATTTTAATTTAGTTCCTCATCCGGAACATATCGAAGATGTTTCTCAAATGTGTGTTGAATTAAACACGGGCCCTTTTAAAGGAACTGTTATAAAATATGGTAAGTTTCAAGTTGCTCCACCGGATGAAATGGGAGAAAGTAATGCGAAATATGAATACGATGTTATTCTTGTTCCACCAGAATTACAGGGAGTAGAACATTCTGATGAAGAAGGTGTAGAATTTGAATATATGATTGGAGAAATTTTAGTTAAATTATTATGGGACAGATATAAAGAAGAGAGTGAAAAGGAAGGAGTAAAAACAAATGATGCCACGGATAGAACAGCTGATACTATCACATTTAATACATAATGAAAATTTTACGAGGAAAGTTGTTCCTTACGTAAAATCTGAATATTTTGAAGATCCTCCGGAAAAAATAGTTTTCAAATTAATTCAAGAATATATTTTAAAGCATAATGACCTACCAACCAAACAAAGTTTATTAATAGATTTAGATCAATTAGATGGTATACATGAATCAGAATATACTAAATCTAGTGAAATAATTAATACTTTAGAAAAGCCTAGTGATTCTAAAGACATCACACCCTGGCTTTTAGAACAATCAGAAACATTTTGTCAAGATAAAGCAATATATAATGCTGTAGTGAATGCTATCGCAATTCTTGAAGGTAATGAAAAGACTCATTTATCTAAAGGAGCAATTCCCACCGTTTTATCAGAAGCTTTAGCTGTTTCTTTTGATCCTCATGTAGGACACGATTTTATTGACGACGCGGACAAAAGATTTGATTTTTATCATAGAGTAGAAGAAAAACTTGAATTCGATCTCGAGTTGTTTAATAAAATTACAAAAGGGGGTTTACCTAAGAAGACTTTAAATATTTGTTTAGCAGGAACTGGAGTTGGTAAATCTTTATTCATGTGTCATCAAGCCGCTAGTTGTCTTTCTATTAATAAAAATGTTCTTTACATCACCATGGAGATGGCGGAAGAAAGGATCGCTGAAAGAATTGATGCGAATCTTTTAGATATTCCTATGAGTCAATTAGAAGAAATTCCTAGAGATATGTATAAAAAGAAAATAGATAAACTCAAAGGAAAAACCAATGGTAAAATAATTATTAAAGAATATCCTACTGCATCTGCCGGCGCAATGCATTTTAAAAATTTATTAGGTGAATTAAACTTGAAACGTAATTTTGTTCCCGATATAATATTCATAGATTATTTAAACATTTGTACATCTTCTAGAATAAAGGCAGGAGCCAATGTTAATTCATACACATATATTAAATCTATTGCTGAAGAATTAAGGGGCTTAGCTGTAGAATATAATGTTCCGATTATGTCTGCAACACAAACAACCAGATCAGGGTTTACAAGTACAGATATTGGTTTAGAAGATACATCTGAGAGTTTTGGTTTACCAGCAACCGCTGACTTTATGTTCGCACTTATATCTTCTGAAGAAATGGAAGAATTAAATCAAATGCTTGTAAAACAATTGAAAAACAGATATAATGATCCTACATCTTATAGAAAGTTTATTATTGGAGTAGATAGAAGTAAAATGAGACTTTATGATGTCGACCAAAAAGCTCAAGAAGATATATCGGACAGCGGACAAGATGATGAACCATTGTTTGATATCTCCACCGATAATAGACACAGAAATAAAGCTGATTTCGGGAATTTTCAATATGAATGATGCCGCCACTCCAAATGGATTAGAATTTATTAAAGATTCATTAGGATGTATAGATTTAGCTTTTAAAGAATTTGAAAATTCATATAATACAAAAACAAATCGTTATATTAAGCTTTGGCATGAATGTGCTAATAGAACGGAAGAAATATTAGAAGATGAACTAGGATTTTCTTGCTATGTTAATATACGAAAAGATTTGGGTCATGCTTTATATGAAATGACTTTCGATGGAGCTGCTAATGTTCCCGAAGAACATTTTTCAGAATCAGAATTAGAAATAACAATTAATTTATCACCAGAATTATATACACAGCAATTATTTGTGCCAGAATCTGCTTGGGAAAAATATAGACAACAATTTACTCTCACCTACATTCATGAATTAACACATTCTTTACAATTTGATGATCAACAAACCGCGCAACCCGCATATGATGATTATTTTTCAAACCCATTTGAAATAGATGCGTATAGTTCTGAACTCGCCTTTGATATGTATCTCCACGATAAGCCAAAAACAAGTTGTGAAGCTTTTATGAGATATTCTACAATAAAAGAACAAAATATTTTTAAACAATTCATACATCTTACCGAAAAGAAATATGAGTATCTTAAAAACAATAAATAAGATTATACTACTATTTTGAAGGGAAAACATGGAAAAAATTCAAGACCTGCATGAAGCAGTTAAGGAAGTTCTAGAGGAAGCTGCTATAAGTAAATTGGCAGTGAAAAGTATGGAAGAAGTTGCTTCGCGTGCAAATAGAATAGCGAGATGGGCTCGTAATGCTGCTGAAATGGATTCAGCTGATGCTAAGTCGGTTAAAGCCCTAGCTAAAGATATTCAGAAGACTATGGATAAATGGGCAAAAGGTTCCTGGGAGGGGAAATCACTTTGAAAACATATAAATCTTTTCACTGAAAAAATTAATATGAAAACATATAAAAATTTTATGACTGAATCTGCCGAACATATAATAGAGCTTCTTCTGGAAAAAGATCTAAGAAATCTTAATGCTCCAGAACTGGCTCCTCTTTTGAGAATTTTAAAGCAATCTCCTCAGGCGACTATTGATAGAGCATACGAAGCAGTATTTGTTCCCAATATGGAAGCGAGAATCAGTCAATTATTTGATAATAGGGGCATGACAACAGGTAAAGTAGAAGTGGCTAAAGAAGCTCTGATGTCAAAAATTATTAAAATAAATGCAAAAGTAGAAGAAAAGTTAGATTTTATAAACAAATTAATAGGCGGAAAATTAGTTGATGCGAAAGCTATAGTAACTAAAGCTCTAGAAGGCGAAACTAATATTGGTAGCAAAGAATATATTATAGATTCTAATCCTATAATTAATAATTCAGCGTTTTATAATTGGTTTGTTAATTGGGAACCCCAAATAGATAAAAGAAATATGGGTGGCGGTGAGATTTTTTTAATTTTAAACCATCCTAGTGGGCGTAAAGGTAAAGATGGAAAAGGTGATGTTTGGTTTGAAGGTGGAGTCGCCGGCACACCAGGTGTTATCGAATTAAAAAAAGGCGGTAAAGATTTAGAATCGGATGATCCAGAAGCAAAAAAGGGCAGTGGTGCAGCATTTGGTAAAAAAGATGGATTCAGAGATGGAAAGAAAGTCTTTGATGACTTTTGGAAAAAAACAACGCGTTCCAAAAAAGTTCCCGATAATGTTGGATTGGGAGTAGTTGATTCATCTAGGGGCGGTGGAGTTATAAAGAAAGAAAAATTTTCAGCGGCAATGAATGAAGCATCAATAAGGTTGCACGAATATGGCGCCTCTGTTACTCAAATTGCGGATATGTGGAAAAAAGTGTGTACTGCATGCCAAGGAATGGATGGTGGAATTAAATTTGATGATGCTATTTACATAGAAGGTAATATGTGCGTGACAGAGCCTAATACGTTTATGCATATTTGGGTTGCGAACGGTATGAATGCATATGCAAAGAAAGAAAATCATGATATTATTTTATATTATAATCCAATAAACTTAAAAGCATATGCATTTAAAACTGGCATAGATTATCTTAATGTTGCCGGCAAGGTTAAGATTGATTATGACTGGGCTTTAAATTGGAAAGAAGGCGGTTATGGAAATTTTGTACCAAGATTAAAAGTAGAAAAATTTGAACCGGCAAAATTGGTTAAAGGGGAATCAGGATACGGTGATATCCTGGGCGATGTATTCGCGAATGCTTTAACAGCCGATAGGTATGATCCCAAAGGTGCAGAGAAAAAATATAAGAAAGCAACAGATAAGAATACATCTTTAAAAGATACTATAAATTCCTATTTGAGAGATAAAGCTCCGGAAGACGGCAAACTGAGAACATTTTCTGATTTTACGAATTGGAAGAGGCTCAAATTACCCAATATTATATCAGGAAAACCAAACGCAGGTAATCGCTCAGAACTATCAGTTGCAATTAAGAAGCACTTATCATGAAATCTTATAAACAGTTTCTCGTAGAAGCATCGGGTAAGAATCTTCATATGGAACATCTCGAAGACGAGGTGTTGAATGGAGGAGTTAATGGTACTAGAGGTGCTATTAATTTTCTGAGATCGCTAAGAGATATGTTAGCAGGAAATAATAAAGAAGCAGTTAATGTTACAGTTAAATGGGATGGCGCTCCGGCGGCGGTAGCAGGAATTCATCCTAATGGAAAATTTTTCGTTGATTATAAATCAATGAGGAAACCTTGCTTTACACAATCAGATGTAGATGAACATTTTGGTGGCGGACCTTTACATCCAAAAATGTCTGCTCTTTTAGAACATTTGCCCAAATTAAATATACCAGGAAATATATTTCACGGAGATGTTCTTTGGACAGATAATAAAGATAAAAAAATTAAAACAATTGATAAAGAAAAGTATGTTACTTTTACTCCTAACACTATAACATATGCTGTACCATTAAATACTGAATTAGCTAAAAAAATTATTACTGCCAAAGTCGGGATTGTTTTTCATACAACATATAAAACAGCCGGTGCGGATGATTTAAATGATCTTAAAGCAGAGTTTGGAGCAGATATAAATTTATGGTCTTCTCATAGGGATGTTTGGGCCGTAAATGCAGATTTTACCGATTTAAGTGGATCTGCAACATTTACTCAAGCAGATACCACCAAAGTAACCGGAATGCTTTCTGAATTAGGAAAAGATTTTAATAAAATTAATGGAAGATTTTTAGATAATATATCAAAAGATAATATTATTAGAACGCACATTAAAACATTCATGAACACAAAAGTTAGAGAAGGTGAATTTGTTGATAACTATAAAAGATCGGCAAAAGATTGTGTTAAGTGGATTGAGAATAAAATGCAGAACGAAGTTGGGAAGTTAAAGTCTGAAAGAGGTAGGCAAAGAAAACAAATGACTGTTGATGGATATATGAAAACTTTAAATGGTTCCATGGATCAAATAGAGATCATATTTCGATTAATATCATTAATAAATAATATCAAACTTTTTATAGTTGAAAAATTAGAAGAAGTAAAAGGAATAACAAATACTTTTATAAAAACCCCTTCAGGGTATAGAGTAACTAAACCAGAAGGTTTTGTTGCTATAGATACTTTTGATAATCAAAAAGGTTTAAAATTAGTTAACAGGATGGAATTTAGTAGAATAAATTTCACCGCAGAAAAGGAGTGGGACCAATGAGACCCATTTTTACAAAAGAAACTGAAGCATTGAAAGAAGGTTCTCAATGGTCAGTAAAAATAACAGACGCTTTGAGAGAATGTATCGAGGCTGCACCGGCGAGGCCCAAAAATAAATTAGCCCAGATTTATGAAGAGTATATGGAAAAATTTGGCAGGGGACACAAACTGGGAAGAGTTCCTCCAATGCTAAAAGATATGCTTAATGCAATAGAAGAAGGATCGGACGCAAGAGTAGATCGCGAAAACTGGTAATTCGATTTTTAAATTATAAATTAGGAGAAGAATATAATGGCTGATAAACATAATTATTTCGGAGAGAGCCCTTTCTCAAACGATGATTATACCGATCTAGCAAATTCTGTAAAAAGAATTGTAGATAAAAAGTCTAAAGGGTTTAAATATACTAAGGAACAAATTCGGGATATGTCAGAACAGAACGCAAATAAATCTGTTCAAAATACCTACATGTCAATGGTTCAAAAAGAAGCGGAACACAAAATTGTAAGACCCGGAGAAGAGGATAAAGAGGATAAATGACAACATTCATCGAATTACGTGAAGGAACGTTAAAAACTGCTATATTTACATTTGGACGGTTTAATCCGCCCACAACCGGGCATGAGATTTTAGTTAATAAAATTGTAACAGCGGCTTCTCGAAGTCGGGCCGATGCATTTGTTTTTTTAAGTTCCTCACAAGATTCGAAAAAAAATCCATTAGACTATAAAAATAAAGTCAAATGGATGAAGAAAATGTTTAAGCCAAGAGGCCAAAATATTTTTAAATATTCCAAGGAGCAGCCTGGAGATGTTTTGAAAGTTGCTTCTTTATTGCACGATGAAGGATATAAACAAATCATTATGGTTGTTGGAAGTGATAGAATAAATGACTTTAAAAAACTCTTGACTCAATATAACGGCGTTAAAGATAAGCCGCATGGTTTTTATGATTTTAAAAAAATAGATATAGAAAGTGCAGGAGAAAGAGATCCTGATGCTGATGATGCGACTGGTATGTCTGCATCTAAATTAAGATCTCTCGCTATAGACGGCGATTTCGAAGCGTTTAAAACGGGTTTACCCGATACTTTAAGTGAAAGAGACAGTAGAAGTTTATATCAATTATTAAGAAAACAAATGAAACTCAGTGTAATGGAAAAACAAATAAAAGAAAAACTTAGTACTACGGAAGTGCTTAATACGAGCATAAAACGGCCGCAGAGTTTACCACCAAGAAAAAACAAGGCCACAACCCCAAAACAACAAAAAAAGGCCGCGGATAGTTTTATTTCTGCTAATATGCCCAAAATGCGTCCAGTGAAGTATCCACCCATGCCCGATGATGATGTTAAAGAGAGTTTATGGATGGAACATGTTGAATTTGAAGGAGAGACATTTTGTGTAGATAAGAGAGCCGCTACAATATTTAACTATATAAAATCTTTACCATATAATTATCAAGAAATATCCTATATTAAAGGATGTTTAAAAGAATGTCAAGAATTTTTTGGAAGGTATGAATTAATAACGGAAAAAGTAAAACTTTGGGAACTTTCAGCATTAAGAGGACTTATTAAAAAGACATCTGATTATATAACAATATTAGATGAAGGGTCCGGGATGGTTGATTTTAATAAGACAGATTTTACATATTTACAAGAAATGGTAGATATTCTTCCTGTAGATGAAGTTGACTTTAAAGATCCAGTTAGTAATAAATTGCAAAAACTTCTCGGTTTAAAAGAATGGAATAAGAATCGAACTTCCGAAGGTAGACAGTTAGAATTAGGAACAGATAAATATAGACAATATATTGTGAATTTGACTCCCGAAGAGGAGTTTAAACTCGAACAAGATAAAAAAAGATTAAATCAAACCGAAAGACATAATAAAATTCTTTCGAAAATAATTGCAAGTAGGAGCAACTGATGGACTGGTCAAAATATTATCCCGCAAAATGGAGCGCGGTAACCGCAGAAGATGTTAGAATGATCAGAGAGAAAAAACTCGCTCCTGTAGACAAAGATGCAGTTAAACAAGATTGGAAAGATCGTTCAGATGATGATCATGTTGATATAGACGCTGATGGAGATGAAGACAATTCTGATAAGTTTTTACATAAGAAAAGAAAAGCAATTACTAAGGCTGTAGATGCAGATGAAGCAATGGATCCAGCTATAGCACGAGTAAAAGCAGCCGCGGCAGCAAAGAAAAAACAACTTCAAACTCAGCAAGGCGGAGTAAGGAAATTTTCTATTGCTAGCAATCCTGCAGCACACGACACGGCGATGTCCCAGATGTCAAAGAAGCAGAATGATGTCAACGAAGTTTCGAAAGAACTGTTACAACGCGCAAGAAACACAGCCTATAATAAAGCAGCAGACGCAAGAGACGCACAAAAGAAGAGGGTTGTCGACAACCCCACACCAAGGAAAAGAGAAGGTGAGTTGGCAGCAAAGAGAGAGAAACAAGGCAATAAATTCGCCGCGGCATTTCAGGCATCGGAAGATTATCAAGATGATGTCAAGGCTGCCTGGTATAAAGGAGATGATGCTTATGCAGCTCACAAAGACGCAAATCCTCAAATGCACAAAAAAGCACCTGTAAAGAAAAAAGTTTCATTGCCGGCTCCAAAAAGCGACCAAGAGAGGAGAAAGGACGACTGGTACGCTAAAAAAGAAAGTTGGATGCCAGTTGATGAAAAAAGACTGAAGCAGAAAAAAAGCGAGAATAAAAAAGATTACAGGGATGACAATTTGAAGAAGAAGATTAAAGGAATAGAAGAGCCAGATTTTTCCAAGAAACAAGATACAGTAACAAATATGGAATGGGCTAAAAGGGTAATTAATAATTATCATGATATTGAAGAACATTGTGGGTGGTGTGATCTAGAAATGGAAATAGAATCAAAAGAATTACCTACATCAAAAGGAATAGCTAAACAAATTAAAGAATTAGCCAAAGCCGTTAGAGGAAAAGATAGACTCTCAATCGAAGGAGCTGCTTCGTTAGTATCTAAAAAAGATTATGATAAATTAGCACCTTATCTAGATAAGATGTCAGAAGAAGCACGACAAAGTGTTTTGATGGTATTAATGACCGATCAAAAAGTTGCTAATTCGGTTATGAAAAAAATGAAAACAGAGCAATATGATGAATGCGAAATTCCTTCTCATAAATTTATTCTTGAAGGGATGTATAAAAAATATCATGAATTAACATGGGGAGAAATTGGCGAGAGGTTAATTAAAAATACAGAGCGCAGATTAGTTTCTCTTGCTTATGCTACTAAAATGGGAACAATTGATGCTCCTTCACCCGAAGTTCAAAAATTAGCAGATGAATGTGAATTAGAAGATTTAGAAAAAGCTTGCGGTCAAATGATTACGGATGATTCAGATATAACCGAAAGAGTTGTTGACGAAGTCATCGAAATGTATAATTCTCTTAATGAAGATGAACAAACTTCATTCGCGTCTTTTGTAAATCAATTAGAAGATGAGGAAGTGTTAGCAGAATTACCGAACTTCATGACGGCAGCTGGCAGAACACAAAACAAAAAAGATAAACTGGTACGTAAAAACGATGCAATGCAGACACATCAGGATAATTTAGATGATATTGAGTCAGAGAAAGAAAGATCAGTAGAACTGAAAGCTAAACAAAAACCGGGCCTATTGAAAAAAATTGGATCCGCTGTAAAGAGGGGCGTAAAGGATCTCGCGCGCGGGCCCTCACAAGCAGTCAAAACTGCCGGAGTTCGGACTGTGAGATCAGATGCAGATCGAATTTCAGATAAAGCCGTAAAAGATCAAAAAGCTTCAGCTGCCGCTCAAACTCAAAAGACTGCCGGAGTTCAAACTAAAGCCGATCAACAACGAGGTGCCACTGCATCAACCGCAGATAAAGCCCAACAGAAAAGAATGGATGCGGAAGGCAAAGAAAGAGCCAGAAAGAAACTGGCTCAGGCAAGGTTATCAGATGATCCTTCCATGAAAAAAGCTGTGGCGACCTCTACAAAAGGAAAAGTAATGGGTGCTGTTGGTTCAGCTCTCGGTGCCATGGCCGGTAGTTATGAACCAGTCGGTCAAATGATTGAAGGAGACGAAGAACATACCACTGAAAGAATTGATGCCAGACGTAGAATTTTTAAAGAAAAAATTAAAAAATTAGCTTATGAAAAAGCCAAAGAAATTCTAGGTAAGAGGCAACCAGTAGAACCGATAATAACTAAAGAAACTAATAAGAATGATAAGGATGATGATGGCGAAGGATTAGATGCTGTTCAACCGGATGCTGTTCAAAAGAAGTTTAAAAATCGCAAAGATAAAGATATTGATAATGATGGTGATGCAGATGATTCTGATAAATTTTTACATAAAAAAAGGAAAGCAGTTTCTAAAGCAATGAAGAAAGAAGATGATGAAGATGAATCCAAAGTAAAAGAAAATGGTAAAATTAATAATAAAATAAAAATGGAACCAGAACAGGAGAAAATGAAAGAAAGTACAGGAGTAGCATTTGTTCGAAAATTTAAGAACAAAATATCTGAAACAAATGAAGATACTTCGTTACAAGATCAAGTTTTAGAATTGTTCCGAAGTTCTTATGCTAGTATTGATGGTGAACCAGTTGGCGCTGAATTTGCTGTTTCCGATGAACCCGCCTCAGCTTCAACTATTGCCAGAACATTAAGATGTAGCCCAGCAAAAGTACAAAAATTGTTGGACGATATGGCAGAAGCAGGAACAATTACTAGGGATAAAGCAGGGCATTTTACATATGCTTCACCCAAACCAGCAGAGCCTATGGGAACTAAGGAAAATTCGGCTGCATAACAATCAAATATGTTTATAGTGATTGGGAATGGTGAAAGTCGTAAAGATTTTGACCTTAATTTGTTATTAGATCATACAACATATGGATGCAATGCGATGTATAGGGATTGGACACCAACCAATCTTATATGTATTGATAATAAAATGTTACATGAGTTGGTGGAATCACAATATCCTAAATTAAATCAATGTTGGTTTAGGAATTTTCAGTTACTGGATCCTGATATGTATCCTGTTTTTCGGTCAACGTTAGAGCCCGGAATAAAAGTAATAGAGAATAAAAAAACAGATTTTAAATTCGCTCATTACGGCCAAGAAATTAGTAGAGTTTTTCACGATGATACACATACAATGGATTTACAAACAAATCCTTGCTATTGGTTCACATGGATAACAGAAGAAGATAAGATAAACGTAGTAGATGATTTTAAACATATACCTTTGTTAGATTCAGGACCTCTTGCAACCTGGTTGTGTTGTGAGAATGAAAAACCCGACAAGGTTTATTTAATGGGTTTTGATTTTAACATAAATAATGGAAAAGTAAACAATATATATAAAGACACAGACTGCTATGCCCCTAGTTATGCATTACCGGTGAAAGCAGCAGGGTGGATTCAAAATTTTGAAGTAATGTTTACTGATTATTTTCCTGAAGTTGATTTTATACATGTTCAGGAAGAACAATGTTTTAATAAAGAGATTTCTAATATAGATAATATTTCTATACGCGAATTTAAAAAGTTGTTATAAATATTTTAAACAAACAAGGAGACATAATGCCTTTATGGGGAAAAGCAGCTGCCGGTACACAGGCGCAAAAACCAAAATACATAGGTACTACAGAAGGTGCTACATATAACAAACAAGACGTCTTTGCGACTGATCAAGGGTGGGCTATTAATACTAAAGCGAGTAAAAACGCTTCAGCATCCCCCGAAATTTTAGTTGCCATGGGCGGTCTCGGTACAACACTTGCAGCACCATCTATTACATCAATGAGATTTACTGCTGCAGCAATCACAGGCGGATCAAAAGCAGTATCCGTTCAGGTTACTTACGATGAAAGAGTGACAGTTACCGGAGCACCTTCAGTTTCCATTGCAAATGGTAACGAGGGAGCTGGTTCTGGTCGTGGACCACACGTTGCTGTATATGCATCAGGAACAGGAACAAACAGACTTACCTTTTCAGTTGCGGCTCAGACAGTCGTAACAGGCGATGTTCTTACATTAGGCGGATCTAATGTCGTACTAAATAGTGGTACAATGAAAGATACAACCGATGGAACAACAGTTGCTTTGTTGGTACTTTCAGGTTTAACAGCACAAACGTTAACCATAACATAAATATTAAATTAAATTATGGAATATATTGAAAATATAAATGTGAGCACAATTGTTGAAAAACGCAATCAACATGTCGCAGCGAAAGCCGAGCTCGAAAATCGGCTTTCGGTGCAGCTCCGAGAAATTGAGAAAATAAAAGCTAATATACAAGCTTACGCGGGTGCAATTAGTGCTTGCGATGATATTTTAACGACAGCCGAATCCGTGGACGTTGAAGTACCTGAACTGAAAGAACTTGAAACAGAAAATTTTTGAGAAATAAATGGCAGATAAATCAATTCCAGCACTGAATACCCATGAATCTCCTACCTCCGAAGATTTATTAATCATAGTAGATGATCCAATTGGGAATCCGGTTAATAAAAAGATAAGATTAGATAATTTATTATCAGCTTTATCTACGGATAAAACTACAAGAAGTGTTGCTAATAAAATTCAATCTCGCGCTGATACAAATGTTGCCAGAGATATAAATTTAAGAAATTCTAAAACAGCTTTACAGCCTGAAATAATAAAAGGTGAAGTAGATGATTTAAAAGTTATTTTAGGAACCTTTGATTTAGAAGAAAATTCAGTATGGCATGTTGAAATTGATGGTACTTCCATAACCGCCAATGACACTTTTAAATGGTGGAGAGATGGAGATACTTCAACAGGTGCATCAACTGTTGATATTGATGGAACTGATCAAGCCCTTGCCAATGGCGTTAGTATTAAATTTGATACAGTTACCGGACACAAGATAACTGACCGATGGCAAATTGTTGGTTTGATAGAATCAAGAATAGATTTTCAAGGCAGTCTATTAATAGAAGATAGCGTTCCAGATAATGGTTCTTTTACTAGTAACTTTTCTGAAACCGGAAATATGCAATTAGAATCTGGTATAGATATGGCACTCGAAGATGGTGTCGAAAAAGATATGTATATTTCAGCTAATACTACAGTAATGAGATTTAGAGGTGGCGTACAAATAGGTAGCGCGACCGATATAGTTGGATTTTATGGTACAGCTCCCGTTGCAGCTAATTCTACTTTTATTGCCGGGGCAACAACAGCCGCGGACATTATAGATGAATTAGAACGCTTAGGTTTGGTATCATAAATATTTGGATGTCTGAGAAAGACCCTTCGCAAGAGCGATTCTCAGCATGATTTTAACTGGTGGTGAGTCCCACTGCAAAAGCCAGCAAGGAGAAAAATGGCTGATAAGAAAATAACCGCGTTAACGCCCGCGTCAGAAGCGGCGTCCGAAGATTTACTTCATATTATCGATGATCCGAGCGGATCACCTGTGAACAAAAAACTCACAGTTAAAGATTTCTTAGCAAATGTTACTCATACCGTTACTGGTACAGCAGCAGCCACTGAGGAAATAGTTCACAAAACCACACACACTGCCAATATTACTCCTTCATCTACCGATGTTTTTGATAATATTACCACATCACAAATTACTGTTGATGCAAAAGGTACAGGAGCAACTCAAGCTAATGTTGGAACTTTAACGGCTGCCGCCTCAAAAGTTTTTATACATGATGCTAATGTTGCCTTTGTTGCAGAAACATCTGCTATAAGAGGTACACTTGATTTAAATACATGGGATAGTGCCGATTCTGGTAACTCATATGTCATGATTTTATCTCATGCCAATACCGTAGCTTCACCTAGCGCGAGTCCTACAGCATTCATTAAGTTTGATGTACAAAGTACATTAACGGGAACTTCACAAAATGTTGCCTTTGCTTGGGATGCTACTCCAGGAGGTGGTTATAGTGCCGCAGCTGGTGCTAATGTTGGACCATTTTTAACTACCGGTGAAAATACTGTTAGTACAAATACCGGTCCTGCAAACGGTGCTATAAAAGTATGTGTATCTGGCCTGACCAAATATCTTTTACTTTGGGACAATGTTTCGTAATTAATATTTAATTTATGGATTTATTATGATAGATAAAAGTGAAATTGTAAAACAATTGGAATTCTTACAAAAAGATAGAGTCCAAGTTCAAACAAGATTAGATCAAGCGTCTGACGAAATTAAACAATTAGATCGGACGCTTTCTTCTCTTGACGGTGCAATTCAAGTTTCGAATCATTATTTAAGTATGATTGAAAATAAAGAAACTGAAACTAATAATGTGATTGAAAGTTCAAAAGTGAAAAAAGTGAAAAAGTGAATTTTGATGATATAAATGAAGATAATATAGAATTATATTGCATGAAGTTTTACGATAATCCTCAATGTATCGGTACTGAGGATTATAGAGATGATATGAAAAGGTTTAAATATTTAAAAAGGCTTTTAAATCATTATCTAACAACTCATGAATTAAAACAAAGATTAATTCTTAACCACTTGATTATGATATATAATTTATTCGAGAACGAAGCTGCGACCCGAATATTATTTTATAAAATTGATGAAAATAGTTGGCATGTGTTAAAACCTTTTTTAATATATTTAAAAAGAATGCCAAAAGTTGTTCGCAGCATAAAAGGTGCAAATATCAGAGAAAGTGATATAACACTAGATCAACACGTAGTAAAGCAATTAAGACGGTTATAGGATTTTCATGGGTCTAAAAAATGTGCTAATACAGGGTTCAGAATTATATTTTCTATTTTCCTTCCTTAAACGATTAGTTACCAGATTTGAAAAAACAGATGCTTATAAGCTGGGTATTATTGATAAGAATGGTAAAGTCCTCATTAAAAAAAGAGACTTTACTACTATAGAACAAAGAAATGCCTATACTATGATGGACACTCTTATCTTCAATTTGAAGAAATTGTTAGGTAAGATACCTTTTGGAAAAACAACAATTGCTACCTATGCCGCAGCCTTGTTACTTCTTCGCGAAGAAAAAAATCTAAAAATATTAGCAGATGAAAAAGTATTGGAAGAAAAGTTTTCAAATTTATATGAAGATATACTCCAAGAGTGGGGAGAAGGAGATTTTCTAGCAGAAGGCGACATGGAAGCTGACCGTGAATCTGGTATTAAATGGGTTGATGATCCGAATTGGAAAAAATTACATGATATGGATCTTCAAATGGTTAAAGATTTTCTTAAACATAAGGAAGTTAAAGAAGATGCTCCTGCTAATGCCATGGCCGCAGGTGGAATAGCTGGAAGTGCTGAAGCAGGCGATGATCCACCCGTAAGAAAAAAGAAGAGGAAAGGGGAAGTTTTAAAAAGACTTGAACCTATGGGAATTAGGGAACAAAGAAGAATTTTTCCTTCCCATCCCAATCATAACATTTAGAAAGGTATATTATGGCAGGAGTACAAGAAACGAAAGATGTATTGGCTTTCGTTTTCGCATTAAGTGAAGCATCTGTTACTGCAATGGAAGCAGGTGATATTGGATGGTCGGATGCAAAAAAGTTTATTGATCCTTTGAAAAGATTAGGATCATCTATGGATCATGTTGAAGATGTTTTAGTTGAATTACAAGATTTAGATGATACTGAATTCGAAGAATTAATTCAATTTGCTAAAGATGAATTTGAATTACAAGATCTAACAGATGATCTTGACGTAGTAGTTGAAGAAGCAATTAATGCTGGCGTAGAAATCATAAAAATTATAAGAATGTTTAAAAATTCTTAATAAAATCCACAGCGAGTAAAAAGGGACCACTGGTCCCTTTTTTTATCTTGACATTTCTTTTAAATCATACTATAATATATTATTAAATTAAACTCTAAAATATAGAGCACAATGAGTCTATATATCGACCACAAGTATACTAATTTGCTTTCTTCCCGTTTATCTCGTTTTGCCCGAAAATCCAGAGACTTATATAATTTTAGATGTCCAATATGTGGAGATTCTCAAAAAAATCAATTTAAAGCAAGAGGTTATCTTTTTAATAAAAAAAATAACTTAATTTTTAAATGTCATAATTGCGGAGCCGGCGGATCGTTAAAATTTTTATTAGACAAAATAGATCCTACTTTATCAAGACAATATTCATTTGAAAATTATAAAGAAGAAAACGGTACTCCAGTTTATCAAGAAAAAATTCCTATTTTTAGAAAACCGGTTTTTACAAAAATAGATGCGCCAAAATTAATTGATTTGGATCCAGATCATCCAGCCGTAAAATTTTGTGATGTAAGAATGTTGCCCAAAGATCGCTATAGTGATATGTACTTTGCAGATTGTTTTAAAAGTTGGGTGAGTAAATATGATGTAGAATTAGCTGCGCGATTAAAAGCAAATGATCCCAGAATAATTATTCCATTTTTTAGTAAAGATCGAAAACTAATTGCTGCTCAGGGTAGAAGTTTAGAAAATAATACATTAAGATATTTTACTATTAAAATAGATAAGAGCGCTACAAAAATATTCGGATTAGATAAAATAAAAGAAGATGAATTAATATACATTGTTGAAGGACCGTTTGATAGCATGTTTCTTCCAAATTCTCTTGCCATGGCCGGCAGCGATTTGGATGATGTTAGTATGTTTTATGCTAAGAACGTTGTTTTTGTATATGATAATGAACCAAGAAATAAAGAAATTGTATTTAAAATAGAAAAATCTATTAAAAAAGGTTTCGCGGTTTGCATATGGCCAGACACAGTTAAATTTAAAGATATTAATGATATGGTCGTGGGTGAAATGGATATTTTGGAAATTATTGATATAATAAATATGAATACTTATCGCGGCCTTCCCGCAAGAATAAAATTTAACCAGTGGAAAAGATCATGAATGAAGAAGTGAAAGTTCATGAAGATGGACTAGTTAGATTATTAGATATTATGGGAAGTGATGAAGATATAGTCGATGCCGCCCGAATAAGTTACGGCAAAGGTACAAAAAAAGTTAGTGAGACCCGTAATTTAATTCGATATTTAATGAGGCATAAACACACATCTCCTTTTGAAATGTGTGAAGTAAAATTCTATTTAAAATTACCCATTTTTGTTATGAGACAAATAATTCGGCATCGGACGGCGAATTTAAATGAATATTCAGGACGATATTCGTTGATGAGTGAAGACTTTTACGTTCCTCATGACGATGATATACAAAAACAATCAACCCAAAACAATCAGGGTAGAGGTGAAGAGATTGAGCAAAAAGGTCTTGTTAAATTCGAATTTAATCGCATATATGATAATGCTATTCACTCCTATCACAATTTATTAGAACTTGATTTGGCTCGAGAATTGGCTCGCTCTGTGCTACCGGTGGGTAATTATACTGAGGTTATTTGGAAAATAGATTTACATAATTTTTTTCATTTTTGTAAATTAAGAATGGATAATCATACGCAGAAAGAAACTCAGGATTATGCTACAGCAATGTATCAATTAATCAAACCCGAATTTCCTTTATGTTGTGAAGCATTTGAAGATTATAGTAAAGATGCTGTAACATTTTCTAAACAAGAAATGGAAGTAATAAAGTATGAATTATCAGACAGCAAAGCATTTGCCCTTGAGGGTTTATCAAATCGAGAACAAAAAGAATTCCTAGAAAAAATTTAACACAAGGAAAATGAATGAACTTACCCACAGAATATCAATCATTTATACATCTTTCAAGATATGCGAGATGGAGGTATGATGAAGAAAGAAGAGAAAAATGGTCCGAAACAATTGGAAGATATTTTGATTTTTTTAAAGAAGATTTAAAAGAAAAATGTAATTATGATTTTTCTGATGAGGTAAGAAAAGAATTAGAAGAAGCGGTTCTAAATTTAGAAGTTATGCCATCTATGAGATGTTTAATGACGGCTGGCGAACCTCTCAAAAAAGAAAATGTTGCTGGGTATAATTGTTCATATTTAAAATGTGATAATCAAAGAACGTTTGATGAAATTATGTATGTTTTAATGAATGGAACAGGAGTTGGTTTTTCTGTTGAAGAAAAATATACAAATCAAATGCCAATTATCGCAGAAGAATTTTTTCCAACAGATACCACCATAGTAGTTGCAGATAGTAAATTGGGTTGGTGTAAAGCTTATAAGGAATTAGTCTCATTATTATATCAAGGTCAAAAGCCTAAATGGGATATGAGCAAGGTAAGAGCTGCAGGCATGCCTTTGAAAACTTTTGGGGGTAGAGCTTCTGGCCCCGAACCATTAGTAGATTTATTTAATTTTGTAACAGGGATAATTTCAAATGCCGCAGGAAGACAACTTAAACCAATTGAATGTCATGATATTATTTGTAAGACTGCGGAAGTAGTTGTTGTAGGAGGCGTTCGAAGGAGCGCGCTTATTAGTCTTAGTGATCTTAATGATCGCGAAATGAGATTTGCAAAACATGGGGAATGGTATAAAATTAATGTACAGCGTGCTTTAGCAAACAATTCTGTCAATTATAAAGAAAAACCAGATGCCGGTACTTTTATGAGAGAATGGTTATCTCTTTATGATTCAAAATCTGGAGAACGGGGAATATATAATGGAGATTCAGCTAGTCGACAAGTACAAAAATTAAATGAAAGGGAACAAGATGAACATGGAGGATTTATTAGAAGAAGAGATCCCAGAGAGGACTTTGGCACAAATCCATGCAGCGAGATCATTTTACGGTCACGGGAATTTTGCAACTTATCTGAAGTCGTTGTCCGAGGACGGGACACTCGCCAATGTCTCAAAGATAAAGTGCGCAATGCAACCATACTTGGAACGTTCCAATCAACTCTCACTAACTTCAAATATCTTACAAAAGAATGGGCCAGAAATTGCGAAGAAGAACGACTTCTGGGAGTATCGCTTACCGGAATAATGGATAATGAATTAACAAATGGAAAAAGGGGAATGTTAAAAACCGGTAAACTTTTAGAGGAACTCCGAAATGTCGCTATCGAAACAAATAAAGAGTGGGCTGAAAAACTGGGGATCCCAAGATCGGCAGCAGTTACTTGTGTCAAACCGAGTGGAACTGTTTCTCAGCTCGTTGATAGTGCTAGTGGTATTCATGCTCGTCATAATCCCTATTATATACGAACTGTACGAGCCGATAATAAAGATCCTTTATGTAAGTTTATGAAAGAAGCTAAGTTTCCGAATGAACCTGATATAACAAAACCAGAACATACTGCAGTATTTTCTTTTCCACAAAAAAGCCCAAAAGGGGCTATATGTAGAACCGATATGACAGCTATAGATCAATTAGAATTGTGGAAAGTATATCAAGATCATTGGTGTGAGCATAAACCATCTATTACAATATCGGTTAAGGAACACGAATGGATGATGGTAGGTTCATGGGTTTGGGATAATTTTGATTCTATTAGCGGCATTTCATTTTTACCATTCAGTGAACATACATATAAACAAGCTCCTTACCAAGATTGCGATGAAGAACAGTATAAAGAATTATTATTAAAAATGCCCAAAAATGTAAATTGGGATAAATTAAGTGATTATGAAAAAGAAGACCATACAGCCGGAGCACAAACACAAGCTTGTGCAAGTCCCGGTGGATGTGAAGTTGTAGATTTGATTTAAAATTTTTTTGTTGAAATTTACTTATTAATGATGTATAATAGAGGGTATTATGAAAACAACATTTGAAAAATATGTTGATGAGTGTGTTAAGGTTCTTGAAAAACATACTGAATCATTAGGTGTTCCCGCAATCCAAGAGTTGTGGAAAGATATTGAGAATGCGCCTGCTTTTACAGGCAAACTCTGGTTAGAAGATATTCTTGATAAAGCATATAAAGAAAAAGTGGGCCTTGAAGGCGAAATGAATTTTATATACGATTAATTATGAAAGTTTTTATTGATATGGATGGTGTTTTATCAGATTTTGATAAACCCATCATTGACAAATTTAATACTAAAAAAGAATGGGCAAACAGATGGGAACTTCTCCCCGAAGATTTTTTCTTTTCTCTTCCCAAAATGCCTGATGCAGATGAATTAATAAATCATATTTCCGGGCAATTTGATTGGCATGTTTTGACCGCGATCCCTAACGACTCTGGTTTTCCAGAATGTCGCATACAAAAAATGCAATGGATTTTTAAACATTATAAATTATTCCCCGTAAGGATTCATTGTGTTTTTCAGAGAGAAAAACAATATTATGCTGTTGAAGAAAATTTATCACCGAATATTTTAATCGATGATTCTGAATCAAACGTAGCTGAATGGAAATCCAAAGGTGGCATTGCGATATTACATACATCTGCAAAAGATAGCATAAGAGAATTACAACAGTTAGGATTTTAATTGATTTGCGCAGGAATAGATTATTCTACAACCAGCCCATGTATTTGTATATTTAAAAAAGATGGAACAATTAATCCTATTGATTGTAATTTTAGTTTTTTTGCTTTGGATAAGTGGAGGCCTCGGTGGGCCACCCTTCAAAATGTAAATTGTTATAAGTTACCAAAAGATTTAAAATTAATAGATAAGTATATTTTTTTAGCTGATTGGACCATAGAAGCATTACGTTGGCATAATGGTAGAGTTGAGAAAGTTATACTAGAAGATTATTCTTATGGGTCTACCGGCAGAGTTTTTAACATCGCGGAAAATGTTGGTATTTTGAAATTAAAATTAAAACAGAATGGTTTCCGCTATGAAACAGTTCCTCCAACTGTTATTAAGAAGTTCGCAACAGGTAAGGGAAATTCTAATAAAGAAGCTATGCTAGAATCATGGAAGGCAGAGCCGGATAATTTTGAATTAGTTCAAGAAAATGGCAACCCTGCAACCGATATTGTTGATTCTTACTATCTTTGTAAATACGGAGTTACTCAGTGAATATATTTACATCTCGAGTATGTGCAGTAATTTTCTCAATCTGTGTTTCTAAAATTTCCCGCCTACCAGGCCAATATATGTATTCATTAGTGGAAGATTTTGCTAAATTATTTAGCAGAGGTACAATTAAATCTTCTACTTCTTTCATACACCTACTGAATTCTTTATTTAATTTTTCTTTATGCTTATCAATATCTTCATAATGATAGTCCAGCAAACTCCAAATTTTATTTACAGTTCCCTCAACTTCTTTTATTTGTCCAGCTTTGGCTTTTTCTACCGCAGCAGTAACTACTTTCTCTTCAGGTTCTTTAGCAGCCGAAGTAAATTCTTGTTCACTCACAGTACTAAAACCAAAATCATTTAAATCTTGCATGAATATACCTTTCTATGGAATTACAGTTTACCAATATATTTAGGACAGATGAAACTAACATAGGTGATTCGTACAGTACCCCCACAAAGTATTTTGATTTACCGGGAAATCAAAAAGATATCTTTCAATTAGAATATGATTATGCACCACCCCATGAAAACGTCATTTACGGTGGTGGAGGACTCATAGGTCAAATGAGACCAATGTCTCACGTTCTGAGACATCAAAAAAATTCTAATTATAGAATATATGGATGGGGATTAGGCGAACATATGTATATTTGTTTAGATGAACAAGTACAATGTATACCGCCAATGAATATAACGTATCCGGGTTATATAAGATCATTTGATTTATTGGGCATACGTGATCATCATCCACATATATATCAATCGATACCAGCTGCAAGATGGGTTCCCTGTGCGAGTTGTATGCATGAAGCTTTTGATAAAGAATATGAAACCAAATATGATATTGTATTTTTTACTCATGCTTCGCTTCCAATGAATGTTGTCCATGGTATGCCTCCAGAAACTTGGGATTATCCTCATAAAGTAAACAATGAAATCAATTTTGAAGAAACAATAGAATTTATCGCAAGTGGAGATATTGTTGTTACAAATTCTTATCACGGTGCTTATTGGGCAACTCTTTTGGGAAAGGTTGTTGTAGCTTTTCCTTGGTGTTCTAAATTTTACGGTTTAAAACATAAACCTTTATATTGCCCGACAACTGATTGGTGGAAAACTATTCAAGATAAAGAACAAAGACAATATAAAAGTTCTTTAGAAGAATGTAGAGAAGCAAATATAAATTTTCACAAAGAATTAATAGATCATATTTCAAACAGTCCTAGAACATTCAAGATCAACGTATGAAAGACATTTATAAAGATAAAACAATACCTCAAAGAAAAGAAAATAATATGGCCAAGAATTCTTTTGGGGGAACAGAATTAACAACCTTAGAATTATGGTCGCATTTACCTAAAAAATATAAAACAGATTATCAATGGATAATATCAAGATTATATCCAGAAAATATTCAAACTATTTTGCCCAGAATTTGGTGGTTTCATGATTTAGCAAAAGATGGAAGTGGCGGACATGATTTTTTAAAAAATAAAGATGGTGCAAAAGAATTTGAGAAATTAATCTTTTCGAGTTATTGGCAAATGCATACTTTTCTAGAAAAATATGATTTACCAATGGATCGTTGTGAAGTTCAAAAAACAGCAATATTTCCATTTGAACATTATGAAAAACCTAGAGAAGGTAAAATAAATTTAATTTATGCTTCTACACCTCAAAGAGGTTTACATGTATTATGTAATGCTTTACATGAACTCGAAAGAGATGATTGGCATTTACATGTATATTCAAGTTTTCAAATTTATGGGTGGAAAGAAAACGATCAACCATACGGAGAATTATTTGATCATATTGAAAAAAATCCTAATATGACCTTACATAAAATTGTTAAAGGAAGGCCTTTAAGAGAAGAATGGAAAGATATGCATATTTGGGCTTATCCATGTATATGGGAAGAAACTTCTTGTAGAACTGCTATGGAAGCAATGTCTTCCAGAACATTAATGCTTACAAATAGTTTAGGAGCGTTACCAGAGACTTGTTCTGATCATGCATTTATGTATCCTTATATTAAAGATGAAATAGAACATTGTTATAGATTTGCTGATGAAATAGATAAATTATTAGATACATATTGGGATGATGAAACACAAGATATTATAGACCGGGCCAAAAAACATGCTGACAAATATTATAGTTGGGATTATAGAGCTCCTAAATGGATAGAGATGTTTGAATTAATGGATATTGAAGATGAACTCGAAGAACAATCAGATGCCGAAAGAATATCAACGGTCTTATGAAAAAAGGATTTGCAGCATCCGCTTTTGATTTATTACATGCAGGGCATATTGTAATGTTAGAAGAAGCGAGGAAAAATTGTGATTATTTAATCGTTGGTCTTCACACTAGTCCCGCTCACAAAAAAGATTTAGTACAGTCAGTCTTTGAACGATTCATACAATTAAAAGGATGTAAATATGTTGATGAAATTATTCCTTATGAATCAGAAAAAGATCTTAAAAATATATTAAAAACAATAGAAATTAATATTAGATTTTTAGGTGAAGATTATTCCCGTGACAATAAATTCATAACGGGGTATAATACATGTATCTTAAAAAATATTGAACTCTATTATTGTAAAAGATTTCATCATTATTCATCAACTGAACTGAAGAAGAGAATTGTTAGTTTGTCAAACACCCTTACGGATTAGTTTTTTCGGGGGCGGAACCGATATTCCAGAATATTATATTACGGCACCTGATGGCGGTCAAGTCATAAATGCTGCTATCGATAAATCTACCTATGTTATATTAAATAGATTATATCGAGACCAATTTGTTTGTAATTATACTAAAAAAGAAACTGTCGATAATGTTGATGAAATTGAACATGAATATATTCGAGAGGTTCTTAGATATTTTGATGTAAAATCCGGTCTCGAAATTACAACATTAGCAGATATTCCTTCTGAGGGATCTGGCTTAGCTTCTTCTTCAAGTATTCTGGTCGGGCTAATAAATGCTATAAGTACTTGGATCGGGGCTCCAATGAATCAGGCCGATATAGCGCATCTAGCATGTCATATTGAGCTTGAAATCTTAGATAAGCCGATTGGGAAGCAAGATCAATTTGCGGTTAGTTACGGCGGTTTTAACCATTTTCGGTTTTTTAAAGATGGCAGTGTAAAAATTAAAAAATTACAATATGATGCAGAGTTTGAAAGAAAGTTTGTTCTGGTTAATACTGGCCAGCATAGACAATCATCTTCAATTCTTATTTCTCAGATAAATTCTATTGAAAAAAATATAAAAAAATATAATAAAATATATGACATTTGTACCGAAGCTTTAGATTATTATGATCTCAGACAGTACGATGATTTTGGAATACTCATGAATGAATCCATGCAAATTAAAAACACTCTGGCCAAAGGAATTACTAATGATGCAATTAAAGCCATTATGCAAAATTCTGCTTCTTGGGTAACAGGATCTAAAATATGTGGAGCTGGCGGAGGTGGCTATATACTTTTCATGACAGATCATGCTAAAGAGATACATATGAAAAATAGAACTTTAGATACATTTGATGTTGGATTCGATAATCAGGGAACAAGAATAGTGTTTTATAATGAAAAATAAAAATATACATGTAAAATGGGCAGATAATATTTCATCAAATAATATGCCAGATATTAAAGTAAATTCAGAAATAGAATTATTAAAGGAACGATCCGGATGGAGATCACATGTTAATTCTATAAGTAGTTCTCTGCATTTAGTTTCAGAAGGTCAACTCGATGAGTTATTAAAAGCTATTCGGAACATATATATAAACGAAAAACAATTTTTTATATGTGGAAATGGAGGAAGTGCATGTAATTCCAATCATTTCGCACAAGATCTAACTAAAGGGACAATTGAAAATGGACTTTCAAGACCTAGAATCAAAGCTATATCTCTTTGCAATGATATCGGCTTCATTACTGCTACATCTAACGACGATTCTTATGATAATATATTTAAGCATCAACTTGTAACTTATGCTAATAGAGGCGATGGGTTATTAGTTCTTAGTGGTAGTGGTAATAGTAAAAATCTTATAGAAGCCGTTGACTGGGCCAATTCAAACGGAATGGAAACTTTCGGTATTTTAGGATATGGTGGGGGAATTTTGAAAGACAAACTCTTAAATTATATACATATTAATTTAAATCATATGGAAAAATGTGAAGGCATCATGTCTATTATCTTGCATTATATTATGTGCGAGATAAAAGAATTACATAAAGTATCACTTGGAGAGTACGAAGGTAGCTAAATGGCTTTTTCGAAAAGAAGTATTAACGCAAAATATATGGGCGACGAACCGGATCCTATTGATTGGGATAGTTTGCCTCTCGATAAATTAAAATCTGAAATTCATGAAGCCTTTAGATGGTATTATAAATTTTTTGATTTTAAAGAGAGTATGGAGTTTGTTCAAGAATATTATAAAAAAAATAAAGTAAAAAGTAAATCTCCAGGGAAACTTAAAATCACAGATTTAATCGAGGTTGGAAATCATGTTGGTTATATTGCGCGAATGAAATTAAGAGGATTAAAGAGTTTACCAGAAGAATATGAAGATCTTTTTATTCAAAAATTAAAAAAGATAGAAGAGATTGCCGAACATCGTAAGGTAGCAGTAGAAACAAAAGATAAAGTAAAACCAGATATTCAGAAAAGAATTCGAGAAGCTGCAAAAAAATTAAAATATGATATAGAGGATATTGTTGACGAACAACTTGAAGAAAATTTTAAAAAGAAATATAATTTTAAACAATTTATTACACATAATAAGATTTCAAGACCTGTAGCTAAACATTTAAAATCTGAAATTGTAGAAATGGCTAGTGAAATAAAATTAGCCAAAGATGGTGATGTAGATTTTGCAGAAGCCTACAGTCATTTAAATAAACCCTTACAAAATAGATTAATTAAATTTTATGATATGATGATAGAAGAATGTGAAATAATAATCACAACAAAAAAAGAAAAGAAAGTAAAACTGGGAAAGAAGATTAAAATTAAAAAACTAAAAAAATAATATGATACTAATTGATTATAACCAGATGATAATTGCTAATTTTATGGCATTCCGTAAACAATTTGAACCAGGTAAAGAGGATGCCACGATGAGGCATATGGTTCTCCATAATATTAAAATGATCAAGAATAAATTTGGTACCAAGTTCGGAAAAGATATTGTTTTTTGTTGTGATAGCAGAAAAAATTGGCGCAAAGAAATTTATCCATTTTATAAGGCTAATAGAAAGAAAGCAAGAGAAGAAAATAAACAAGGTGTAGATTGGCAAGCGTTATTTAAAATACTCGATAATATTCGAGAAGAGATAGCAGAAAATATGCCTTACAGGGTAGTTAATTTAGAAGGATGTGAAGCAGATGATATTATCGGGGTTATTTGTAAGGAATATTCCCATAGAGATTATAATATATTGATAGTTTCTTCTGATAAAGATTTTATCCAATTGCAAAAATATCCTAATGTTTTTCAATGGTCGCCTCGAACTAAAAAATTTATTAAAGAAGATGATCCGGCTGGACAATTGCGCGCTTTAATAGTAAATGGAGATAGAAGCGACGGTATACCTAATATTCTTTCAAATGACGCATGTTTGGTAGAAGGACTAAGACAAAAGCCAATGTCGAAGAAGAGGATCCTGGATTGGCTAAATATAGTACCGGAAAAGGCTTTTGAAGGAGAAATTTTAAGAAACTTTAAACGCAATGAGACTTTAATAGATCTCGGTTGTATCCCAGATAAAATCGAGATAAATATAAGAACAAAGTATGAAAGTGACCAATATTTGGGTCGCGATAGAATGCTCAATTATTTTATTAAGCATCGACTTAAAGATATGACTGAATCGATACAGGAGTTTTAATTATGGCTTTATCATTAATGCAATTATTGGAATTGGTAGACAAAGCAAAGAGTCAAAAAGAAAGAGGGGATTTACTCAAACAAAATCACACTGACCATTTGGAAAACTTATTGTGGTATACATTTCATCCAGATGTAAAGTTTTTGTTACCTGAGGGAAAACCTCCTTTTAACGCCGGTGCAGAAGATCCGGGTTCAACACTGCTTTACGGACAAATTCGCAAATTAAGATATTTTGTTGAAGGTCCGGGGGGTGTAACTTTTTGCACAGGAAATACCATCGAACCAGCTAGAAGAGAGACAATGTACATAACAATGTTAGAGAGTTTAACACCAAAAGAAGCTGAGTATCTTGTAAACATGAAGAAGAAAGATCTCGGTATTCGCGGTTTAACTTATAAGCTCGTAAGTGAGACTTTTCCCCATCTTATACCACCTATGCAAACCAGCAATACATAAAATTTATTATAATAATTATGGAAGTGTGATTTTCTAACTTCTAATCAAGGATTATATGAAATTTTTTATAGTTTTTGTTATGGCGGTAGTAGTAGTAATTACTTACCCAGTAAAAATAATTATCCAGGAATCAGATGCTCTAGCAGCGAAAATAAATTTACCTCGCGATGCGCATGTAATATTCCATGGACCAGAAAAGAAAAAATTAATACCCATGGGTCCACGATCTCAAACAATAGATCCGACTACACTAATATCCGTAGATCAAGATGAAATATCTTGTCTAGCTTTAAATATATATTTTGAAGCTGCTGTTGAAAGTACAGCGGGAAAATTAGCAGTTGCTCATGTGACTCATAATAGAGTAAGTAGTAGGTATTTTCCTAATTCTTATTGTAATGTAATTTATGAAGGAATACATCATGCAAATGGTTTTCCTAAACGAGATCGATGCCAATTCAGTTGGTATTGTGACGGAAGATATGATAGTCCATATCCAGGGCCAACTTGGCAGAAGGTTCAAGATTTAGCAAATTACTATTATAAAAATGCTAATGATTTAAGAGATATAACAGATGGAGCAACACATTACCATGCTGATTATATTGACAGCCCTAGATGGGCGCTCCTTAAGAAAAAAACAGTGCAAATAGATACGCATATATTTTATAGGTAGATTATGCCAACATATGATTATGAATGTGAGGAATGTGATTTTGAATTTGAAGATATTTTTCCTATTGCAAGAAGGAATGAGCCTTTGGAAAGCCAATGTCCTGAATGCAATGGGAAGATAAAAATGAAAGTCGCATGCCCGATGTTTGTTTATGATAATATTTCAGGTACAACTGCTAAGGGCCATCGAAAAAAACCCGATGAAGCTTTTACAGATCACCTGAAACAAATGAAAAGGAATTATCCGGGAAGTAAGATGAATGTTTGATCATGTAGAACTTGAATTTGAAGAATTAAATGCCACCACCACAAATGGATCCAGAGTTTATCAAACTCCCGACGGATCCTTTCCATCCATTACAACAGTATTAGGTAGAAAAAAAGCTCAATTCTTTAAAGAGTGGAGAGCTAGAATTGGCGAAGAAGAAGCCAACAAAATAACAACTCAAGCCACTCGTCGTGGAACAAAAGTACACAAAGTTGTAGAAAATTATATTTCAAATAAAGAAAATTATTTTGAAGATTCTCAACCAAATGTTCAAGAGATGTTCTATGCTATCAAACCTCACTTAGATAATAATCTTGATAATATTGCTGGCATTGAAATTCCACTATGGAGTAAACAATTGGGAGTTGCTGGCCGTTGCGATTGTGTTGCCGATTGGAAAGGCCAAAAAGCAATTTTAGATTGGAAGACTTCAGGAAAATATAAAAAAAGAGAATGGGTTGAAGAATATTTCCTTCAGGCAACAGCTTATTCAATAATGTTTGAAGAAAGAACTAAAATCCCAATAAATAATATTGTTATAGTAATAGCAGTTGAGAATGAAGAACCTCAAATTTTTGAAGAGAAATCTTTTGATTATTGGAGATTACTTGAAACAACATTAAAGGAATGGTTATAATGAAAATATTAATAACCGGAGTCAAAGGATTTATTGGCCATCATTTATATAATTTTTTATCTGAAGAGGGCCATGATGTTTACGGTATTGATAATTGTTCGGGATTAGGTTGGGAAGATCGCGAAGTTCCTCACTCTGATTGTGACATCACTACAGACCCCTTACCCCATGTTGATGCTGATGTTGTGGTTCATTTAGCCGCGAAAGCCGGTGTTCGTAATAGTTGGGATCCAAAATATTTAAAAGAATATTATAAAGTAAATATTAAGGGAACAAAACGTATCTTTGATACTTATAAAAATTCTAAAATCTTATATGCATCGAGTTCTTCTGTTTCGGATATGAAAAGTCCTTACGCAATGACAAAAGGTGCCTGTGAAGTTATGGCGCCAACTAATGCTATAGGAATGAGATTCTTTACAGTATGGGGACCGCGATCGCGGCCTGATATGTTTTATAGACAATTACAAGAAGGAAATATTAATTATTTAACAACTCACACGAGAGATTGGTTATATGTAAAAGATTGTGTAAAAGCTATATATTTACTTATGACAGAAACTTCCGTATGGAAATTTTTTCCTAAAGTTTTTGATATCGGATATGGAACACCAAAATCTGTTTATGATTTTGCTAAAGAACATGCACCGAAAGATTTTGATATCGATTCAATTGATTTTAAAAATGTAACTGGCGAGAGCGAAGAAACTTGTGCTGATCCTACTGAAATTAAAAAGTTTGGTTGGGAAGCCGGCTTCGCGAGTGATGATTTTAATGTAGAATAATGTTATGTAGTTATCCCTTTAAACAAATTACAATTAGAGATTGGGATGGAGACAAAATTAAATGGTTTCATCCTTGTTGTAATATGTCGCGCCCTGATTGGGAAGATCCAATGGAATGGGAAGAGACAGATCTTACCCCCGAAGAAGCTTTTAATTCAAAACAATTTAAAGAATTACGTGAAGCTTTATCTAATAATAAAAAACATCCATTTTGTAAAACTTGTTGGGATATGGAAGAAAGAGGTATAGAATCTTTCAGAATCCATAATGATGATACTATTCCCAGAGGAAAATTAGATGTAGTTGATTTCATTTTTTCTAATAAATGCAATCTGGCATGTAGAATGTGTGATCCCCAAACGAGTCATAGATTAATGTTAGATTATGAATTCTTTAGCAAAGAAGGTTTACTTCATGAAGTTGAAGAGTCTACATCTGGTAAATTTAGAGGGCGAATTGAAATTCCCAAAACTTCTAATTCAAAACAATATAATTGGCTTTTAAATAATCCCTTAAAGGAACTCAGATTCAGTGGAGGGGAACCTTTTTTTGATGCACAAGTTTTGAAACTTCTCGATAAATATATTAATGAAGGTTGGGCTAAAAATACCATTCTTGCATATCATACTAATGGGACATTATTTAACGATCAATTAATTGAAAAATTAAATAAATTTAAAAAGCAACATCCTAAATTAAGTATAGATTCGGTCGAAGAAGGTTACGAATATATAAGATATCCTCAATCATTTGATGACCTAGATAAATCTATAAGATTATTTTTAAGAACTTCTACAAATTTAGGAAGAGTTAATATTGCAGTTGTTGTTTCTGCATTAAATATTTTAGATTTGCATAATCATTGGCAATGGTGTTGTACCCTACCTAAAAAAGTTTATGTTTCATATTGTGAAGTATATCCGGATAGTCGAGGCATAAGCCCAATTCATCTAAGTAGACAATTATTAGAAAAAGTTCCTCGGATAGATTCGAAAAAGTTTACTCAAATACTCAATTCATATTTAAAAAGAAATGTGGAAAATAAAAAGAAAACACTTAAAGAAATTACTCTATTTGATTTTTCTCGAAATCAACAATTTCAAAATTATTTACATCCATATTTAACACAATGGTTAGAATCGTAGTAGTCGGTGGAGGCTCCGCAGGTTGGATTACAGCACATTATTTAAAAAGAAATTTAGATTGTAATTTAACCGTTGTTCATAAAAAAGAAAATGAAATAATAGGTGTAGGAGAATCAACAACACCGACTATTTTAAAAGTCATAGAAGATCTTAAATCATGGCGAGAAGATAGTAAAGCTCTTATTAAGTATGGTATTCAATTTAAAGATTGGTTAAGACCAGGTAGTGAATGGTTTCATTTATTTGAAGATGCTTTTATAAAAGAATTTGGTGATTCTATTGAATATTTGAGAAAAGAACATCCTAAAATTAATTCGACTTTATTTAATAATTTTCATGGAGATTTTTTAGTTAGATGTAAAAATAATTTATTAGAAACAAATAATAATTCAATTCCCGGCCACGGGTTTCAAGTACAAGCAGATAAATTAGGTCTCGCCTGTAAAAATGAATTGGCTAATGATTATACACTAGTTGAAGAAGATGTTAGAGAAGTTCATTTAGATGAATTTGGAATAGAATCTATTCAAACAAAAACACATACATTATATGCAGATTATTTTATTGATTGTTCCGGATTTGAAAGAATATTAATTAAGAATTTAACTTCTTTTGAACCATATAAGGATATGATAGCAAATTCATATATTACTGGCAGATTAGACAAACATAAAAAAAGACCTTATACTGAAATAACAGCATTAAAAAATGGTTGGTGCTGGGAAATAGACACTCAAGATAGAACGAATGCTGGTTATGTTTTTTGTGATCATTTAACAAGTCATGAAAAAGCAATGAAAGAATCAGGCATAGAAGGAGAAAAGAAAAATTTTGTATCTGGTAAAATGAAAGACATAGCAATTAAAAATTGCATTAGTAATGGTCTAGCGCAAAGTTTTATTGAACCGCTAGAAGCAACATCATTAATGATGACTTGTTATACAGTTGAAAAATTAGTTGAGGTTATTAAGAGAGGAAAAAGAATAGAGACTCTTAATAAAGTTATGAATAAATTTTTAAATCACACTAAAGAATTTGTGAAATATCACTATATATTAAGTGAAAGAAAAGATTCAGAATGGTGGGAATATTGGACAGAACAGAAAAATGATATACAAGATTTTTTTGAACTCTCATTAAAGAATAAACGATATTGTAAAAAGAATGATACTTTGTTGAATCATTATAATATTGGATCTATGATGGTTGGGTATGAATGCTTCACTGAAGAAAGATAATATGAAAATAAACAAGATAGTCAACTTTTGGAAAGAAAACTTTGGGAAAGATGAAGATTTAAAATTCCCTTGCACTTATAAACCAGGTAGAAATAGCAAAGAATTTGAAGATTCTATAGATGCGATATTACGAGAAAAGTATCCTGAAAATTGGAAGAAGCACGGCGGAAAGTAATGAAAAAACCTTTGAAAGAACTTGCTATTACATTACAGACATGGACATGTAGTATGCACAATAATCCTGATAGAAATATTTGTCCTGCACCTAACGGAGAAACATTAGTAGATTATATGAATGAATATGATATGACACCGGATTATCGCGATAATTCTATACCTGAACAAGTAGCGGAGTTTATGATAACTGAACATGTTCATTGGAGAGATTTAGTCAGCTATGATATGAATTTGACTTTGGATGATATGGAAAAAGAATCATTAGATTATACCTATAGATTAAATCGCACACTTTTATTACCTAAAGATGGTCTCCCCCTACACCGGATGAAACATATGTTACACCCGAATATTGGGTTTTTTGGTAATATGCTCAAATATCAAAAAGATAAAATAGAAACACGAAATGGACATTCCGTATATATTCCATTTAAAGAAACATTATATTTGTTTAAACAATTATGAACATAATAATTTTAGGCGGTGGAAGTGCCGGTTGGTTAGCTGCTGCATATTTATCCCAAACTAATAAAGTTGAAATAAAGCTTCCTAAAAATTCCAAACCTATAGGTGTTGGAGAAAGTACATTACCCGGACTAGTTAAATTCTTTGATTATTGTGGAATATCTGAAGATGATGTAATTAATAAGTGTGATGGTGTAATTAAATATGGTATTAAACATCATGGTTGGCATAAAACTGATTGGGTACACCCGTTTCCCAATAATACTCATGCTTATCATTTAGATGCGTTAAAAATGATTATTCTTCTAGAAGAAATAACGCGTCCCAGATTATGTAAAGTAGATAATCCTGATTTAGTAATAGATTGCACCGGCTTCAATAGTGATTTTTCTAAAAATAAACAATTTGGTTCTTATAAAACTCTGTCTAATAATATGGCCCTCTTCGCACCCGGTGATTCTAATTGTCAATCTATAACAAACACTTTCGCTATGGATTATGGGTGGATGTGGAATGTGGATTTAAGATCAAGGAGTGGTAACGGGTATGTTTTTAATAATAATTTTATAAGTGTAAATGATGCCATTGAAGAATTTAAAAATAAAAATGTAGGTAATGTTAAAGCCGAAGACATTCACGCCATTCCCTTTAATAATAGGTATTGTTTAACCCCGTGGTTAGGTAATACTGTATCTGTGGGATTAAGTTGTGGATTTGCAGAACCTCTAGAAGCTACAGGACTTTTTCTAATAACATGGGCGATAGAAACTATTGAAAAATTAAAATATAAAAAAAATAAAGAGGAAATATTTAATCGTTCATATGTTAGATTGTGTCGGCATGTATATGATTTTTTGGAATTGTTTTACACTTCTTCTAAAAATGATCATACTGAATATTGGAGATCTTTAAAAAAATATCATACATTGAATAAACCCAAATATCAAATTAATTTTTTTAGGGAAAATTATTCTTATAAGTTTTTAAATAATGCCATCTTATGAAGAATGTTTATTTGTTACAATTAACGTCTCCTTTAACCGACTCTTCCGTTGGCGTTGAAATGTCAAGTAATAAATCTGCATTTTTACCATATTCTGTCGGGCTTCTTTGGTCTTATAGTTTGCAAAATAAAATAATATCCGATAATTTTAAGTTAAAGGATTTGGTTTTCAATATAGATAATTTAAATCATTATATTGATAATATGGAACAGCCGGATGTAGTCGCTACTAGCAATTATATGTGGAATTCTAATAAACACCTTTATATATTAAAAAAAATAAAAGAAAGGTATCCTAATTGCTTGATTATTTGTGGTGGACCACATGTTCCAAATTCTAATGATAATAAATGGTATAATTTGCATGATTATGTAGACATCGGAGTTGTGGGGGAAGGGGAGATAGTCTTTGAACAAATTTTATTAGAATATTTTAATAAAAAAGATTTTTCTGAGATACCGGGCATTATTTTTAGAAAACATAATAAAATTTTAAAAACAAAACCCGGTGCTAGAATTAAAAATATTAATACAATTCCTAGTCCATATTTGTCGGGCATTTTTAATGGTCTTATATCAAAAAATCCTTCGGTTAATTTTCATGCCACCGTTGAGATGGATAGGGGTTGCCCATTTAAATGTGTTTTTTGTGATTGGGGTAGTTTAACCGCACAAAAAATGATAAAATTTGATGAACCGCGACTATTCGAAGAATTCGAATGGATCAGCCGTAATAAAATAAATTATCTTTGGTTCACAAATAGTAATTTGGGTATATTTAAAGAAAGAGATTATAATATAATAGATAATGCAGTGAAGTTTCATGAGACTACTGGTTATCCCCAAAAAATAGCGCACTCGGGATATGCAAAAACTCCACCTAGTAAAAATTCTTCATTACAAATACAACAACGATTAGCAGAGGGGGTTAAGAATAATAATACTGTTCCTAGAGTTGCTTTACAATCCACTGACCCGGAAGTTTTATCTAATATTAAAAGAAAAAATATGAGCATTGTCAATGCGGATAGGATGGATTCTAAAAATATAGAGATTGAATTAATATATCCCCTACCAGGCACTACGTATAATGGATGGGTTAATGAAATATCCGAGCTAATGCCTATTAAAAAATTAAAAATAAACGTATATCCTTGTTTGATTTTGCCCAATGCAGAGCTTAATGATAAATCTTATAAGGAACGTTTTAAAATAAAAACAAAAGTTATTCCTTTTAATGTCGACATGGAAGAATGTGAAATTATTACTTCTATGAAGTCTATGTCTTATGAAGATGTTGTTAGAGGTTGGATGTTCGTATGGATTATTATGAATTTTTGGTTCGAGCCAATATTAAAATATATATATTCTGAATATTTTAAAGGAGATATTGAAGTAAAAGATTTTTTCGTTAAGTTTCAAGAATTTTTAGAATGTGATTCAACGACAACTATAGGCATATTATATGATCTATTAAAAAATAATATTCATAAAACATATGATGACTATGACCAAGTGGTTGATCATAATTACTCTATCAATTATTTTCGGCAACACATTACTTTAGTTTTAAAGGACATTGAAAATTTTATATCCATATATTTTAATAAACATATAGATAATTTAGGCGTGGGTTATGGTATGCGGTAATAGATTATTAAATGATGATGATTTACTGATAATATTAGAATTTTTAGTTGAATGTTCATATTTAAGATATATTAATAATGTGAGTTTAAATAGTATTAAATATAATGAAGCCAATTGGGTGGGGACTTTTATAGATTCATCTTTAATTTCTATGAGTGGGGTTAAATGGGAGGATGAATTAAAAGGATATCGTTTATTATTCAGAGGCGTTACTCTTCCTGGACATGTAAAAAAAGTATCGGGAGATATTACACAAAGTTCGTATCAATGGAGCCATATAAACATCCAAAAGGAAATTACTGGTGGAATCGGTCCATATTATTTAACAAATAATGTAGATTCTAAAAATGGCGCTAAGAGTTATAAATTTTCAAACATTATGAAAAAGTTATCCCAAAAAGGTATCGTAGACTTAGTGGAATGTAAAATGTTTAATAATGTAAAACAAAATATTTGGAGATATAATTTATGAAAATATCCTTATTTACAAGTGGCTCCGCAGGAAAACAAAAAAAAGTTACGCATGACATGGGGGACTTTTATAAAGCAGGAAATTGGTTAGTTGAAAAATGGAGAATAGATAATCGAGATGTTATCCTAAATCCCTTTCCGACATGGACTATAGCAAGCTGGGCGTTTTGTATAATACCTGCAAAAATTACCCATTGTGAAATAGTAAATATTAAAATGGAACCTTTGAAATTCTGGGATGTTGTAGAAGAAGTTAAACCAACAGTTCTTACATTAGCAGTCGGAACATGGAGGACTCTTGTTAAAAGAAAAAAACCAAATCTTGAATTTGTTAAAAATTTTTCTACAGGTTCTGCTCCAGTTACCGATGAAGATATTTCGTTAATGGAATCAACAGGCGCGCAAAATGTTTGGAATATATATGGATCTACAGAATGTATTCCACCCGTAATGATTTCAAATGGCCCTGTTTTTAATTTTAAAGAATCACCATATTATTTGGAACACGAAGATACATTATTTGTTGATGGTGTAAATACAGGTGATACATTTGACCTTGACACAGGAGAATTTTTGACTAGATCAACTCAGATAAAGAATGATACATGGAAGTCTTAACGGAAAAAGAATATTACACATATCATACCGAAAATGTGGTTCCTACTAAACTAAAAATAGATAGTGAATTATTTGTAAAGGAAATATCTAAATTTAATTTTACGCCTTGGGGAGATGTTCATCTAGAATTTCCACGGTATGCGATTCCTTTAATTAATGAAGATGGTATTTTTAAAAAAGATGACCCTGCATGTTATCCATTAGATAGATGGAATTTTTTATTAGAATATCCTCAATTTAGATATAAAGAATGGACAGATGATCATCTAATTAAATGGAAAGAATGGAATTCTCAGGAAATTGATATGGACAGCATTGTGAATGAAAAACATTTTAAGGTGCCAACCGCCGCATTAAAGATTTCTAGCCTATCCGCATTAAGTGAATTATTACCTTATATGTACAGAAGTTGCATACTCAAATGGGATTATTTGGGCCATTTTAAAAAACATATAGATACATGGCATCCAACACAATGGATTAAATTATGGGGCACCACTAATCCCGACGGCATGGTTATACGTTATGAAAAAGATGGAAGAATGATAAGTGAATCTCATATAGAATCAGGCCGGCTCTATTTACATGATTCCATTAAACCCCACGAAGGGTTAGCCTTTACTGATGATGTATACCAGTTTTTTATATCATTGAATCCACGAGCACTGGATGTTTTATGGTAAAAAAATTCATAGATTGTAGTGAGCATTGGAAAAATGGAAATGTTTCAGAAATTAAAAATTTTGCAGATAAGTATGGATATCTTTTTTTTAAACAATGTTTAGATATAGAAGAGAATTTAAATGTTAAACGTCAACTAGACGAAATTTTATTAAAATATAATTATATTACTGAAACTGGGGATTTTAATACAGATTTTCAAGATATGTTTTATGCCGGCGGAGTGGGCCCGGATGATTATTTTACTGATATTAATTATCTGGAAGATTTACATTCATATATGCATCAAAAAATGTTTTATGATGTAATGAAAATAATTACTGGCAAAGATTGCATACCTATACCCAGATTAGTTCAAAGGACAATTTTTCCTAATAATCCCAGATTGACAACATTACCACATCAAGATCATTGGTATGCTGGAATGTCAAATGATTTGTGGACAATATGGGTTCCTTTTGGAGACGTTCCCATAGAGCTTGGTACCATGAAAATAAATTCTCAATCCCATATTCTTGGAGAAATCCCTCCAGAACAAAGATATTTTCATGAAAAAAATCAGATGATTGCATTTCATCCAACTAACTTTGAAGAATGGGTTTCTGATAATTTTCAAACAGGAGATTTTTTAATGTTCAATGTCCTCACTCAACATGGAAACAACCATAATATATCATCTAAAGTCCGATGCACCTTAGACGTTAGATACCAACCCATAGATGAGAGATTTTTTGATTTATTTTTTGATACACATTCTAAAGATTTGGAATGGAAAGATATATATTCAAATTTTAAAGATAAATCAAAATGTTTTTATTGGGATAGATATAATTTAAATATTGTTCAGGATGAATCGTTATCCAGAGCCGTTGCTGAAAATCATGCAACCATAAAAATAGATTTTAATGATACATTGCAATGAATAAAAATTTATACATGTGTCAAATAACCCCAGCTGACGAAACTATAGGGGGAATGTCAAAATGTGAATGGGCCTTTTTACCCTATACGGCAGGCGTATTGTGGGAATATGCTCACCGCAATGAATTGATTAAAAATAATTATATCCTTAAAGACACTATTGTGTTTAGGGATCCTTTAAATGATATACTAAAAACCCTAGATCAACCAGATGTGGTAGCATTTTGTTGTTATGTTTGGAATACAAGCTTTCAATGTATTATAGCAAAAAAAATTAAAGAATTATATCCTAATTGTCTTATTATTGTCGGCGGACCCCATATACCAATTAAACAGGATGAATGGTTTAAAGATCATCCATATATTGATATTGCTGTCGTAAATGAAGGCGAAGAAATTTTTGAAAATATTTTATTAGAGCGAGTCAATGATATACCAGATTATTCTAAAATAAATGGAATCATATTAAATGATTCTAATGATATTCTGAGAACCCCCTCTCATCCCAGAATGAAGAATCTTGATGTAATACCAAGCCCCTATCTCACTGGATTTTTTGAAAAGTTAATGTTAGATTATCCTGATGTAAAATTCCATGCTACATGGGAATCTAATAGGGGATGTCCCTTTAGATGTTCTTTTTGTGATTGGGGAGGATTAACTTATCAAAAAGTAAAAATATTTGATATAGATCGGTGTAAGGATGAAATTACATATATTGCAGATAAAAAAATGTTTGCTATGTGGATATCCGATGCGAATTTTGGTATATTTAAAAAAAGAGATATTGAACTCGTACAGCATTTGGTTGATGTTTACAAAAAAGAGGGCTATCCTGAATTTTTTCCTACACTAGGGTACGCCAAGACTCCTCCGAAAAAAAATGGTGTCGCGGAAATTCAGAAATTGATCAGAGAGGCATTACCTTTTGATAAAACACCATCACCCAGAGTAGCTATACAAAGTTTTGATCATGATACATTAGCTAATATTAGACGAGATAATTTAAGCATAGCTGATCTAGATCTAATAGTAGATAATCAAAAGCAAAATGATGTGCCTTTTGAAGTTGAACTTATAATTCCCTTACCGGGAATGACATATAATAGTTTTGTTTCTGATTGGGAATATTTTTTACAAAATGATTCGTCCGATGGGATGATATATCCGGCCATGGTTCTTCCCAATTCCGAATTCGGTGAGCCAGAATATCAAAAAAAATATAAAATCAAAGTTAGAAATATGCCATATAATTATTTTGTAAGTAAGGAATTTTCCGAGAGGCGCATATATACTAGCTTGGACAAATTTAAAAATGAACATTTGGAATATGCTGATATAATAGTAGAAACCTTTTCAATGACAGAATCTGAAGCTATTAAGTGTTGGATGTTTTATTGGGTAATAGAATGTTTTTGGTATCATATTATTCTAAAAGACGTTGTAAATTATATAAGCAAATGTACTGATGAGCCGCTAGTTGAAGTTTTTAAAAGATTACAAACATATATTATTAATTCTCATGGAATAATAAATGAAAGATATTCAGAATTGGAGTCTTTAATAAACAAGAGTTATTTTGCATATGATATGAAATCTTTAAAATTTCAAGATATTAAATTTTTCCAGGAACATCATATGTTTTTTTTCCACGATATCACAACATTTATTTCTGATGCGTATATAAATATTTTAAATGATGAACAGTTTGCGGAAGTGATTGAAATGGTAAAAAGAAAAGACGATTCGAATTTTTATTATCGAGATGTAACACAAAATATCATAGATGGGGGTTCACCGGAGAGGAACGAAATTTATGCATGACGTAGAAACTCGAATTCAACATAATGCTACAGACAGTGCTGTAATAAATGGCTTATATAAAACCGCTCATAATGATTGGTCTGGTAAGATTGAAGATTATGATATATCTCCATATACAGATTCCAGCGTTGCATTTCATGATGGTGATTATGACGAGATTAAAAAAAGGGCTAAGTTAGATGGTTACTTATATTTAAAGGGCGCATTAGATGTAAAAAGAAATATGTCTTTAAGGGATGATGTCTTGCGTATATGTAACAAACAAAATTTATTATTAAAAGATGATATTATACGCGATGAGGTAGATACTAATACCGGATCTGGGCCCACTGCATTTTGGGATAATTTCGTTAAATTACAATCTTTTAATGAATATTTACATAAAGAACTTCCCTTACATAAATTATTTTCTCATATATATGGCGAAGAATTTATTTTATTGCCCAGAGTACTTTTTAGATTTTTTAAAAATAACGGTGACTTTTCTAAATTACATCAGGATTTTTGGTATTCTGGTATTGCGCGAAATATGTGGACCGCGTGGGTTCCATTAGGTGATATCCCCATGAATAAAGGTGTTTTAGTAATTGCGAAAGACAGCCATTTAAATTTGGGTGTTATTCCAAATGAAAGTAGATTTTATGATCAATCTGAACAGTTAACTTTTAAACTAAATAAAGATGATTATAAATGGTTAACCAATGATTTTGAAAGTGGCGACGTCCTTCTTTTTCATAATATGTCTACCCATTTTAGTACGACCAATACAACGAATCATTTAAGATTTTCCGCTGATTTTAGATTTATACCATTATCTGATCCTATGGCAGATTATTTTTATATTCCCCATATGACCGAGCAGACATGGGATGAAATATATGAAGATTGGGACAGTACAGAGTATCAATGGTATTGGTCTTTTTTACAATCAAAATTTGTATCGCCAGATGAAATAGATGACGCAACAAACCATATTATGAGCAACACCACACAATTTTAAATAGTTATATGAAAACAAGTAAAATTCCCGGATTAGGAAGCTTTGGCCTATTCATAGATGATCTATATTATAAAGATATTACCCCCGAATTATGGAGTGAGATTGCCACTTTATATTTGGACAATTTGGTAATTATAATACGCAATTGTGATTTTACTTTATCACAATTCGAAGATTTAACTCTGAAATGGGGTGATGGTACTAGTACTTTTTTGGTTAATATTACCAAAAAATATGGGTTCGCAGATGTTTTTCAATTTGCTAATAATATGTCGAAATTAAACTTAACTGATGAAGAGAAGCAATGGTTCAGGGCAGTGGATAAGGTTAAGGCTACTGATATAGATAAGGACAAAGCTGCGGCAGTTAGAGTAACATCTAGAAGAGATTCCAATGGTGATTTTACAGGAATGTTCCCCGACGGAGAACTGCTTTGGCATGCTAATGAATCCGGCAATTTTTTATTCGCGCCCAGCGTATCTTTTTATGGATATAAAGATGTCATTGGATCTTCTACTGGGTTTTTGACTACGGCCGACTGGTATGAAGAACAGACACAGTCTTTTAGAAGTGAGCTCGATGATATGATTCTCATTCACGATTTTACTAAAAATAGATTTACTCCCGAATTATCTGAAGATGAACAACAAGTAATAATTAAAAATAATATGTGCCCCGAAAGATGTGAACTGCCCATGGTTTTGCAGTCTCCTGGCGGAATAAAGGGTTTACATTATACTATTACTAGCACTGTTGCCGGAATTAAAGGCGCGACTGATTCTGAATTTAAAAAGATAACCGATAATATAAATAAAACATTATTAGTAGATAAATATATTTACGATCATTGGTATACTTCCAGTGATTTAATTTTTCTTGATAATTCTATTTCTCTACATAGGCGTCAAGGCGATTTATCTACAGGTAGATTAGGATATAGGATTCAACATAATTTAAGATATATTCAAAGAGTTGATAGTCTATATTTAAAAGAACCATGGAAATCTCAATATATAAAAGAAAATAATGAAATGAACAATATTTTAGGATTAAATGATGAAAGATTTCCAGCGTTCAATTCTTATTAAGTAAAAAGGTAATTAAATGATACAAGATAACGGATGGCATAGGCACGAAGATGATACAGCATTCAGCCAAAAACTTGCTGATGACTTTCCTATTACAGGAAGCACGGCGTTTGATAAGCATAAGAAAATATTAAATGATTTGGATTTATCTAATAAAAGAACAGCAATAGATATTGGAGCATATTATGGGATCTGGTCAACTGTATTGAGTAAGGATTTCAATAAAGTTCATGCATTTGAACCTTCTGCATCTAATTGTGAATGTTTTCGCAAAAATACCGAAGATTTATCTAATATAGAACTATATAATGTTGCTATTTCTCATCGGAATAATAAAACTGTTGTTCTGTCGGATGGTCAGGAATATAATGTGAACATATTTTTGAAAGATGGATTACTGTACAAGCAGGGGGAAATTGCTATTATGGAATTAACTGATGAAGCCGACCATAGTTCTTTCAGATTTATCAGAGCCGATATACCAGAAATTGAGTCTAAATTTTCAGCACTAACTGATAGGTCTTCAGATATTCCAATGAAAGAAATTGATGAATACGATTTCGCCGATGTTGATTTAATTAATTTACATACTAATGGTAGCGAATATCTTACTATTATGGGCGCTATTAATACTATACAAACACACAGGCCCGTTATAATATACCAACTATATGAAGATCAAATAAGTTATTATAGTCATGATGAATCTACTGTTAATTTTGATTCTGGAATTCGTGAATCGAATGAACCTTTCAATATGGGCATGGCTACACTCAATAATCTTTTAGCTAGTCTAGGATATTCTGTCTCAATAGTGGATACTTTTTCAGAGTGGAATATGAAGTATAGGATAGCTGTCCCCGATTAATATGACTAAAAATTTTACATGTGAATTTCCATATAGCATGTTAAACATGACCATGGAAGGGGGCTATCAAACTTGTTCTTGGTCTAAGGTATATCCAAAATATCATAATTCATCACCGAATAGTTTCTTTAATAGTTCTTTATTAAAAAATATTCGATCAGATATGGCTAATGGCATATTTTCTTCTGATGTCCAAGACATGTGCCGTTTTTGTATAAAATTAGAAAACTCTAATGAAACGTCTCCCAGAATTCCTTTTATTGAGCCACCTAAGGAAGAATTAACTCATATTAATTTAAATCAAATTGGTAATCTATGCAACCTACAATGCGCTGGATGTGGTCCTGAGAGATCTTCCCAGTATGGACCAATAATAGATAATTGGAATTATAATATTGATGAATTTAAAGATATTAAAAAAATTGGGTTTATAGGAGGCGAAGCATTATTAATGAAAAGTGTAAAAGACGCACTATTTAATCTTGATGCAGAATTTGTACTCATAACTAATGCCACCGTTTTTCCCAAGTGGTTATATAAATTAACTAAGAAGAAAATTAAATTTATAGTTTCGATAGATGGTGTTGGGCAATTAGATGATTATATTCGTCAAGGTTCCAATTTTACTAAAAAACATTTAAATGTAAAAAAATATGCGGAATATTTTGATATAGATTTTATGTGTACTATGCAGATGATGAATTATAAGTATTTAAATGATATTAAAAATTATGTGTCCAGTGAATTCGGAAAAATATTAACTACTGTTAATAGATTAATGATACCTAGCATTTTAGATGCCATAAATTTACCTATTCCTTATAAGCTTCAAAATAGTGAAAGCCATCAGTTAACAAAATCTTTTAAACACGCAGTACCAGATTTAGATAAATTTAAATCGGCCATGAGTTTTTTAAAGATGCGCGATGTTCAATATAATAAATCATTATTAGATTTTTTACCGGAATTTGAAGATGAATATAAACAAGCTTTGCCTTCTGAATATCTCTTAGAAGATATGAGCAAAATGACCGAAAATGTTCCGCCCATTATAATGTATGATATATGATATTTGGAACAGTTGAAAAATGGGGCAACGATGGTCACGCTTTAAAAGGTAAAGGTACTGGAATTAAAAATGCAGTAAAAGCCGGCTTTGATACTTTTGATACCGCACCTGGATATTTAAATGAGAAAGAAGTTGGTAATGATCTTGAGGGTAACTTTCGAGTCCAGTCCAAATTAGATTATTTTAAATGGGGATATGAAAATGTTATTGAAGAGTTTGAAAATTCCAGCGAACATTTAAGTATAACAACATATTTAATACATTGGCCCGTTTTACCATTAAAAGAGTTAAAAGAAACATGGAGAGCGTTTGAACATCTTAAAAATCAAGGCCAAGTTGAAAAAATAGGTGTCTGCAATTTTACAATTAAACATCTTCAAAAATTATTAGATATATGTGAAATACCACCTGATATAAATCAATTTGAATTGAATATATTTTGTCAGAATGATGAATTAATTAATGAATGTAAACGTCATAACATTGAAGTACAGTCTTATTCTTCTATTTGTAGAGGTAGACCTCCGTCTTTGCCGGGAGCGACATCAATCTCATTAAGTGTTATGCTCGATTGGTTATTATCTAAAGGTGTTAATCCCATTGTTAGAAGCACTAAAATTAATCGATTACAAGAAATGATAAAACTTGAAAGTGGATTAACAGAAAGAGCTTTAGAGAATTATAAAGAATATGATAGACAATTTCGTTTATGTCCAGACCCAAATACCATGGGGGATTGGTCATGAGATGCTCTGCACCGTGGGTTACAATAAGACAAGATGAAAACGGAAGCGTTGTTCCTTGTTCAACATATTTTGATAGATTTAGGGATGTAAAAATTGGCGAAACTCATAAAAATCTTCAAGAATTTTTTGATGGTAAAGAATATTATAATTTTCGTATGCGAATGGTTACCAATGAAGATATTCCCGGGTGTATAGAATGTAAGGTTGATGCTAAAAACGACAATCCCAGCCATAGAGATTATTGGAATGAAAAATATCCTCATGTTGTTACTCCTTCTATAAGAGAATTAGAATTATGTTTAAGTAATAAATGTAATTTTCAATGTATCATGTGTAACAGCCATTTTAGTCAAAATTGGTATGAAGATGATATAGCATTAAATAATATTGGAGTAGATAAAGTTGGGCAAATAGCTCCTCAAAAACATTTAACTTCTCCATATGATTTGCTTGATGTAAATCTAGAAAATTTAATATTATTAAGAATCCTTGGAGGAGAGCCACTAATAGAAGATAATTTTTTAAAAGTTTTTAAAGTTTTAGAAGATCAAAAAATTATTCAAAATGTTGAATTGTTTATTAACACAAATAATTCTGTTTTTCCAAATAAAAAATGGCAATATTATTTGCCCAAATTTAAAAAGATTTCTTTAGTATTAAGTATAGATTCTATTGGTAAATTAGGTGAATGGAATAGACGTGGTTTAAATATAAAAGATTTTAAAATTAATTCTGCAAAATGGATGAATTATACAACAAACATTTCTTATAATTCTGTGATTCATAATTTTTCTGTTTTAGGTTTAAATGATTTAATCGATTGGATAGATCTTCCAATTCATTACGGCATGGAAGGTGAAAACCACGCATTAGATTTAATATTAAAACCTCATTATTTAAGTATTTTACAGTTACCAGATATTACAAAAGAATTAATATCAAATAAATTAGATAAAAAATTAGACAAGGTTTCTGAATTCATGTTTAGTGAAAAAAATAATCCGGAATATACAAACCAATATATAAAATTTTATAAGCATTTTCAAAAATGGGGAATGCCGAAAGAATGTCAAATCATTTACGATAGTGTATGCGAAACATATTAGCAGTAGCAATGCCGGAGGAATATGATAATCCGGATATTTTATTAGGAATCGGCGAAAAAAAATGTAAAGAAAGTTTAAGAAATTATTTACAATCTTTAACGTGCTACCACAGGTTATTAACACGAATAGTAAATTATGGTTCTTGTGGAACATATATTTCAGGTTTAAGAGGTTTACATCAAATTACTACATTTAAACATGGAAACATTATTTTAGGTAACAATATGGGATTGACTCTTTTATCTCAAGATAAGTATGTTACAAAAAAAGTTGTTTCTCAGAATATTTCAAATCCAGATTTAATAGATTGCGAAGCCTTTTTTTTAAAAGAAATATGTGATAAATTTCATGTAGAATTTGTATGTTACAAATATATTACTGATGAAGTAGGTAATAATAATATAAAAGATTTATATAATAATTTAGAAATAGGTAAAAAACATTTTAAAGAATTTTATGATAGATAAAATATTAGATAAAGGATATTGTAAAATAGATTATCAAATTGATATCCCTATTAAAGAATTTGATAATGTAGAATGGAATAACTTTCACGATAACTATTGGAAAATGGAAATGTATGATTGGACCCCATTTCTAGAAATGAAGGCTGAAAAATGGTGTAGTGATATGTATAATTTAAATATGGATATTTTAGATGATCCTTTATATGAAAATACAAAAAACTTTAAAGCTTCGATATTAAAATATAATAAAGGTTATATTAGAGAGCATACAGATAGAGGAATGTTAACTTTTCTTTATAACATTTATCCAGGAATGTATCTTAAAATAAATAAACAATGGAAAGAATTAGATTATGGATTGTTTATTTGGCTCGGTGATATGGGAGCAAAACAATTTAATAAACCGGCAATGGAACATAAAGTTGAATGTAAGAATAATCGTTGGTCTCTTAACTATTTTTCGGCACCAAGCAATATTGATTATCCATGGATTATTCCGGAGAATAATGAATAGATATATTATACAAACAATAATAACGTGTTCTGATAAATCATTTAAAAATAAATATGAATTTAAAAATTGGTTTGAAACATCGTTAGTGTCCCAAAACAAGGATCCGTTACGAATATATAATTTTAAACTTATGGAGCAATATGGTCATGAACACTTTTTCTTAACCTTTACTCCACCTAATATCGGTATATTAACACACATATATCAAACACAAGAAGAATATTATAATAGTATAAAATTAAGAAATGATCAAAAAAGATTAATGCATAAATATAATATAAGATATACCGTTTCAGATGTTATGGAACAGATTATTGATTAATAAAAATTTAATAAGGAAATAATTATGGCACATGGTTCATTTAATAAGATGCTGCGAGAAACGATTCATGAATCTCAAAAGTGTCAGAGAAATTGGGATTTAAGTAAAGACATTCCTCAAGAAGATAAAGATTTAATTGTTGAGGCTGCAACTAATTCTCCTTCGAAACAAAATCTTAACTATTTTAATCTTCACGTTATTGAAGATCGAGATATGATTGAAAAAATTCATTCGCACACAGAAGGTTTTGGTCCAATCTATAAAACCTTTGATGCGAACAAATCTCCTCATGAAAGATCTAAAGACGGTCGAGCTCACTTTGAAGAAGGTGATGGAAAAGGCGATTGGTATACTAATCCTCAAGTTTTAGGACAAATGCTATTGGCATTTACTAAAAATGAACCTACTCAAGTAAGAGAAGAGGATGATGATTATGAAGAAGATCGTGCAATGGCGATTGGTATTTCAGCCGGCTACGTAAATGTTATAGCAACGCAGATGGGTTATTCCACTGGTTGTTGTAAGTGTATGGATTCTCAAGCTGTTAAAGATATTTTAGGAGAGAGTCCCGTATTGTTAATGGGTGTTGGTGTTGCTGATACAAAAAGAGATAGACGAGAACATCACAGCGATCCTACTTTTACATTCCCATCATTAAAGCGCAATAAGCAAATCAGTGTTAATTATGTTTAGAAAATGCCTCTTTGTGATTTACCATTCAAATCTGTTTTTTTTATAAATCGAAAAAAAGATTTTCCTCTTTTTATGCCCTGTGAGGCTATAACTAAAAATAATGAAAGCCATTGCCCTATTCAAAAAATACCAAACCCCCTTGAATGGCAATCCAATGATTCGAAATTAAATCCGGAACAGATAATTGATTCTTCAAATTATCGAACCCTGCAGGATAACCACCTAAAGGGCGTGAAAGATAAAAGGTGTAAATTTTGTTGGGACTTAGAAAAAACAGGACCACATAGTCCCAGATTAAATCCTGACAAAATTGATATAGATACACGCGGACTCCTGGTACATTTTTTATTAGATAATAAATGTAATATGGCATGCAGGATGTGTTCACCAATGGCTTCAAGTTTACTACAAAAAGATTTTAATTATTTCAGTCATCATGAAAACATTGATGATATCACTTCGGCAACCGATGGTTTTTTTTCCTCCAGTAATATATTAAGCTCAGTAGAATTACCCCAATGGGAGTGGGTGATCAATAATATACACAAAATTGGTGCATTAAAAGTAACTGGGGGGGAACCCCTTTTTAATAAACAATTTATTAATGCCATGATACCGCTAAAAAAAGATGGGTTAAATTTAAATGTAACAACGAATGGGTCTTTATTTACTAATAAAATTTGTGATATTCTTAACGAGTTCAAGGGATTATATTTTACAATATCGATTGATTCAATAGGAAAAAATTTTGAATATGTGAGATATCCATATACTTTTAAAAAAGTAGAAAAATCAATTGCTAATTTTATTAAAAAATGTTATAATATAAGAGAAATTAAATATAATTGTGTAGTAAGTTCATTAAATATATTTTATATAGATGAATTGATAAACTGGAATAATGATTCATTTAATATTTATTTTACTGAAGTATATCCCAATCTCAGAGGTATAGGTATAAAAAGATTACCCATATTTTTATTAAAAAAATTATATAATAAAATTCTTAATGTAGAATTTAGTGATCATATGTTATTAAATATGATTCAAGATGCTATTGATAATAATCAAGAAGATAAACAAAAGATGATTAAAGAAATAAAATTGTTTGATTCATCTCGTAATCAGAATTTTCGAGATTACCTTCATCCCAACTTAATATCCTGGTTAGACAGTTAATATGAAAATAGATAATGATCCGCCAACTCCATCTTCAACATTTTGTGCTTTACCATGGATGCATATTTCGACTCGACCATCAGGTCATATGAGAGTATGTTGTACTGCAAATGCTTCAGCGGTACAAGATAAAGATTCTACTAATAAAACTGTTTCGGAAGCCGGTGTTCTTAAAAGAGATGACGGCAAGCCAGCAAATTTATCCACAACTAGATTATTAGATGCCTGGAATAATGAATATATGAAAGGTGTCAGAAGAATGATGTTGCGAGGTGAAAAACCATCATCTTGTTTAAAATGTTTTAAGGAAGAAGATGCCGGTCACAGAAGTAAAAGACAATGGGAAACAGCCAAATGGATTAATGAGCTCGGACTCGACGATATCATTGGAGAAACTGAAACTGACGGCGCTATACCACCTAAAATAAGGTACATTGATCTTCGCCTTGGTAGTAAGTGTAATCTTGCATGTGTTATGTGTAGTCCACATGATAGTAGCAAATGGGTAAAAGAATATAAAGAAATTTGGCCTACTCTAGAAAATAAAAGACTCAAGGCTAGTATGGAGTGGGAAAAGGAATCTGGAAAATTAGCATGGTCAGGTGGAAGTTATGCATGGCATAAAAAGAATCCAGAATTTTGGAAAGACTTTTACGAACAGGTTCCCACATTAAAGCAATTATATTGGGCCGGTGGTGAAGCACTTATAATGAATGAACATTATGAGGTTCTTGAAAAAATTATTGAAATGGGTTATGCTAAAAATATTGAGCTGAGATATAATTCAAACGGTATAGAATGGCAATCGAAGTTATTTGATCTTTGGAAAGAATTTAAAAATGTTATTATGCATTTTAGTATAGATGCATATGGAGAACAAAATTATTTTATTCGATATCCTGCAAAGTGGAAAAGAGTTGTAAATCAATTACACAAAATGGATGATTACCCTTATGATAATTTAAGACTTACAACAGCAACATGTATTACAGCACTAAATATTTTTTATTTACCCGAATTTATAACTTGGAAATTAGAAGAAGATTGGAAGATATTAAATAAATTTCCTGCCGGTGCCGGCATGATAGATTTGCATCTTGCATATTGGCCGCCGCAATTGAACTGTAAAGTACTTCCAGATTGGTTTAAAAAAGAAACAACTTTAAAGTATCAAGATTTTGGAAAATGGTTAAAAAGTAATTGGCAGAAATGTAATGGAGTAGAAAACTTAACATGGAATGAATGGAAAGAACTTCCATATGGAATTAAAAGATTAGAAGGTCTAGTTTCTTTTATGAATACAGAAGATTGGTCGGAAAGATTACCAGAAACAGTTGAATGGTGTTATAAAGTATCAGAAAAAAGAAATCTAGATTTTAATAAAATTTTTCCAGACCTGGAATGGTTAGAATGGTATAATAAATTATGAAATTAACATATTTAAATAAAACTGTTGAAATTAAAATACCATCAACCACAAAACGATTAAAGCAACAAGTTTTAGAAGATTTTTTTGATTCATATAAAGATGCAGATAAAGAACCATATGAAAATGAAGAATTTTTATTTAAATTGGGTTCGTTTGAAGGTTCTTCAGATATAGAAGAAATTCCTGTTAATGTTATAGGACAATGGATGTCTGGTGGGGCAGATAGTTCTTTATTGGCTTATCTATTATGTAAAAAAATACGTGATGAAAAATTAGATATTAAATTTCAACCTATATCTGTTCGTAGAGGCCGGCCTAATAATCCTATATATGCCGGCAATGTAATAGATTTTATAGAGGAAGAGTTGGGAGTTGATTTCATTTTACCCCACGAAGTTTATTATCCACCATTGGATGATGAATATATGAGAGAAATAAAAATATTTTGGGAGCGGGATGATTATAATTTTCGTCATCGCAAATTTGAAATATTATATTCAGGAATCACTTCAAATCCACCAACGGATGATTCAACGATACCTAAGAACAAAGAACGTGTTAGGGATGACAATGGAGTTGATAAAATTGTTGAACAGCGAAATGGATATAGACACTATATAAATCCATTTATAAATGTTAATAAAAAATGGGAAGCAGAAGCATATAAAGATAAAGAATTATTAGATTCTTTATTTCCGCTAACATATAGTTGCGAAGGGAATGCAGAAGATACGAAATATCATACTCAACATTGTAAAAAGTGTTGGTGGTGTCAGGAACGATATTGGGCATTTGGTAGATATGTATAGTATAGAAGATAAATCAAATCGTTATCAGATAATATGGGATCTCGGTAGAAGATGTTCATATGCATGTACTTATTGCCCTCCCCATAGAAATAATAAGACATCTGCTTTTGTAGATTATAAAACTTTATGTAAATCTATGGATGGAGTTGCGGAATATGCATTACTTTATGATTCATTTAGAAAAAAGCCCGCTAAGAAAAAATTAAGTTTTACAGGAGGGGAGCCCACTGTTCATCCCGATTTTTTTAAATTTTTAAAATACGTAAAAAATGAATATCCAGATTTCAGTAGAGGATTAACAACTAATGGGTGGTTTAATGATAGGGTCACAGATAAAGTTTTATCATTGACTACGGGTGGAACCCTGTCTTATCATTGCGAATCAACGAAGAAGCAAAAGGAACAAGTAATATCAAATGCAATAGCTTTAAGAGAAAATTATAAAGTTAATGTAATGTTCCATAAAGATTATTTTAAAGAATGTGTAGATGTATGTGAAAAGTTAGAAAAAAATGCTGTAGATTTTATTCCCAGAATCATAGGAGATGATAACCCAAATGACAAAAGATCTATTAAGCTGGGCTATACGCATATATATGATAGAGAACAAATGAAATGGTTTCGAAATTATTGGAAACAGAAAGGTCAATCTGTCACAGAAAAAGGAAACAGTCAAACCGGGCTTGGTCGACCCTGCTGCGGGGGTAGATGTTTCAAAGCTGATGGCGTGGATACTTATTTTCTTCCTAGCACTAATTTTGTGGGGTGGAATTGTATGGTCAATTGGTATTTTCTTTTTATAAATTCCGAAGCTGATAGAGTTTGGACTCATCAAACATGCGGAGTTAATTTAGATGGAGAAGTTGCACCATTAGGTAAGATTTCAGAATTTGATAAAATTATTGATAGTTTAGAACATGAATTATATGTACATAATAAAGTGCCGATGATTACATGCCCTAAGACATTTTGCGGATGTGGAATGTGTATAACAAAAACCAGTCAAAATATTGAACCTATGTTTACAAAACATGTGGTTAAAGATCTTACATATGATATTGTTTCTCAAAAAGAAAGTAATTGGGATATTGATATAACAACAAAAAAAGTTTTTCAAGAACTCGATGCAATTTGATATAAACATTATAGAAATAGAATTGTCCTCTCTTTGTAATGCAAAATGTTCTGGTTGCATGCGAACCATGCTTGATAATCGAGGAAAATATTATCATAAAGGAAATCTTCTTTTAGATGATATTATGGATTGGTTTGAACCTCTTGATATATCTAATACAAAAATAAAGATGTGTGGTGTTCTGGGCGATCCGATGATTAATCCAGAACTATATGAAATAATATTTTATTTTTTATATGAAAAAAATGTGCGCGATCTTGAAATGTCTACAAATGGGGGAACCCGCACTGCTCAATTTTGGAAAGATTTAGGTTTGTTATCAAAACAATCTGATAAAAGATTTTATATTCACTGGGCCGTTGATGGTGTTACAAGAAATGATTATAGAGAAAACGTTATCCTGGATAAGGTATGGGAAAATATTAATGCTTACCATTCTACCGGCGGCCATAGCATCTGGCAGTATATCATTTTTGATTATAATGAAGACGAAGTTGAAATGGCTAGGCAAAAAGCAAAAGAAAACGGAATGAAATTTGCCACTAGAGTAAGTTGGAGAAATACTTCTGAAAAAAATAAAGTAACTTCTAAAGCTGCTAATAAAATAGATTCCGATTCATATGAAGTAGTTGAAAAAAGGGCGCGGACTAAGCAATATGAAGATGCTAAGATTATGTGCAGGCATAAAATAAAGGGTGAACTTTATATTGGAGCCAATAAAAGATTATGGCCTTGTTGTCATTTATATGATGAATCTGTTGCCCATAAAAATAATGATATAGATCACCTATATGAAAAAATCGGCCATGATTTTAATGACTTGACTAAAAGATCAATTAATGATATAATAGATAGTAATTGGTATAAAAATGAGTTAGAGGCGAGTTGGAATAAAATTCATCCCTTACATTTGCCTAGATGTTATTTGACTTGTGGTGATGGTGGAAAACGCGCAGTTATAAAAAATGTGGAATAATAAAACAATTGAATGGATTGATGTTGAGTTAACATCATTTTGTAATATAGCTTGTCCCGGCTGTCTCAGACAAGAAAAGAAAAAGCAAGTTGAATCTATTTTAAATAAAAATATTATTGATATAGAAGATCTTAAAAGATGGATTACCTCTAAAGAATTTCCCAATCTTAAATTATTAAATTTTTGTGGTTCCGTAGATGAGCCTACTCTCCACCCCGATATATTAGATATTGTAAAACATTTTAAATCCTTCACGGATATTAATATTGCTACTAATGGTTCTACTAAAACAAAAGAATTTTGGAAAAAATTAGGCGAAACAAAAATATCAGTATTTTTCGGAATAGATGGAACAGATCAAGAATCCCTAGAAAAATATCGAGTTGGTTCTAATTTTAAAAAGCTTCAAGAAAATTGGAGAGCATTTATAAAAGCGGGTGGAAAAGCAACTTGGCAATTTATAGTGTTTGAACTTAATCAACATTTACATGAACAAGCAGAACAGATGTCTAAAGATGAAGGATTTAAAAATTTTAGAACGATTTGGTCACATAGAGAAGGAAGTGGAGAAGTAAAAAAAGAAGTAGAAGAGGAAAAAGAAATTCAATGTAAATATGGTAATCAAAAAAGATTATTTATAAATCATACCGGTGCGCTGCTACCTTGTTGCTATTTAAATTCCGAAGCTTTAGAAATAACTGCTACTAGAAAAGGAAAAACTAAATTTGGAAAAATTTGGACTGGCTCCGGAGGAATTTTAGCAAATAATTTAAAATATAATACCATATCTGAAGTTATAGATGGCGAAATGTTTGATCTTATACAAAAATCATGGACGTGGCCTTCACCAGTAGAAAAATGCTGGAAGACTTGTAAAGTTAAAAAAAGAGATATTTTTATAGATAAGGAGATATGATATGAAGCAATGTTTTTATGCAATGGGTGGAATAAATTATAAAAACGGGACAGTTTCTTGTTGTCCTAGGCAGTCAGATCAATTAGTTTTCCAAAAAGATACTTTTTTACCTTCGGAAATTTATAATCATGAAAATTTTAAAGAGTTGAGAAGAAAGCTTCATAATGATGAATGGCCTAAAGGGTGCGATACCTGCCAATCAATGGAAGAAGTTGGCGTCACTTCTATGAGACAGGATTTTACTTTAGAAAAGAATGGTAGTTTTTATAAGGACCAGGGAAAACCACCCAAAGGTGCTAACATATATACTGTTCAATTTTATGAAGAATTTCATAAGGAACATTGCCCAGAGGAGCATTTTTTAATAAAGTGTTACGATCCAGAAACTCATTATGTGAGAAATGAAGGATTGAGACATATAGAACTTAGATTTAGTAATGCTTGTAATTTTGCTTGTATACATTGTTCTAAGGTGTTTTCCTCCGGGTGGAAAAAGAAGCTTCAAAATTTTATACCAGATGAAGAAACACATCTATATGATTTAAAACAGCTATTAGGAACTGAGCATAGACATGATGATAATGATGATTATGAAATGTCTCTGACTGTCCAACAAGCTTTGCAAATAGTTGAAGATTTGAATGAAAATTTTCCTTATCTGGAACATATTAATTTTGCAGGAGGAGAACTTTTATATCAAAAACAATTCATTCCAGTATTAAAAAAATTAGGAGAGCATCCCAATGCTTCTAATATACATCTTAGTTTTCATTCTAATTTTAATTCCGATTTTGATGTTGAAAAATTATCTGAATTGTTATTATCATTTAAAACTTCCACTATTACAATATCGGTCGATGCCGGCAAGACCTTTTATTCTTATTTTAGGAATGGTGGAACATGGGATCAATTAGAAAAAAATATTAAAAAATTTAGAGAACATAATGATTATACCTGGTTGGATATTACATGTACAACTTCAATATATCAAATGCTGGACATTTATGATGTATTTGAATCTTTTATAAGTTTAGAAGCATCTGTGAATATATCCATAGTGCAATCCCCAAAATATTTAGATCCCTCATTGATATTATTAGAGTTTGAAAAAGAAACAATGAAGGATATAGAAAAAACGGAGAAGCTAATTAAATCACATTTCGATAAAAATATAGAAACAGTTTCCGAAAAAACTGGGCACATGTATTGGGTAAAGCATGAACAGACTCTGGAAAAACTACATCGCATAGTTAAATATATTAAAAGTTTTAAACCCAAATATCATGATTATAATAGATTTTTAATTTATAGAAAAAAATCCGATATGATATGGGATCAAAATTTCAATGACCATTTTCAAAATTATCAAATAGATGAACATAATGAATTGGTTCGCGTAAAATGAAACATTTTTGCATGGCGCCCTTTACTCATATGCAATTGAATCCGTCCGGAGAAATAAATCCATGTTGCATTTTTGATAAAAGAATTTATCCAAAATATGATAGTCTATTTCAGGCATTTAATGGTCCTGAAAATATAGACCTTAGATCAAAAATGCTTAAAGATGAATGGATTGAGGGTTGCGAAAAATGTTATAGAGATGACGAAATAGGCAAGCCTAGTTATCGCAAAAATTTCAATAGCAAATATGATAAAAAATATATTCAAAACCCAAAAATAAAGGAATTAGAATTTTCTGCCTCTAATCTATGTAATTTTAAATGCATAGGTTGCAATTCCAAATTTAGTTCGGCAATTGGTGGAAAATTATATAAAAATTTACTTCCGGATTTAGATTTAAGTGAGTTAGAAGATTTGAAAATTCTTGGTGGTGAACCATTTATGGATCCACTGTATTTAGAATTGTTTAATACTCTTAAAATTGAAAATATTAATTTAATGATTGTTACAAATAATTCTATTTTCCCAAATGAAAAATGGAGAGAATATCTTACTAGATTCAAGAGTTTGAATTATAATGTTAGTATTGACGGAATAAGTGATGTAGCGGAATTCGTTAGGTATGGAACCAAATGGTCTCGATTTGAAAAAAATTTTGATAAGCAATTAAAACATTTTTTCGTAATACCCCATTACGTTTTTCATACCCTTAATAGTACAGATTTAACTGACACGATTAAGTGGTTAGAATCAAAAGGTATAACCAATAATACTATATCATATGATTTTTTAGACGCACCAGAATGGTTAAACGCATCTTATTTGCCTTCTAGCGTAAAAGATATTATAATAAATAATAATAATAATTTTTTACAGAAAGAAATAATAAATTTCTTAAAGACAAATGTATTCGATAAAAATTATTGCATTAAATTAATTAACTGGATGAATAAAAGGGATTATCTTCCAAATAAATGTGAAGAAATATATTACGAGGTCTCTAAATGCTTAAAGTTTTAACCGACCATGGTTTAAAATCTTGTGATGATCAAACTATTAAAAATAGAACTAATTTTAAAGGATGGCACTGTAAACAAACGAATTATATTATTGATGCTGCATGGTGGGAGGTAGGCACTGCGGTATGTAGGACACCTTATCCGGTTTCAATAGATGAATATACAGAACCTAAAACAATAGTATGTCCTAATGAAAATTGTTTTTGTGGTACTGATATAGCGATGCCAAAAGGCCGGACCGAAGATCATTTATTAATGATAGACAATATGAGACTAAAAGGAAAGTTGGAACCCCATGATAAAATTTACGCTGTTACGAGTGATGTTGGTGTTGCCGTTGATTATTATACTGATCGTAGGTGTAATTTCAGCTGCACTTATTGTGACCCTCGTAGCCATGATTATAAAGGCTCCTGGACTTCCTTGGAGAGAATGCAAGAAGCCTGGACCAAAGTTAATCCCTTAAATGTTAAAAAAATAACTATTTCAGGAGGAGAACCAACTCTTATTCCTCATTATATAGATTTTGTAAAATGGTTAAAAGAAAAAGTACCCGAAGCGACAATTTGGACTTTAACTAACGGCACCAAGCAAGTATCCTATTTAAAAGAATTAAATAAACTTTCATTAATAAATTTTTCAATACATCCAGAATTTATTAATGATAGATATATTAATAAATTAGAACGATTTTGTGAAGAAGTAAATTTACCTTGTAAAATCAAAATTATGTATTTGCCAAAGTATGAAGAATTAATAACAAAGGTGTTTGCAAGATTTAAAGGAAAATTTAAAAACGTTCACACATTGACAGCCCCTTTATGGGATATGGATAATGAAATGAATTTAATGAATTATACACCTAAACAATTTGATTTTGTTCATGCGACGCAATGAAGAAGATTTTACAAAAATACCATGGAAGGATATTGAAGCTCTCGGTACTAAAACAATGTTGTATCGAGATACGTTTACAATATCCTGGTTGTTAGGTAGATTTTGTAATTATAAATGTACCTATTGTTGGCCATATGCTAGATCAGATAAAAAAGATCATAGACCAACTGAACTTTGTATTAAGACAATTGATAGTATAAAAGAACAAGCGAGAAATCAAGGATTTAATTCTTTCAATTGGTCTTTATCAGGTGGAGAACCTACCTTTCATCCTGGTTATTTGAATATATTACAACACCTTGCGGATGATGAAGGTAATTGTAATCGTCAGCGCATACATATGACTTCAAATTGTTCTCGTAAAATAAAATGGTTTGAAACATATATTAAATACGCGAATAAATTTGACAAGGCTTCTATTA